CCACAGGTACTAAACCCAGATGATCTTGACTTACCGCTATCGCATCAAGGACCGCTCCGCCAAAAAGACCCTTCGGCGGCATGCGAAAGCGTGCAACGTCGTCTGGAATTACTGCAACGAGGTACAGCATGACATCGAGGCGCGCTACCGCGATGGGTCGCCGAAGCGCAAATGGCCGTCGCATTTCGACCTACAACGGATGACCAAAGGCACGTCGAAGGACTTGGGCATTCATGCGCAGACGGTCGGCTCGGTGTGCGAGCAGTATGCGCGGAGTCGCGACAAGGCAAAGCGCTCATTGCGCTGGCGCGGATCGCGCGCTTTGGGCTGGATACCGTTTCAGGGTCAGAGCCGTCAGGTATCAGCCAACACGATCACCTATCTCGGCAAGGTCTACCATTTCTGGCAAGCGCGACGGCCATTACCGCCAACCGCAAAAGGTGGAGCGTTCGTCGAGGATGCACGCGGACGCTGGTACGTGTGCTTCCACGTCGATGTTGCCGATTTGCCTATAGGCAACGGCGAAATCGGCATTGATTTGGGGCTGAAAACCCTTGCGGCGTGCAGCGATGGCACTTCGGTCCCCGCGCTCCGCCACTACCGCCAATACGAACGGGCACTTGCCACGGCGCAGCGCGCCGGTAACCGCAAGCGCACCAAGGCTATTCATGCCAAGATCGCGAATGCCCGGAAAGATCACATCCATAAGGCGACGGCCCGCATCGCTGCGGACAATCGCCTGATCGTCGTCGGCAATGTGAACGCGGCGCAGATGGCCCGAACACGGATGGCTAAATCCGTGCTCGACGCCTCTTGGTCCTCGTTCCGGTCGGCGCTCCGCTACAAGGCCAGCAGGCACGGGGCGACGTACATTGAGGCCGATGAGCGATGGACTTCCCAACTCTGTTCAACGTGCGGTGCGCGTTGTGGCCCTAAAGGTATCGCAGAGCTTGGAATAAGGGAATGGATGTGCGGCGGATGCGGAGCGGTCCATGACCGTGACACAAATGCCGCACGGAACATTCTCGCGCTGAGTGCTCAGCGTCGTGGAGACGAAAGCCGGAGGGCCGCATGACCCAAGATAAAGAGGTTGTGGGTGTCAACCGGATAAGCACGACACTTTCAATTCCGAAACCCGTGGCGGAGGATAACCAGCACCGATGACTATTCAGCAAAGAGATTTCTCAATCGCCGGAACGAGCTTCTTGCCCGGCGCGTGGCCACTGATCGAGCGCTTGCGGTCGAATGTTCCTTTGATTCTCAAACGAGAGCCCACCAACAAGTTCGACGCGAATGCGGTCGCGATCTATTATGGTGCGAAAAAGCTCGGCTATGTTCCGAAGGGGTTTGCGAAAGAGTTAGCACCACAGGTTGATCAAGGTGCGGAATTCAAATATCGCGTCTACAAATCGCCCAGGCCATTGCCCGGTGTGCTACGCATCAAATGGGAAGATGGCAAATCCGAGCCAGAACCGGAGGCCGCATGACGTTCCGTGCTTATCCGGTTGACGCCCAATGGGCGACACGAACCCGGCTCTCCTTTACAGGACGCAGAGCACTCTGCGCGGTTCTCGGACAGGAGATAGCAACATGAGCCGTTCTCTTCACCCTCTTTCGTTCGAGGATATCGCGTACCTTTTGCGTGCAATCGTCTACCATCCTAAATTGGGAAAAGAGGACGCTAAACAGGTGCTCCGAAAAGCGGGAGGGGGCGTGAGCACTCTCATGGATTGCCCGACGAGCAAATACCAGGATGTGGCGGATGATTGCTACATCGTTCTGGCGCTCGCCAGCGGCAAGGTTGACGGCCGACTCATTCCGAAGGTACGCTGTGATGCCTACGATGCTATCGATACTGAGCGCGCCTTCCAGGACCAGCATCGGCAGCCGACGAGTCTGCCGGGTCAGTTGCTCATTCTGGAAAAGTTGCTCTCGGATGCCAAGCATCACTGGTACTACGACAAGGACAACAATGACGTGATCAATCACATGCGCAAGATTGCCGCCGTCGCTGTTCACGTGATGGAAATTCACGGGGCCCGACCGCGCAAGGAATAGAAAGGAATGACGCCCAACGCTTGCGGCGTCACAGTTAGGTGACCTTTGACCATTATTTGTTACAAGGATGGTATCCTAGCATGTGACTCAGCATGGTCTGAGGATCAATATTTAGTCACGCGCGCTACCAAGATCGTGCGCTTACCCTCCGGCGCACTGCTAGGTGAAGCTGGCGACGATGACTCGCGCGCATTCCGAGAATTGCTGGCGCGGGTCAAGACGCCGGGTGGTTTGCCAAGCCGAAAACAACTACTAGAATTGCAGATGGACTATTGCGCCATCCTTGTGCTGCCGAAGGGTCGCATCTTTCACATTCAAGTGGATGAGCCGAACGATGAAAATAAGCTGACGCATTGGACCGGCGGTCTATTCGAGATCGGTGAGAGCTACCATGCCATCGGTTCTGGTAAAGAACATGGTATAACCGCCCTAGAATGCGGGCGGTCGGCGCGCGATGCCGTGTACGCTGCTATCCGCAGACACAATCAATGTCGGGCTCCCGTCCATACTTTGAGTTTGACACCCCCGGACAAAGACGCTAAGGCAAAGAAATGAACAAAGGGCATGATCATGACTTTTAGGCAGTGGCGCAGCCGGATTACGGGACGGCTTGGACGGGAAATCCCACGCCTTGAGGTACATATCGCATCTCGTGCTGAATGGGAAAGTGGCACGTCGTGGATTAAAGCAGTCCAAAGAATTCGTCGCGCAATTTGTATTCGTGGCGGGTGATTTGCAAAATGAACATTCAGCGCATGCAGGATATCTTCGCCGAAGAATTAGAACGCTACGGCCATGCTGAGTTAGTTCTCGCAGGCAGGGTGCGCGACGGTTCCGATAATAGCCATGGTGGCGGGGCGGCAATCGCAGCGATGCGGCGCGTCGCGATGGAAGTTGCAGCGGGGATGCCACAACCGGATAGAGATTTCTGATGAACACACCTATCGCTATCCTTGCCGGGGCTCGGGTGAGGCACCAACAACGAGTGCACTTCTACAAAATCATGCGTCGCCATATCGACCCCAATGAGTGAACCGCATCTCAATGACTTAATCGAAGTGCTGAACCGGGTGACGCCACCGGCACGCGTTCTCGCGCATTGCGTTCCCACCAGGATCATACGCGTCATCGATGTCTATGATGATCAGTGCACCTATCACGTCGAGCAGCTTATTCAGCACACCACTGCCGATGGTTTCACGGCGGCCGAATGGAAGCCGCTCTCGTCTCACACCAACAAAACTCCGGGTGGTTCGCTAAAGATCGCTTTCCTAGCAGCCTTCGCAGCGCAAAAGAACTTGATCATCAAGGTTCGCGAGGCGCAACAAAAAACGCAGCAAGTGGCGAGAGGCGTTCTCGACGCGACTAATCAGGTGACTCCGGCGACGGTGACAAAACTATGAGCGGAACATGGAAACTCCCGAAGCCGAGCGATGTTGAAGAATGCGAACCCCGATTGCGCAAGATCGTAGCAAAGACGCTCTCGAAAGATCGCGTGATGCTCGTCGCTCCCGATGACTCAAGTGATATCGTAATTTTCATGCTGCCGGATGGCTCAGCCAACGCGTGCATAGCTCAGGATGGGGACGAGGTAGTCAGCTTCAAAATTGACGCGCCGGAGCCCGGACGGCAGATGGTTATCGTCCGAGGCAAGGATGGTTCAGTGGAGGTTCAATACCGCGATGTTTGATCTTCCGCCATCTGTGTTGCGTTACCACGTCAAAAGAATGCTGGTCCATTCGTACCTTTACGATTGGACCGTGCAAGGTTTTGGTATGATGCGGACCTATCTTTCGGGCCCTGAATACCCGAAACAATTCCGCTTGAACATTTGGGACTCCGCTCTCATGGTATCGAACGTCAGCCTCATCCATGACCACCCATGGCGCTTCAAATCGCGGATCATCAACGGTCAGTTTTGCAATATACGTTTCGTCGAAAGCGATACCCCGAATTCCAAGTTTTTCTCCGAGGGGGTTCCGAGTTATGGCGACCCGTATGACTACGCGGTTATCAAGACCGGCGAAGGCGGCGGCCCGGATGGCGAGCGCGGACGTGTTAATTTGTCGTCCATGCCCACAGAGATTTACAACACCGGGGACACATATCAACAAGAGCCGACTGAAATCCATATGAGTGTCCCAGGGAGTAGCACGATCACGTTGAATGACCGCACGCGAGTTGGTGACGGCGAGCATGCGCGCGTGTTCTGGCCCGCCGGTCGTGAATGGGTCGATGCGATGCCCCGGCCCGCGACCGATCTGGAAATTGTGGAAGTCACCGCGCGAGCGTTGGAGAAATGGCAATGGTGAGGTAATGGCACAGCACTCTAGGCTCCCCCCGTCATCCGCACACAGATGGATGAACTGCGCAGGCTCCGTCGCGCTCATCGGCGATGAGTCGTCGGGCGCTGGTATGCCAGCGATGCTTGGCACCGCCGGGCATGCCCTTATCGAACGCATGCTAAAGCTTGGCGAAAGTGATGCGAGCGCGTACAGTGGCTACATCGTTCATGTGGTCCAGGAGGGGAATGACCCGCCGGTTATTTTTGCGCCTGAAGAAGCGGGCTCACTCGATAAGACGCCCGGCTGGTTTGCTTTTGTCGTCGGTGACGATCTGATCTTTGGTGTTCAGATGATGATCGACGAGGTAGCACGCGCTGGGGAAGTGCTGGTCGAACCGGAACTTTTTACTGAACGCTATCTGGATATGTCGTGGCTTGATCCGCGACTCGGCGGCACGGCCGACGTGACGCTCGTGGAGCTATTCGGCTGGGTGCATCTTCTCGATTACAAGAATGGCCGCGTCGTTGTTGAAGTTACGGACAATGAGCAAATGAAAAGTTACGCCGTCGGTCTCCTGCATGAGCATGAGGATGCCGAGAATGTGCGTATCACTCTCGTTCAACCGAACGCTCCGCATGAGGAAGGCTGTATTCGTACCGTCGAGTACACGCGCGACGAATTAAAAATCTTTGAACTGCAAATGAAGGAAGCTGCCGATGCCACGTCAGCACCGAACGCATCATTCCGAGTCGGCAAATGGTGTGGATATTGCCCGGCGCAATTGCGTTGCAAGGCGTTCGAAAATTCAATGGAGGAAGAAGCACTCTTCGATTTTGCCGACCCTCCGGCTTCGTCAGCCGATATGCCTGCGTCATTTCCGGTCCCGATGGATATCGATGAACTTGCGCGCAAGGCACAATGGATACCGCTGTTCGATCAATGGTGCAAAAATATTCTCGCTGCTATTCAGGCGCATCTGATTGCTGGTACCGCAGTGCCCGGTAAGAAATTAGTGCGTACCAAGCCGCACCGTAAATGGATTATGGAGCCCAAGCAAATTGAGACTGCGCTCTACAATGGGGTCACGCCTCGAATTCCATCCGAACTGTTGTGGGAAGAACCTACGCTGAAATCTCCTGCGCAGATCGAGAAGCTCGGCAAGGGCAAACAAAAAACGAAGATCAAAGAACTTATCGCCGATCTTGCGGCGTCTCCGCTGGGTCAGCTAGTCGTCGCCGACGCGAATGATCCACGACCGGAAGCGGATTTGCTCAGTGAAGCCGTCAATGATTTTGATGACGAGTGGCCGCTTGCGGCAACAGAAGAGGAACTTGGGATATGAAGCCAACTAAGACACGCGGACACACGACCGACTTCACCAAGCCGGAAGGCTGGGACGATAGTGAATGCGGAACGCTCTCGGTTCGTCGTGAACAGATCGGCGACCGCGTGTACCACTACAGTACGTGGGCCCCTACCAAAGAGGAAGTGCAACGACTCATTGATGGCCGGTGCATCGAGCTTTGCTGTGTCGGCATGCAGCCGCCGGTCTCTATGCACGTCGTGGAGCCCCTGCGACTGCTGGAGAAACGGTTGACACCTACCTTGACAGCTACCTGAAATTTTGCTTTTCTTCCGTTCGTGTCGTCCATTGGGCGTCAGCCGGATAAGCACGCAATGAGCCACTTCACACAAGTCATCCTCACCATATGCTTTTTCGTCGTGCCGGTACTGATAGTCTCGTCTATTTGGTCACGTAACCGCATGCGTCGTAACAAGTTTTACCGGGTCGAGATGTTTTTTGGTGACGAGCCGACCGCTGCCGCTGATCAGGCCGCCATATATTTGCGGCGCTGGTACGAGGGGCACCGCGAGTCGTGGTGGGATCGCCACTGTGGACCAGGATGGCCGGTTGGTCCGGGAACAGATCGGAGTGGTGCCCACGCTGATGAATTCATGCTGGATTTGCTAAATGAGGTGTATCTCATTAATTCAGCGCGAAAAGCCGAGGACGAGAAAAGGCTAAGGAAAGCATCGAGTTTATGATCAGTCGTCGTGAGCTTGCCCGTTTCGCTGCACTGCTGCCGCTTAGTGCGGCATTCATGCGCCCAGCGTTTGCGCAATATGGGGGTGGTGCGGGCATGCCTAATAACGGCGTGTTCAATGCACACGATCCGGCGCTTTACGGTCCGGTTACTGAACCGCCGCCTGAGCTTGCTGATTGGTTTGAGAAATTGAAGCGGCCCGATGTTGAACAGGATATGAGAGATACTGGAAGCGCGCATGGCCAAGTCATTAGTTGCTGCGACGCGGGAGACGCTTACCCGATTGAAATCCTAGAAGAAGCTTATCCGCCGCATACCGGCACTGAGGAAAATGGTCTCGCTCGTGTCAAAGATGGGTCGCAACGGCAGGTTAAAAAACCGAACGGTGAATACAAATATCGTATGGAAATCACAGGCTCCTTGAGTTTTCACTTCTCAGGGAACAAGCTCACACGTGAAAAGGAAGGTAATCCGACCAACACGGCCTGGGCCTTCCTCTCTATATTAGGTGGAGAAATCCATCGAACCTACTGCATAGTCCCTCTCCCACCGAGTATGTAAAATGGAAACTCGATTCAAAGTTGAGACACCTGACGATATCAAATTCACAATGACGGTCACGATGACTGCTAAAGAATGGGGCATATTTCGCGATCAATTACATACTCAGGCAGGCTATGGGAGTGAACCTACGCATGGGTTTATTTGCAACATCGATGATTTGCTCGGTCAGGCGCGCAAGATTTTCTGGCTGAAGGAGACGGAGGCCGTTCAAGATGACGGCGGCCTGCTTGCGAGTGATGTGGGCATCGGGTGCGATGAGCATGGCCCAGCTTACCCCGGCGTGTGAGGGCTGCGCGGAGCGGCGGGAGAAAGCACTCGCGTGGATGCGCGAACAGACTGTGGCGCTCATGGGTACTATTCATCAAATTCAGCGCGGGAGGCGGTTGACACCCCCGCCGACAGATGCTAGTTCGAACAAGTCAAGTGAAACATCAAAACAAAGTAAAGGATAAGAAAATGGCAGAAGTTGTCGTAAAGCTCACGACCCCGAAATTCCGGGTCAGTTTCCCCCAAGTTTTCCACAAAAAGGCGTTCACGGAAGGGGGTCCTGGCCGGTATTCTCTCACCGCCTTGTTCACGCCCTCCGAATTTTCCGCGACCGAAAAGGAGTTGTGGAAAACCCTCGTGGGTGCCTGTGATAAGGTCGCTCAAAAGAATTGGAAAAAGTCCTACCAGCAAGCCGCCAAAGACGGTGGCTACGTCCTTCCGTTCCACAAGGGCGATGCTGAGGGTAAGTGGGGACGCGGCCCCGGGATCGTCTATGTGACCCTGGCATGCGTTCTAAAGCGCCCCGGCATTATCAACCTCCGTAAGGAGCCGCTCACCGAAGATGGCCCGGACGAATTCTATTCCGGTTGCTATGCTCGGGCGACGGTCAATCCGTATGTGCCGGAGGGCTGGAAAAAGACCATGGCGATGGGTCTGAACAATCTGCAAAAGCTCGGCGAAGGCGAGCGGCTCGATTCGTTCTCATCTGCTGAGGACGACTTTGGCGGCGATCCCGGCGAGTACGGCGACGGCGAGGACAGTCTCGGCGTCGAGGAAGAGACAGCCGCCGACGATTTCGGCGTCTAAACACACGCCTATGCAAGTGAGCGTGGTAAGCCCGGCGGTATTGATAGTACCGCCGGGCCAACTTTTGGAGGGCTGAATGGCTGTCCCGGCCATCAATACAAAAGTTGATCAAGTGGTCGAGGCCATCGAGAGCTTAGCTATAGCCGCCTCCCGGCCATGCGCGGACGGTAAGACTCACGAACGATATCAGGAAGTTTTAGAAGCACGCGAGAACGCGGCAACCGCGCTCCGTGAATTTTTGCAACCGACATTGCGGGTGATCGAGGGCGGTCAGAAGTGATTTATTTAGATTTCGAGACTCGATCAGTCATCGATCTGATAAAGCTCGGCGCAACACGCTACGCGACCGATAGGGGCACGCAAGCTCTCTGTCTTTGTTGGGCGTTCGACCAGGATGAAGAAATCCATCTCTGGCACCGAGACCATCCCTGGATCGAGAAGAGCCCGCGCCCCGACGAGTTGATTGAGCGGATACGCAGCGGCGAGATCGTCGAAGCCCATAACGCATTCTTCGAATACGTGATCTGGAATTACGTGCTGACCCGAGAATTCTCCGAGTTCGATGTCAAGCTTGACCGTGAGCAAATGCGCTGCTCTGCGGCGAAAGGTTCGTGCCTATCGCTCCCCCGCGCGCTCGGTGAAGCGGTCAAGGCGGTCAATTTGCCGGAGAAGAAATTGGAAGATGGCAGGCGACTCATCAACAAACTTAGCAAGCCCCGCACGCGCATCGTCCGCACAGTCGATGAAGAGATGCTCAATCTCGGTTGTACCAAAGCAGAAGCGACTACAATCGAACGTGTGACCGAATGGTGCGAGGAAGAAGTCGAACACCGAGCCAACTGGAAATACTGCGCGCAGGACGTACGCGCGGAGCGCAGCTATTCGAACTTTCTGCCGGAGATGACCGAGCGCGAGCTTGAATACTGGAAGATGGACTGGCGCATGAATGAGCGCGGTATTCTGCTCGATAAGAATGGAGCCCTACAAGCCATCAAACTTTGCGAAGTCGAAACGATCCGATTGAACGAGGAAATGCAGCAGCTAACCGAGAATGCGGTCGATGGCGGATCGAAGCGCAAACCATTTCGTGCTTGGGTCAATATGCAAATTGACGAGCTTGCGAAAGCTGGTCACGATATGCCGCTGCTACCGGATACGACGGCCAACACACTAAGCTTTGCGTTACATGGCGTTCCAACAAAGGCCGGTGAGGTAGCTAAAGCTGCTATAAAGCCGACGATGGATGCAAAATGGGCGGCGCGGGGGGTTCGAGGTAAGTCAATCCATCGTGCCCTGGAGATCGCGATGGAGGTCAACCGAACCTCTAACTCCAAATACAAACAGATGGTCGCGAGCGTCTGCCCGGACGACCGCTTGCACGATATCATGTTGTATAATGGAGCGGATCGCCCCGTCAGCGGCGACGCTGAGGTTTTGACTCGACAAGGCTGGCAACGGATCGACGAGTGGCAGGGGGGTGAGATTGCACAATGGGCACATCAGAAATATAGCGTCGGAGAGATCACGTTCGCCTCTGCTACGCGAGCGATACTTCCCTATGATGGTGACATGGTTCGAATGGTCGGACCAAACACGGAATTGCTTTGCACGGTCGATCACAAAATTCCGCTCATTAGTTGCCGGGATAACTTGATTGATGTTGCAGCGGGGGATGTCCGCGAAAGCAATTGGGCTATTCCACTCGCCGGAAACTATCGCGGAGCGACCGAGCTACCGGAACGCACGCGGCTTATCATCATGTATCAGGCGGACGGGCGAACGCCAGAGACTAATAAACCACTGAGTCTGCACTTTCGAGAGCCGCGCAAGATAGATCGCTGCAAGGCGCTATTGCAGGCCGCTTCGCTGGCGTTCGAAGAACGTGTCTATAGTGACGGTTCGACCAACATCAAGATCGTCGAGGCCCCTGAATGGTTGCGACGCTCCAAAGAGTTTGGGGATTGGCTGCTCAATCATGATCCGGCGGTGTTTATTGACGAGCTAAAGCATTGGGACGGATGTATCGATAAGCGAAATATAACGCCCGGAGTTTCCTATTCGACATGCTCCAAGAACAATGCAGAGTGGGCCCAAACACTCGCGGCGCTCGCCGGGACGCGGGCGAGTATAGCCGCACGCAATCGCGAACCCGAAAAGTGGAATGTAAACTATCGTGTTCATGTCCATAGCTCGGGCGCGAGAACTTGGCTCAAGAAAAAGTGGACTTTCGCACATGAGAAATTCGAAGGTACTGTCTACTGTGCCCGAACTAAAACTGGATATTTTCTTGTCCGCTACAAAGGCACTATTCAAGTTACCGGGAACACTGGCCGCTGGTCTGGTAAAGGTGTGCAGCCGCATAATTTCGTTCGTGGTTGGATGGCGAATATGCCTGATGTATGGGCCGACATCATGGCCGTCAACGGCGACATCAGCACTGGTTGGGGTGACCGCGAGCTTATCACTTTCATTTGGGGCGAGCCGCTGCCAGCGCTCGCGAAAGCGTGTCGTGGTGCGCTCATAGCGTCGCCGGACATGGAATTATATGCGGCCGATTTTAAATCTATTGAAGCCGTCAAGCTCGCCTGGATGGCTGGTTGCGAGAGTCAGCTTGCATTGTTTCGCAGCAAAGGTGACCCATACCTTGCGATGGCATGCGCCATCTACAAACGGGAGATCACGAAAGCTGACAAAGACGAACGTCAACTCGGCAAGAAAGCAGTACTCGGTCTAGGATATTGCCACGCCGCCGACACTTTGATCCTCACACGGCGGGGATGGGTCCGCATCGACATCGTGGAGGATTGGGATATGCTATGGGATGGACAAGAGTGGGTCCGCCATAGAGGTTTGATATGCAACGGCGAAAAGTACGTGACGAATTTGGGCGATACATTCCCGACGATGGATCATCCCGTGTGGTGCGGCGAGAGGTTCCACCGTGCGGAGAAAGTGGTCGCCGACGCCGACTTGAACCGCCGCGTATTGGAAGCAGGCGCGGACAGCTTACCGTTACAGGACATGTCGTCGGTCCCCGCAACGGCATCAGATGTACCATGGTTAGATGTGACTGCGAAGCGCCGAGGCATCAAGTCGATTTGGCGAATTGGCGCGCAGGTCGCACAACGCGTTGCAATGCTTGCGCGAAGCGCGCGGCAGCGGATAAGCGACACGCCGATTACAAAGCAGCAATGCCCGACGCCGACCTTCGAGAAATGTGGCTCAATCGGCTCTCTGCGGCAGTCGGCCGGTTTCCGGGATAGGATAATCCAGAGCTTGAAATGGATCGAAAGAACAATGATCTTGGCTATGAGCCGGGCAACATTCGCTGCGCGACCTGGAGTGAGCAATGCCTCAACACGCGCCGGTCGAAAAGAAAAAATCTATGACTTGATCGACGCCGGGCCACGTCACCGTTACATGATTTTGACTCGCGACGGTCCCACGCTCGTTCACAACAGCATGGGCTGGGAGAAATTCCAAACCACTGTTTGGTTGGAGGAAGGCGTTTGGCTTGAAGATGAATTCTGCCAGATGGTTGTCAATGTCTATCGCAAAGAGATGTGCCCGGAGATGCCGATCTTATGGAGGGCAGTAGGCGAGGCTGCTATCGCGGCGGTACAGAACCCAGGCGAAGAATTCTATGCGGGCGGGGACGCGCTCGGTGTCGGCTCTATCTCTTACTTCATGAGTGATGACCGCAACTTCCTGCATTGCCGTCTCCCGAGCGGCCGGTTGCTCGCGTACCTCTACCCGGAAGTCCATACGAAAGTGATGTGGGCTTTCCACGCCATGAACGAGCATGGCAAACCGTGCGTGATCCGCTTTCCATCGAATGTAGGGGTCCCGGTCCATCGGGCGCGCTACAACGCGGAGAAGCTCGCGGAGAAGCAGCGCAAACGACTCACGAATGACGCGCCGGAAAATTTCCTATCGCCGCATCTGTCGTTCATGGGCCGCAACATCGTCACGAAGCAATGGCAGCGCTGCGGAACGCATGGCGGATCGCTTACGGAGAACGCCGATCAGGCGTCATCGCGTGACCTGCTCGCCGAAGCAATGATGCGGGTTGACACCGACGGTCGTTTCGCGCTTCTATTATCCATCCACGACGAAGTAATCGCCGAGGCCCCCATCGGCACATGCTCGGTTGAAGAATTCGAAGCACTCACGAGTGAGGTTCCAAAATGGGCACAGGGGATACCGGTGGCCGCAGAGGGTTGGATATCCAGCCGGTTGAGGAAGTGATGACGGTATCCGCACTCGCCGATCATCTTGCAGAGTTGGGAAATCTCGCCGATAACCCATCCTATAAATCCGCATTCAAAGATGCTGCGGACGCGATCCGTGTCTTGTCGAAGCCGGTCAAGCGTGGTAATCCACTGGCCGATCCTGCCTTTCGTGCTCTTGGTTATGGCATAATGTTGGACGAGGAAGCTGGCGAGATGCAACTCATATTCTACAAAAAAGAAAGCTCAGGAGTGCTCGGGTATATGCAACTCGACTCATACGGGGTCTATGAAGTTGCCGCCGATTTACTCCGGTGCTACGACAAATTAGAAAACATCAAGTAGAACGCACCCGCTCTATAGCGTTTGGAACAATTGTAAATGAAGAAACTCTATCTGATCGGCTCTCTACGAGCAGATACCGTCCGTGACTTCGCGCATGAACTTCGCGAGCTAGGTTTCGACGTGTTTGATGATTGGCATGCGGCCGGGAAAAATGCGGATGATATCTGGCGCGACTATGAGAAGCAGCGCGGTCACACTTATCTTGAAGCCTTGCAGGGCTATCACGCCAAGCACGTGTTCGCTCTCGACTACAAACATCTGTCCGAAGCAGATATCGCTGTCCTGCTATTGCCTGCGGGGAGATCGGGTCATCTCGAACTTGGTTGGCATCTCCCTAAGCCCGGCTATATTTTGCTCGACGATCCCGAAAGATGGGATGTGATGTATCAGTTCGCAACTGGCGTCTTTGCTGAAAAAGAAAAGTTGTTTGTGGAATTGGGAAAACATCTATGAGTGTTCTATCAGGACAAACGATCCGCCGACTTCACTTGCTCAAACCGATGCGCGAGAAGTATATCGATAGCCAGGGTTGCTCATGTGGACTCAGCATTGCTGGTTACGATATCACGCTCGATCACCGTCTCGTCTTGCACGCGCACACCTTTACGCTAGTATCGGCGGCCGAGCGGTTTGATATGCCCAACACCGTGATCGGCGTCGTGCATGATAAATCATCGCTTGCGCGTAAGGGTCTCGCGGTGCAAAATACGGTCATCGAACCAGGATGGATGGGTTATCTGACATTGGAATTGACGAACCATTCCTCGACGTTGATTTCATTGAACGAAGGTGACGCGATTGCGCAAGTGCTGTTTCACTTCCTGGATGAACCGGCCGAGAAACCATATGATGGAAAATATCAAAATCAAAAACGCGGCCCGCAGCAGTCGCTTAAGGAAATAGCATGAAAGAAGCTCTGAAAAAGCTCCCGAAGTATGTCCAGCACCCTGAGTTTAAGGATGCTGATCTCGTCGTCGCCTATCTAGCGGACATTGCAAAAGCCGGGATCAAGGTGCCAGTGCAAGTTATGGCGGCAGCAAAAAGATTAACGAGGATAGCATGAGCAACATCGAGGAACTGTGCCGGGAGTCGGTAAGGCGCTTCAAGAAAATGCCTCTCATCGAGCAGGCCCACATGCGCGCCGCGCAGCGTAAATCATGGATCGTCGGCGAGATGATGCTCGCGCATCCAGAGATGGATCGAGCCAAAGCCGAACAGATTTACTACGAAATCATCGGGAAGGAATAAGAGCGTGATGGATACCAAATATGAGGCGGTCGCTTACCAAGAAACCTACACAGGCCGAAGATTTTTTCCGCTAGCCCCAACAGTCGAGAGTGTCTCGATCATTGATATCGCGCACCATCTTGCGAGTCAGTGCCGGTATGCAGGGGCCACGAAGTTCGGTCCCGGTGGGGCGGTTTATTCGGTTGCCCAGCACAGCGTTCTGCTCGCGACTTATGCGGCGACGATCCTAAAAGCCAGCGCAATCGATACCCTGCAAATTCTCATGCATGATGCACCGGAGGCATATCTCATCGATGTCCCGCGTCCGATCAAGCAACATATGCCCGATTACCGCAAACGGGAGTGTGCCATTGACAGCGTGATCCGCGAATGGCTTGGTATCAGTAGGGTACCAAAGCCAACATTCCAGGATGAGATCGACGGCCGCATCATCGTTGACGAGCGGGCTCACTTGATGTCGGACAGTGACAACGATTGGCGTCACAGTCCAAAATATGGGGTCCATCCGCTCGGTATCTCTATCATACCGTGGGCGGCTCCGTTTGCTGAGCAACAATTTCTCTTACGCTATGCGGCGTACACGTATCACATTTTCAATCAGCACCAATATCTGCGGTCAGAATGGAGTCCGACGATGCCATCACATTATGCCCCGTTCAAAACACTCAGTACGGACGCGCGACCGTGGGAGGAAGGCGAGCCGACTATCTCTTATTCTGAACATCACTTACTCCCTGGGGATTTAGTGGAAGTCGATATGCGCGGCGGTGTCGGGCGAGTCAAACTGCGCAGCGAGAACGGAATGCTCGTGCGCGATACCGACGCGGGTAAAATTCCGATGCCTGCACTTAAGTGGATGCATGGGCGGTTCACGCTCACGGAAGGAAAGCAGTAATGGGCTTTGATAGACCCGATAAGAACACGCTCATTTTCGAATGCGACGCTTGCCCAGCGCAATTCGAGCGTCTGGAAAATCATGAACCTAGCTTCGTAGTAACTTGGAAAGGAGCGCAGGAGCTTGGCTGGATCACGCTCAAGCCGCAGGGTCAGCCGTGGGAGCATTTCTGCCCTGGTTGCGCCGACATAGCTCGCGAAGAAGTCGAGCTAAACCGGAACAGAGAGCGCGAGCGTGAGCGCTTGAAGGAACGGAATTCCCGTTATCGTGGAGAGTGAGATGAGACCAATCCCAATCAGTGCGGCAAAAGCAGTAGCTGAGAAATACGGCTATGATCAGATTATCATTATAGGTCGAAAGGTCGGAAATTGCGGCGGTGGCGAACATTGCACCACATACGGCATTGATAAAGCCAACTGCACAGTCGCCGCTCGAATTGGTGATTTTCTCAAACATAACATGCTTATCCGGTTGATGCCCAATGCTTGACAGCCACCTGGAATTTTGCTTTTCTCCATTCCGACAATCGCCTCCGATTGATTGGGGGTATCTAAAGACCATGTTTCCGTCGTCTGTTCGCGCCGAAAGGTAGAACGGCGATGAATAAGGTCCATTTCGGTGGATCGCGCAGAGTGCTCTGCGTCCTGTAGAGGAGAGCCGGGTTCGTGTCGCCCATTGGGCGTCAACCGGATAAGCACGAAACATAAAGTAATGAAGTGGCCAGGAGAATAAGCCATGAAGATGAAATGTCCTCGGTGTGGCAGCGAAGCTGAATGCGAAACCGATGATATCGGCGTCGGCGAACAGCAATGCGGTCCGTACTCATGTGATGCTTGCGGGTGGCGCGAACCAATCTCGGAAGAAATTTTCGACTTCGATGACGAGCAATGAATGGCTAAAGACTGGCAGCATCAGGCTCGTGAATTCGCGATAGGGCGGGACAAGCGCTCGCGCTATCTGATCTGGCCGATGCGCTCCGGCAAATCCAAGGCCGTCATCGATAAAGCCTGCTACCAGTTCGGTCGCAATACAATCGAAGGCGTCATCGTCATCGCCCCGAACGGCGTACATATTAATTGGGTTCAGCGGGAAATTCCGCTCCATGCTTGGCCGGAGCTTGGTGACCATCCGACGTTCGCTTGGTCCACTCCAAAACGCATGGAAAATGCTGCAAATTTCATGCACTTTTTGCAGAGTGACGGTTTCAAGTGGTTCGCTATAAATATGGAAGCGTTGAAGCATCTCGCGTGTCGCAAGGCGGTCAAGCAATTCATGAGAGCGTGTCACAGTAAATTCATGCTGGTCGTTTCTGAAGGCCACCATTTTGGCTACGCTGGAAGCAAGCGCACCTATTTCGCCCGCAGTCTTGCACCTCATGCAAAGTACGTGATGATTGAGTCGGGCACGCCGATCTTGAACAGCCCCCTGCGGGCATTCGCTCAATTCGAAATCCTGCACCCGCAGGCGCTCGGTTTCGAAACCTATAAGGATTTCCAGAAGCACTTCGCTGAATTCGTACCAATGAAGCGCGGCAACTCCGGCAAGACCTACCAGCAACTAAAGCGCTACCTCAATATGCCAGAACTGACCACTGCGCTTGCGAAGTGGTCGAGCGTCGTACTCCGTGGGGATATCCATGATATGCCCGACCTGATCCGCACCGAACGGCCAGTCGTGATGAGCCCCCTACAGCGTGATGCATATCTGAGAATGGTTTCGCATCACCTCGTTGAGATCGGGGACATGGAAATATCTGCCTCAGAGGGCGGCGCACGCGTGCAGAAGCTCCAACAAATCATCAACGGCTATCTCATGAAGGATGGCGTGATCGGCACTATTGATGAGGATGCGCCGATCTATGACGCGCTGATCGAACAGATAGACGGCACGCTGCCGGGGAAATGTCTGATCTGGTGCCGATATAAAGAGGATATCCGACGCATCGCTGCGAAGCTGAAAGCGCGCGGTCACGAATTTGTCGAATACCACGGCGACGTGCCGATGGTGCAACGTGAAATAAATCGAATGTGCTTCTTACATGAGCCAAAGATCATGGAGTGTCTCGGCACGCCGAATGCGGGCGGCGAAGGACTCGATTTCTCTGCGGCCGACGCGGTGATATTTTTCTCGTCTATTCCCAACGCCCGGATGGTTTCGCAGGCAGAGGAACGCGGCACGGTCAAAGGCGGTCATTCGGTTGCCGTGGTACGGATCACGACGCCAGGAACGATAGATGATCGCAATTGGGAAATTTGCGATACAAACTCTAAATTAGCTGACTCGGTGTCTGGACACGGCCTCCGCGATTTACTTTTGCAAACGGACGTGTAATAAAGCATGCCCAATGCAAGGAACCCACGGGAGCTAAAATAATGGCCAAGCGCATTCCTCAGAAGATCGAGCCAAGGTTTTCAACGGATTGGGAGCGCGAAGATTATGAGCGCGGGAAGCGCGGCGAATCGCTGCTTGGGCCATTTGGTGCTGGTGTCGGCGGGGGTCAGTTTGATTGGGCTTATTTCATCGACCTGGCATTTGGTGAACAGACCGGGCAGTATCAACCTCATGCGAAGCCGACGCATTGGCATCCGCTCCCGCCGCCGCCGCTGCATAATAATAAGAGCGAGCAAGATGCCTAATTTCGACCCCAAGAGCATGGCTGGGTTCGCTCGCGCTAACGGCCTGAACCCACGGACTGTGCGTGCGCGCCGCCGCGCTGGCTGGTCATGGCCTGAGACACTTTCAACCCCGCCCGATCTGAAATTCCGTCGGCGCGGGCTCGACTCAATTGCAGGGCAAGCTCGCGCTGCGGGGGTTCCTGTTCAGCGCACGGTTGATCGTGTGCGCAAGAAAGGACTATCGATAGCGGATGCAATCGCGCGGCCGTTGTCCAATTGCGCGGTACGCGGTACCGACACAGTAAACCAACGTGCCCGAGCGGCCGGGGTCTCGCCCAGCACGATACATGCTCGCATTCGCAAGGGGATGCCGAAAGAGGAAGCTCTTACCAAGCCGATTGACAAAACCAGGAACTACCACTACCAAGCTTTGCATGGCGCTCAAAATTAAAACGATACCTGGCTACACGCCGAAGCAGGGCACGCCGCGCCCCCTGGCGAGCTATCGTGCCGCCCGACGTAACGCTGCGACAGACGCGAAACGCGCTGCGAAGAAAGCTGCCCGGAGAGCCAAATGAAAATCCGTGATGTAGTTCTTCGGCTACGCGGCTTGGATCAAGATGCCGAGGTCACGATAGGCGGCGAAGATATTCTAGTCATTCTCGGACCGAACCGGCCCCCAAATATGTCGCGTCGTTACGATATCAATCCGCCAAATATGTTGGTGGATGCTGTAGGTAAGTGGAGCGACCAATGATGGGGGTCTATATTTGGTACGCCGCGCTGTGGCGGACATGGGTTGGGATGCTTGAAAATCCGGGAGTGCCTAAGCCTCCGGGACTTGAGGAAGGCGTCCGACTTGAACACGAGCACCTGCGCGCTGCTGAGTATTTTCCGCACCTGAGTCGCGGTCCAGATTATTGCACGTGCGAGGGGTCAAAAGCCGGTCACGATGACGGGTGTGCTTTATCCCCGTACGATATCGCTGGTCGTTCCCGTTTTAGCGAGCGTGATCCCGATGCCGTTTAATCCAAACGAGCTTCGCGACGAACACGGACGATGGGCTGCTGGCATGGTTGACCGGCTCACAGGCATCATGGAAAAGAAGAACGTTCCAAATGCGCGTGCAGAAGCTATCCAACACCTACAAAATTCAGGCGTGCTCTACGCCGGTACCGAAAAGTTAACGCCACTCGGCGTCGAGCGCTCGCGCATGGGGCCACAGGAACGCGCGAAGGATCGCGCCGCTCGCCAGCTTGGCCGTCATCGATCAGAGATGAAAATTGTTGATGGCAAAGCCCGAGTCAAATAATTTTCGGTAACCATAGAGATCGCTTGACTTCAAATTTCGAATTGCTAGGTGAGGTTCATGCACGTGCAAACATTTGTACCTGCGCAATGTCCATGAAAGGACAATCGATGAAGAAGTCCATGATTGTAGCGGCCGCGCTTCTCGCGTCCGTGACTCTCGCTACCGCTCATCCGTCGAGCGGCTCGAAGGGTGGCAGCAGCGCTTCTGCTTCCACGACTTCGAAGAATACCAATTCCAACACCAACGTGAACAAGACCACCAACAAGAACACGAACGTGGACACCTCGTCCTCGGCTGCGTTCATTGGTGCCGTCATTCACGTCGGCAACTTCCAGTAAACGTCAAGGACGCGCCGCATCTTTTCCTGGATGCGGCGCGACCTTTTGACAAACCAAAACAGATAGAGAGTAAACGAACATGACGCGAATTCTTTTGGCCTTAATCGGAGTCCTGGTCACGATCTCAGTGGCAAGCGCCGCTCCGAAGAACATGAACACGAACAAGAATATCAATATCAATAAGAACACGGCGACCGCAACAGCGACTGCGGTTTTGAATGCCCAAATCAATGTGAAGAACAACATATCCAGCGGCGGTGGCGCAGGTGGGGGCCCATGGGCGGATATACCGCAGTCGTTTGGGCAAGTTAGCACAGTGCAACCGTTCATCGGTTCTGGCGGCGGTGTTAGTGGGGGTGGCATCACTCCGGATTTGTGGTCGGCTCCAACTTGGGGAGTTTTTCCCAACACACTCGATCTGAGTCACCCGATTGTGCGTTCGATGCCGAGCAACAGTAAAAAATGGGCCTACGACCTATCATGCCGCGACGGCGCGAACATGCTCGCGGTCAAGTTCTCGACTGATGGAGACGGCGATATGTCCATCACTGAAACGGACGGTGGCGGTATCACGTGGGACCGTTTCGAGATGTACAACAATGTTGCTCTCAAAAAGATCAATGACAATCAGTGGGAGTGGTCAGGTACGCGGGCGAACGTCCCTGGAGTCAAGTTGACCGGCGATGTGATGCGCGATCCCGACAAAAATACATGGCGCTATGTCGAGAGACAAAACGTCGGTGGTGGAACGCGCGATTTTACGAATGCCTCGTGCAAGTTGAGGCAATAGCTTGGTCAGCGTTAGCTCGGACGATCCGAACTTCGTACCGAAAGATATCCGCTGGACGGTAACTTTCGACGGCAGTCTTTTGCCGGTCACCAATATGTTTGATATGTATGGTGACCGGACCATCAAACCCTTGCATGCTTTCTCCTGTGTCTGCTACATCAAGGGACTAAAATTCACACCCGGTCTCGTACCGGCCGACGCGGGCGACTGGCTCGTTGTCTCATGTCAGCCGGGAGATGTTGCCCCCACTCACCGCGAAAGATCGCAGAGACGACTCCAATGATGCGTAGTTTAGAGATCACATCCACCAGGATTCAGCGGGTCAACTTGCCATCTTTGTTACAAGGGAAGCGGCACCATTAAAAATTCCTCATAATGTCGGCCTTTGCCTCGTTGTACCCAGCTATAACCTACTTGCACGCGCTCGGGATGCTCCTATGAAGAAGAAAAATAAGCAGCACCACGGATGATCGACTTCACACAAAATTGGATCAGCGCCGCGTATCTCGCGACGACGCTGACGGAAGTCACAGACCGGAGATACCCGGCGCTGGATGGATGGACGCTGACACTCGATCAGGGCGTCTTCAATCTCCGCAAAAAGCTGCACACTGGCGGTAGAATTATCCTGGTCGGTAACGGCGGCGCCGCTGCTTCCGCCAGTCATCTCGCCGTCGATTTCTCGTTGGCGCGTTTGCCCGCCATCGCGTTGAACGACTCGTGCGCGCTCACCTCGCACGCCAACGACTTCGGTGTCGAGGCGATGTTTAGCAAGCAACTCGAATTGCTCGGCATCGATGAGCCCGATATTCTGATCGCGATGTCGTGCTCGGGCAAATCCCTGAACATCATTCGCGCGATTGAATACGCGCGAGCGCAGGGCATGGACATTGCCACGTTCTCCGGTTTCGAGCGCGACAATCCAATGCGCAAGATGGGCGATCTGAATTTCTACACGCCGTCATACGAATACGGTTTCGTTCAACTCTCTCACTTAGCTATTTTACACGCGGCTATCGATATCGAAGCAGGCTGGAAGCCGTGAGCGCACCCGAAGTCGCGGAGGTGCGGATCGAGCGGCGGGGCGAAGATCGCCCCTTCTCAGAGGTGTTCATAACGACCACGGACGGTCGGCACTTCTACACGCGGCTATTCCACCCCATTGATGACTCGGCGCATGCTCGCGCATTCGAGGCGCAAGCGTTCAGCCGTCGGATGGAAGCGGCCGAACGTGCAGGAGCGTGAAGCATGGCTAGTGCGCTCGACATGCGGGAACCTCGTCGAATTCGACGCCCTGATCGAATCGCAATGGCAGCGCCTGCTTATTCTGCGCGGCAATACCGCCAAAGGGTAACGGCCCTAGCGCCCTTCCCATAAAAACAGCTTCAGCAACCTCCGCTGCAAAGAATATGCCCCCCTCGTGTGCCCCGCTCGGGCACCTTTAAGGGCGATAAGATGCCTTCAATGGGGGAATGGCGATCCGATGCGGAGAATAGAACCCTCTACAAAGCCACGAGGAAGCCCGCTGGCGCGTTTTTCCACTCCTGGGCTATGGATGCCCCACCGGAGCGGAAAACTGAGCCCTAGCGAGCCCTTTACGGTCTCTTCGTGCTTATCCGGTTGACGCCCAATGGGCGACACGAACCCGGCTCTCCTCTACAGGACGCAGAGCACTCTGCGCGATCCACCGAAATGGACCTTATTCATCGCCGTTCTACCTTTCGGCGCGAACAGACGACGGAAACATGGTCTTTAGATACCCCCAATCAATCGGAGGCGATTGTCGGAACGGAGAAAAGCAAAATTCCAGGTAGCTGTCAAGCATTGGGCGTCAACCGGATAAGCATGGGTCTCTTAACCTCCTTCCAAGGTTCCGCTGGCTGGCTCCCCCGAGCCGTGCCATGTAGAGGGCGGAGAAAAACCCATGACCGCGCCCCGAACTGGTCCCCTGTTCACCGGCACACCCCAAATCAACGCCAAGGGTGCGCCCTCGATCACCAAGGAGAGCCCCTGCGGCCGCTGCGGCGGCCAGGGCGGTTCTGAGGTCTGGAAGTTCACCGGCTGGACCTGCTTCCAGTGCGGCGGTTCCGGCCGTGGTTCCATCGTCTGCCATAAGCTCTACACCGCCGAGCAACTCGCAAAGCTGAACGCGACCGCTGATAAAAAGGCCGCTGCGAAGGCCGAGAAGCTCGCCGTGAAGGTCGCTAAAATTGCCGCCGAGCGCGCGGAGCGCTGGGCCGTCGTCACGCGGGACAATGGTCCGCTGTTCGAGCGCGCTGCCAAGTTTTCGGAGCAGAACCCGTTTATCGCGAGCGTTATGGAAACCGTCGCGCGGACCGGCAACCTGTCCGAAAAGCAGATGGCTACGCTGATTTCCGCGTGTGACAAGTGCGAGGCTCGGGCCGTCGCGGTCGCCGGTAGCGGCCACGTTGGTGAGATCGGCAAGCGCATCGAAGTCGCGGTCACGGTCGAGCGTGTTTCGACGTTCGAGCGCGCTGGCTTCGGCTACTACGACCGCGCGCAAACGGTCTACGTTTCGACCATGCGCGACGCCGCCGGGAATTCCATCGTCTGCATGTCGCCCGCTTTCAAAACCGAAGTTGGCGAAACGTTCACGCTGCGCGCGTCGGTTAAAGAACATTCTGAATATCGCGGCGAGAAGCAGACCAAAGTGATCCGCGCCACAAGAGCGCGCTGCCCGACGCCCGCTGACGTGAGTGCGCCCCAGGGTCTGAATTCGGACGACTTAGGTTTGTCACCTGACTATTGACAGGTTGCGCTAGCTCCGCTACGGGATGGCTTCGCGCATCTGCGACGTAAAGGTGTGGTTAGCCTGAAAAGGAAGGATGCAAGTGGTACATCCATGATGCTGGTGGAAGCCCGGCCCGGATTTGAAAGGGAGCCCCCAATGACTGAGCCTCTGGAATTCAGCAAAGAGAAATACGCCGAGGGAGAGGCTGCGTTTGCGCGCGGCACCGGCGTGGCTCAGGCCATACGCCGCATCGACCAGCAAATGATGCTCCCGCCTGCACAGACCTGACGTGCGCTGCCGCCACCATCACGATTTTTCCAAAGGCACCGAACCGTGCCCGCTTTGCGTTCGCGAAGCTGAGGCTGCGCGCGTGCTTCTAGCTGGGGCTCGCGGCGCTCATTGTAGCTGGGGTCTCGATTGCCCGTGCGCAGAGGTACATGGGGCCCCGGACGAAACGTGTGTCCATTATAGGGAGGCTGTTGGATATGACAAAGACTAATCTTAGCGAGCTTCACCGGCGCAAGCCGATCAAAAAGCTCATTGAGTTCATGCTTATCCGGTTGACACCCACAGGTACTAAACCCAGATGATCTTGACTTACCGCTATCGCATCAAGGACCGCTCCGCCAAAAAGACCCTTCGGCGGCATGCGAAAGCGTGCAACGTCGTCTGGAATTACTGCAACGAGGTACAGCATGACATCGAGGCGCGCTACCGCGATGGGTCGCCGAAGCGCAAATGGCCGTCGCATTTCGACCTACAACGGATGACCAAAGGCACGTCGAAGGACTTGGGCATTCATGCGCAGACGGTCGGCTCGGTGTGCGAGCAGTATGCGCGGAGTCGCGACAAGGCAAAGCGCTCATTGCGCTGGCGCGGATCGCGCGCTTTGGGCTGGATACCGTTTCAGGGTCAGAGCCGTCAGGTATCAGCCAACACGATCACCTATCTCGGCAAGGTCTACCATTTCTGGCAAGCGCGACGGCCATTACCGCCAACCGCAAAAGGTGGAGCGTTCGTCGAGGATGCACGCGGACGCTGGTACGTGTGCTTCCACGTCGATGTTGCCGATTTGCCTATAGGCAACGGCGAAATCGGCATTGATTTGGGGCTGAAAACCCTTGCGGCGTGCAGCGATGGCACTTCGGTCCCCGCGCTCCGCCACTACCGCCAATACGAACGGGCACTTGCCACGGCGCAGCGCGCCGGTAACCGCAAGCGCACCAAGGCTATTCATGCCAAGATCGCGAATGCCCGGAAAGATCACATCCATAAGGCGACGGCCCGCATCGCTGCGGACAATCGCCTGATCGTCGTCGGCAATGTGAACGCGGCGCAGATGGCCCGAACACGGATGGCTAAATCCGTGCTCGACGCCTCTTGGTCCTCGTTCCGGTCGGCGCTCCGCTACAAGGCCAGCAGGCACGGGGCGACGTACATTGAGGCCGATGAGCGATGGACTTCCCAACTCTGTTCAACGTGCGGTGCGCGTTGTGGCCCTAAAGGTATCGCAGAGCTTGGAATAAGGGAATGGATGTGCGGCGGATGCGGAGCGGTCCATGACCGTGACACAAATGCCGCACGGAACATTCTCGCGCTGAGTGCTCAGCGTCGTGGAGACGAAAGCCGGAGGGCCGCATGACCCAAGATAAAGAGGTTGTGGGTGTCAACCGGATAAGCACGAATCCCGATGACGTACTCAATACGGAAATCGTTGCCAACAATCCAACTGCGAAACCTTCCAATCCGAAAGACGTGCTCGGCATTCTCAAAGTGCCGTTCTCGACGGTATCATCCGCCGTCATTGCCGAGATCGGAGTTGGCATGTTTGAAGGTGCCCGCAAATATGGACGGCATAACTATCGAGTCATTGGCGTGCGCGCGAGCGTCTATTATGACGCGACCATGCGCCATCTGACCGCGTGGTTCGAGGGCGAGGATATCGACCCAGCTTCAGGTATCAGCCACATCGGTAAAGCTCTCGCTTCTCTCGTGGTACTCCGCGACGCGATGTTCATGAAAAATTTCGTGGATGACCGACCGCCGCCGCTACCGAGCGGATGGCAGGAGGACATGAACGAGAAAATCAAAGAGATCACCGCGCGCATGCCGAATGCCGTCCCACCCTACACTGCGGTCGGCGAAGCGGCGAAGCGGGAAAACAAGCCCGTCTCCGACAAGTTTGTCTTTGAACCAGGATGGCCTCGCAAGCGGAAGCAGCCGCCGGTCGAATAAAGATGGCGCGGGAGAGTGCGCTGTGGAAACGTATCCGGGACACTGCCATTCCTGCGCTCAAGGCTACCGGGCACCTCGTCGATCTACAGCGCCTCGAAAACGCCGTCGGCACAGGCCACCCGGACGTGGAAGGTTGTATTAATGGGCTCCAAATTTGGCTCGAATTAAAATCCGAAGATCGCCCGGTGAGGCCGACAACCCCGATCCATCCTAAGTGCCGGGACTCGCAACGGGACTGGCATCGGGACCGCTCACAAGCCGGTTGCAGGATCAATTGGGTTCTGCTACAGGTGGGGGAGGGACGCGCCGCTCGTCTATATCTTGTTCCGGGGAACTTATATGAACACATCACCGCGCCGGAGTCGGTTCTTGAAATCCTCTCTGTCTGTGATCCGACACTATCACTCGCCGACGTGCTTCTGAGAACGGCAAAAGGTTGGTAGCATGTCATCACTCACTTCCCAAGTAAAAAGACTTAAGTGTCGAGAGGCCAAGCGTGCAAAACGATTGAGGTTTCTTGTTGCTTCCCGTCTCAAGAAAGCGAAGCTCCTTGCTGCTCTCCGCGCTAAGAAAGCGAAAGCAAAAGCGAAGCTCCACGAGCGCGCTAAAAAAGTAGCCCTTCTTGTTGCTGCCCGTCTCAAGAAAGCGAAACTCCTTATTGCTCTCCGCGCTAAGAAAGTGAAGCTCCGCGAGCGCGCCAAAGAAGCAAAACTTATTGCAGCCAACCGCGCCAAAGAAGCTGAGCATAAGGCGGTCATTGCCGCTGAGAAAGTTAGAGAACATCGAACACCGGCCGAGAGTAACCGTTTGAACTGGCTGTCGCGTCGCGAGTACAAGCATATCCGTCAATACACGCGGGCGCTTCTGCTTTTCACCTTGGATACGCCGGATGAGGACGGTCGCCCTCTCGGGCTCGACTACGGCGAGATCATGAAACTGACTCTAAAGAAATTTCCAATCGTCACCTACCCCGGACCGCATCGTGGTCTCCCCACCAAAATCAGTTACAAAGAGCTTGGCAAGATTTCTTGCGATCTGAACCAGGACGGCCTAAAGTTGCCGTTTCGACATCGAGCAAAGAAATGACGAGTAAGGCGGCTCACATCCGCTACAACAAGTCGCCGAAGGGTCTTGAACGTGATCGTAACTATCGATTAGGTCCGAAGTATCTTGAAGTCAAACGGAAATACCGTCAGTCGCCAAAGGGCTTAGAAACAGACAGGAGTTATCGTCATGGCCAGCGCAACAAAAACAATAATGGATCAACTCGCGGATGCGCAGGAAGTGATCCGAAAAAAGAACGCCCAACAGATTGACTATCGGCGCACTATCGAGCAACTCCATCGTGAGAACGATACGGCGGAGAAAATCCGGCAAGAGATTTGGGGACTCGCCGCGCACGATCCTGAGCCACCTACGTGGATCACAGGCAAAGCTGGCAAGATCGGCTCGCGAGGCTGTCCGATCACGGCGTGGTCAGATTGGCATTACGGCGAAGTTGTCAAAGCTGACGAGACCAACGGCGTCAACGAATTCAACATGGCCATCGCTAAGAAGCGTGCGTTCCGGCTCTATGACACCACGGCCGATCTCGCGTTCAATCATATGGGGCATGCCAAGACTATATACCCAGGTATCATCATCCTGCTCGGCGGCGACATGATCGGCGGTGATATTCATGAGGAATTGCTAGCGACCAATGACCGAACGCCACATCAAGCGGTCGATGATCTCACTGATATCCTGGCCGCCGGTATCGAGCATATGGCGACGAAATTCGGTCGCGCCTACGTCGTCGGTGTCGTCGGCAACCACGGTCGCTCGACTAAAAAGATGCGAATGAAGGGTAGGGTTTTTACAAATTATGATTGGAGTATTTATTGTAATCTCAAACGATACTTCCGCAAAGAGAAGCATATCAGGATTGATGTTCCATCCACCGCTGACGCGCACTTCCCCAGCTATGGCACACGCTACATGGTCACGCACGGCGACTCGCTCGGCGTGAAGGGCGGCGACGGTATCATCGGGGCCATCGGCCCGATCATGCGGGGCTCGATCAAGCTTGGTCAACAGACGCATACTATTGGCATGGACTTCGATGAGCTTGTGCTGTTTCACTGGCACCAAATGCTCTGGTTGCCGGGAGTGACCGTCAACAACGCGCTCAAAGGCTTTGATGAGTACGCCATGCTGCAATTGCGCGCACGTTACAGCCGACCATCGCAAGCGCTCTGGTTCAATCATCCCGAATGGGGCACGACCGCTCGTTGGGAGATTTTCCTTGAGGGTAAGAAAGCTGCGGCAGAGGGGAAGCCGTGGGTTAGCTGGCAAGAATGACGCCTGATCTCATCAATGGTTGCCTCAAGAGCGCGGGCGGATTTTTTATCGCGCTCTCGGTGCGCAAACTCTATCATGAGAAAATCGTGCGCGGCGTCTCATGGATACCAGTCGCGTTCTTTTCAGCGTGGGGCTATTGGAATTTATTCTATTACCCGGCGCTCGATCAATGGTTCTCATTTGTTGGTGGCGTCGGTATCGTACTCATCAATACGGTATGGCTCGCGCAAATCGCCTACTATCTTTGGCGAGAGCGACAATGATCTCGCGCGCCACCGCGAAAGCTCGCGGACTCTTACGGTACTTCACCGGACGACCATGCCCGCGCGGTCACGTGACCGAGCGTTATGTTAGCAGTCACGGTTGTATGGAGTGCGTGCGGCTTTTTAAGCAATCTCCGAACGGAAGGGCGATTGATAGTCGCAGTCATAAAAGCGTACTCGGGAAAGAGTCGAAGCGTCGTTACGATCAAAGTGTGCTTGGATTGGAGTGCGCGCATCGCTACAACAATTCGCCGCTCGGTCAGGAAACGAGTCATCGTCAGCGCTTAAAGAGAAATTTTGGAAGGTAGCTCAGTGGTAGTAGCAGGCGGCCGGTTCCCTTCCAGCCAATTCCCGAGAGTAGTTTTGTATATCGTTTTAGCCCTTGAAGGGCAAATTTTGCATACAAAAAAAGAGCGCCGCGAATAAACGCGACGCCCGTTTGCTGTAGTACTTGCCGGGAAACTTTAGGCCTTGAGCGCGGCATTCGCCGTGCTGACGGCTTCGCCGGAAGCGCCAGTCCCACCGGAAGCACCGGCAACGCCGGTACCTACGCCAGTCGCGCCTACACCGGATGCACCGATTGCACCAGATACGGCAACGCCAGATGCGCCGACGCCGGTTGCGCCAACTGGAGCCGGGGAGAGCGGCGCCGCCACGGGCGAAGCCGGAACGAGTGTTGCGAGCAGTGCGGCTGCTGCCGCGCTGCCTGCCGTCAATCGAGCGACCTGTGCCTCGACCGCGACCGTATCGCTTGCGGGGGTAGCCGCGAGCAAGGCGATGTCCGCTTCGAGCGCAGCTACGAGGCCAGATACGTCAGTGAGAGTAGCCGTCACTGCTGCGGTCAAGTCTGCTACTGCATCAACCATGGGTTTTAACTCCTGTTTGAAGATAGGTCGCAGATGATCTGCGATCCGTTCGGCGAGTCGATCAATTTCGTGATCTAACAGCATGGCATCACCTTATCAGCGTTCGCGGGATCGAGCAACCTGTATTTTACAATTTCATCGGCCACTTATAGAATAGGGCCGTAATGATCGCGACGATGGCACTGAAAACAGCCCCCGACATTGCGCCGTAAATACTCGCCTTGAGCTTGAGCGTCAGCAAATCCCGATCTCGCACCGCGTCTTTATCCCCGTTCTCGCGGTCGCGCTTTGCGTTTTTATCTGAGTTCTCGCGCTCCCGTTGGTCGATTTTATTGTCGAGACCTTCGATAGCCTTATTCAGCCGATCAAGTTCGGCGAGCACGAGGCGACGATACTCCGACCAGTTGTCAAGTTCCCCGGTCATCTTTATTTCTCCCACTTAACTTCTGATCACTGCGAGCACGAAAGATACTTCGGGGGATTGGATGGGGGTGAGGCTGATGTCGAGTGATATTTCTGAGCCGTCCTTGCGGGACTCCGACCAGCTTGAGTCCATGCTTTTCCGTAGGCATCATTGGTCGCTTGACGGGGTTCGCGAGGTACGCGTGAAAGTGTTCGGCGTGCAACCCTTTCAAAGTTTCGGGGATTAGCAGGCTGAGAGGACTACCATCCAACTCAAAGCGCGTGTAGCCGAACAACGCTTCGCTCTGTTTGTTGACCAACCGAATGATGCCGCTCCGGTCAACAAGTAGAATGCCGTCTGGTAGCTCGTCGAAAATGCGGTAAGCCAAGTCTAGGTCTTTGAGCGTCGCTGAAATCGCGCGAATACGTTCGATATTTGAGGGGGTGGACAGCATTTTAATGGCCCACTTCTTTCGCTGCTGCCGCCGCCGTCGCTGCTACTGCTGCTGCCGCGTCTGACGCCGTTGCCGCTACTGCTGTTGCCGCTGTATCCGCCGTCGCGGTAGCCGTCTTTGCCGCTGCCGCTATCGTCGCGATTGCCGCTGCCGCCGCCGCCGCCACTGCTGTTGTCGCTATTGTCGCCGCTGCTTCGACCTTTGCTGCTGCTTCGGACGCCGATTTTTCGATCCTTACCGCCGCCGCTGACGCCGCCGCTTCGACCTTTATCGCCGCCGCTGTCGCCGCCGTTTCGACCTTTATCGCTGCCGCTGTCGCCGTTGCTTCGAGTTGATCCGACGCAGCTATTCTCGACGCATCAACTTTTCCTGTCGCCCTCACTGTCGCATCATCAAGGAGCGTCATCTGTTCGGCGATGGCTTTGATGCCGTCACTTTTGCTCATGGCCTACCCTATCTGATATTTTGTTGATGTACTGAGTCATGTGAGCAAGACTATCTTTGATGACGCGCTCGAACCCGACTACGGCGGCTTCGATCAGGCAGGAGGGCTCAGACTTCTTCTGTTTGAATACTTGATTGGCGACTCGCTTTGAAGTTGACATCTCATACTCCCCGTTTCCAAACGGTCACTGCTTCGGTAGACATTTTAGAAGTCGAATGATTTCCCAACGGGCCATGCCCATATTTGCTGCGGTCGAGGCCACCGTTGATGGCGAGTAGCTCCTAATCCAATACGGTACGTCGGCGCAACTCCAACGATGCAACGGCGTAGCGTAATGGTGAGCCGCAAACGCGGACGGAGCAAGAGCAAGGACCAGAGGAAGTGCAAAGGCCAAGCTCCAACATTTGTCAATTAGCGATACTGCGCGCATCGGAGTCCCTGTCCTACTTGATTGCGGGCTTTTAGATCGAGGGCTAGGATGTGACCTGAATAACGGCCACTCTTGATGTTGTAGGTATTGTAACGGATCGGGCCCATGAGCGCATGGCAGACCGCCGTCGTCTGCGCCGGAGTCAGATCGCTCGCGTCGCAGTCGGCGAGCAGTACAGCACACATGCACAAAGTCACGATAAGGGCGAATTTTCGCATATCCCAAATATCCTATTTTTCGACTGCGAAAAGGATCAATAAATGATACTTTACGCGCGTCAATAATCTTTCCTGTCCCACTTGTCCTTGCGCGCAATGGCACGTTTGGTTTTCGTGCCTGCAACAACTTTATCTACGTGCTCGATCACGACTAGCTGCTGGGCTTTCGCCCGCGCGGCCTGATCAGCAATGCCGACGCCGTAAGACGCCAAGCACAGCGCGACTACTGCTGCCGCGCCGAGAAACCATTTCTTATAGAGTGGGGAGAAGTAGGCAGCGGCGAGCAACAGGATAATGATCGCGACGCCAGCGCCCCAATGCCATACCAGCGCAAGGGCTCCCGCAAAAAATTCGTTGATCAAAAACACAACACATCCCCCCTGTAACCCCAGAGTTAGAGCGTTATACTTTAACGGCCGGTGCCGTTTCGGTCGGAACCTGAACCACAGTCGATGTGGCCGGGCCGCCGGGAGCTTGAACTGCAACCGGAGCCGCCACGACCGGAGCGGCCGCAGCCGACGCAATCGGAACTGGAACTGCAAGCGGAGCCGGGGTCACAGCTTTGGCTACCGATGAAACCGCAATCACGGGAACGGTCGCAGCCGCAGCCGTAGCCGCCGGAGAGACTTTCTTGGCGAATTCTTTCACGACCGCTGCTTCTGCCTCTTTCAACGCGGCGAGGGCGGTTGACTCGGTAGCCGACAAAGCCGTACGCAGGGCGGACGGGACGCCCTTTAGACTGTCCTTGATGTATTGGGAAACAAAGACGCCGACTAGCGCGGCGGCGACGAGCGCGCCGACAAGCCAGAGACCATCGAGAGCTACGTGAAACATCAGGGACTCCTTTGTGTATGATGAGGGAATAGGCGGCTATGTGTTGCCACAACCCGCCCGCGAGCGCAACCGGCTAAATTGGGGGTATATATAATATACAAATCCGCCTATATCTCTCCTTATGAAGCTTATAAAAGTAGGGTTAGCAGCTGAAATGCTCGGCGTCGCCATCACCACGCTTCGGGGTCGCACAAGACGAAGAAGCTTCTGGATACCGTAAAAAAGGAAATCGCGTGCTAGTTGCCCACCGCGTCGCGCTGAACCCTAATGCGGAGCAAGAGCTATATCTTGCCCGTGCCGCTGGGACTGCGCGCTTCGCGTACAATTGGGCGCTGGGTGCGTGGAAAGAGCAGGCTCAAAACTGGTACTTCTTCGGCACGCCGTTCCCCTCCGAAATCAGTTTGCGGAAGCAGTTCAACGCCACCAAACGCGAAAAATTCCCTTGGGCCTGTGAAGTTGGCAAGTGTGTCGTGCAGGAGGCTATTATTGATCTTGGCATCGCCTTCCGCAACTTCAAATCGAACACTCACAACGGCCGCTATCCCAGATTCAAAAGCAGAGCGAAGGCCACACCCTCGTTCTGCGCCGCTAATGAAGCCGGGACATTCCGCGCCGAAGGCAAGCGTATCAAGCTGCCGGTGATCGGCTGGATCAAGATGCGAGAGGCTGTACGCTTCGATGGCGTACTCAAGCGCGCAACGATCAGCAAGTCGGCCGGGCGCTGGTTCGTGTCAGTCCTGGTCGACACTGATATCCAGCCGATCGAGCGACCTGTAATTCCTCGCGTAGTCGGCATTGATCTCGGCGTGACGACGCTGGCGGCACTCTCGACTGGTGAGATGGTCGCCGGCCCCAAGGCCCATAAGAACGCGCTGGTGAGGCTCCGGCGCGCCAACAAGGCGCTCGCCCGGAAGGTCCGGCACAGCGTCAATTGGCGGAAAGCCAAGGCGCGTCTGGCGAAGGTACACGTTCGCATTGTCAATGTCCGGTGCGACGCCCACCACAAGCTGACACATCGCCTCGTTCACGAGTTCGACTGGATCGGCATCGAGGACCTGCATGTCAAAGGCATGGTCCGGAATGGCCATCTGGCGCGTTCAATATCCGATGCCGGATTTGGTGAGTTCCGACGAATGCTTGAATACAAGGCGAAATGGTACGGTGCGACGATCGTTACCGCTGATCGGTTCTATCCGTCGAGCAAGACTTGTTCCGAATGCGGCGTGATACACGACTCGATGCCCCTAGATGTCCGCTCCTGGACCTGCGAAGACTGCGGCGCGTCGCATGATCGCGACCTGAATGCCGCACGAAATCTTGAGAAGATGGCCGCGAGCTTTGCGGTTACAGCCTGTGGAGAACAGCGCTCTGGCGCGGTGCGAAAGCCCCGCGTGAAACGCCGCTCTGTGAAGCAGGAAGAAAATGAAACACACTTCAAAGTGGCGGCATAGAAATGTGCAGGTTCACGAGATATGTGCGGACTTTTCAGAGCGGTCAATTGTCCTGGTTACAGAGGGCTTCTTCGGCCGCGCGGCGGCGCGTCAGTCCAGGCAATACTGTAGAGCGCCCGTGGACAGTGCCGTGGTTGTAGGCGCGCAGCGCGTGGCATGCGAGCGGATGATACCGCCGGTACGCCACTGATTGAGATGCCCCAACAACGTCATTGAAGTCACCGCCAGCATTCAGGTAACGCGTCATTGAACCACGCTTGAATATGCCAGACCCGAGATTATAAGCAGCGTCTGTCATGGCTGCTTCGGTCTGCGCACCCATTACGACGTGAATATATTTGTTGATTTCGATGTTGTACTTGACCAAGCTCTTTTTGAGAAGCTCGTCGCATTGTTCTCTGGTAAACGTGGCAGTCATTTTCGGGATAGGGCCATCGGTTTTCGTTTCACCGAAGCACCACGTTATTGGGTGGCCGCGTCCGACGTAATCCACATATGGGTGCTTGGCGTAGCCTTCGAAGCTGGCACACATGGTGACAGTGAGGATCGCCGCTGCGGCCCATCCGGTTTTCTGGCGTGCAGACGGCGCAGGCAGGCTGAATATGCTCATGAGTTTTTCCTACCAACTATGCGGCGGCGAGTGGTCACGCCAATGAAAATATGCAACTGATCCTGCGAGAACAATCGTCGAGAACCCAATCCACGAAACTGGATTGTGAAGTAAGGTCGTCACGGTTGGATCGGCCGCAACTGCGCTGAATGCTCCGCTACCGCCGGTAACTGCTGAGAGCCACGTGACAGGTGATTTCCACACTGGCGTCGGCGTCGGTATCGGCGTTGGCCGCCGCTTCTTTCTGATCATCCGGGTAATCCTGGTTGATTGGTGAGTCGTGCGAAGCAAATTGCGAGTGACATGCCGACGCAAACGCACGCGAAATAAAATGGCGGAAGGTAATTTTGAAATGCGGGAACAGCAACCCAAAGACCGCCGAAGATTGCCCAAAATATCGCAATACGCACCGACCACATCTTATGGGCGAAGCGCCAGGATGGTGTCGCGTAGATATCGAAAAATTTGGCGCAGGCTACCGGGGTGATTTTTGAGAGCGCGGTAATCGGCGGCGGCTCGGGCGTTACTATAGCTATGGCGGGCTCATTAGGTAGCGAGCCAGCAGGAACGCTGACCGATACCGCCGGTTGATCGGCCGTCTTGATTGACTCAAGGTCCGCCACGACATTCCCCTCGATGTTTAGTCAGGGCGGTCAGACTTGAACTGACGACCCCCGGAGTCCGGGTCCGGTACTCTACCAACTGAGCTACGCCCTGATGCGCCCTACCGCGCTGGCGCGGGCGGCGTAAAGCCGTAGTTGGAAGCCCCGGTGAGTCTCGACCTCACGTCTCGGCGGTCAAAGCGCCGCGTCCTGCCATTAAACGACAGGGCCACGATGCATTGTTGCTGGTACACCGAAGTCATATGCGTTGTCCGAAGTTTGTGTACAAAATCGAGCGGGGGACGCTCGATTTTCGATTAGCCCTCGATGGGCTTACCGTAGGTTTTCCATCCGAGCAATCCGATGAGGACGTAGAGGATCAGACTGCCGCCTAGGTAGACATGATTGATGCCGCTGTAGCCACTGGAGAAGGATGATCGTCCAAAATAAATAGCGCATTGTCATGGGGTATAGCCCTCCCGTAAGGGCAGGTCTTTAGCATAGGGGGGAGGCAGATGCAAGGTTGATTTAGGGGTTAGGTTTGTCATCGCAACTGACGCCGTTTAGTAATGCAACTTTTTAGAATGTACTGCCGAACCTGCGAGTCCTTATTGTCGGAGCGAAATGAACCAAGACACAGCACTTTTTTGTTTTCGGCAACAATCCAGCCGACTGCAAAACAAAGGTTTATGGCGGGAGTCTCAATATCAACCTCGTTATCGGAACGCCAACCAATTGACGATCCATGATCCAAGAACTCGACATAGACAAGCTTTGGGTTTTTCATTTGATGTTTACTCACTTCGTTAAATTTGGTGGAGCCAGATGGATTTGAACCACCGACATCCTGCTTGCAAAACAGGCGCTCTACCAACTGAGCTATGGCCCCGAAAGGAAAACCGCCCGACGTAAATTGTCATTCACGCCGGGCGGAAAGCTTGCACGTGATCGAGCCTAAATGCCAGATTTTTACGGGTGTGTCAAGGCTTCCTGGTAGTACCAGTCCCAGGTCTCGCGCAAACCTTGTTCGAGCGAATACTGACATTTGAAGCCGGTCGCATCGAGGCGACTCAGGTCGGCGGCGCGGTATGCTTGCCCATTCGGCTTGGTCGCATCCCATCGGATATCTGTATATCCGGCGATTACAGATAACGTATCAACCACCTCACGAATACTATGCACAGTTCCGTCGCCGACATTAATTGCTTGATTTCGTATCCCGTTCATGATGAGCAACACGATGCGGGCCAAATCCTTGACGTACAGGAAATTGCGGTGCGCCGATCCATCGCCCCACACTACAACTGGCTTACCCGTCAAGGACGCTTCGTAAAAATTCCGAATGAGTGCGGGGATAACATGACCGTTAACTGGATCGAATTTGTCGCGCGGCCCGTAGAGATTGCATGAAACGATGTAGGCCCAATCGATACCGTAGCTTTCCTGGTAGGCTTCCAGCATTGCCAGCATACCACGCTTGGCGTGTGCATATCCGCTCTCGGATGAGTGTGGCCGACCATCGAAAATGGTGTCCTCTTTGAATGGCAGGACCGGTGGGAACGGATAGACCGCATTCGTGCCCATGACAGTGATCTTTTTGACGCCGACGTAACGCGCGGCTTCGATGACATTGGTATTGATCAAAGTATTTTCCAGATAGGATTTCCCTTGATTATTCATGTTGCCAAGAATGCCGTACACGCGAGCGGCGGCATGGAAAATATAAGCTGGCTGAACGTCTCGGAATGCGGCGAGGGTCCTGGTCGGGTCTCGTAGATCGCAATGCGCAAGACTGACTACATACCGAAAGCCCGATGCTTCGAGATGTTCGACGACGGCAGACCCAACGAGGCCGAACGCGCCAGTGACGAGAATGGTGTCTCCGGTTTCCATTTTAGATCATCCTTTTCCAACTATCGGTGGCTGGCTGGGCCACGAGGTACCAGCTTCCGCCGCATGTTCTGTAACATAGACACGGCGCGCTGCTGCCATTGCATGCGAGACCTTTGAGTCTTTGACCGAGTGGATCATGACCGTACCCTCTTGGACGACGGCGTTCATGCCAATTTTCTTGCCCATTTGGTATGTCGCAATATCCGTGTTGGAGTGCTTCTTAGCCGGGTCTCCGGCTATCGGGCAACTGACGCAATTACGAAACCGCCGCCATGGTAGCCCGGCCGTGACCGTCAATTGTACCATGTAGAAATCGATGAAGGGCATCACCGGAGCGGCAGTGATCTGGTCGGCGACTGCCAGCATGGCCTTGATTGTTTTGCGGGAGAGAAAATACGGCGGTTGAAATGCCACGTGCGGCCAACCGGGCAGGAAGGTTGATTGATGCTCCGGGATATCGTCCTGCACTTGATTGGACCATACGAGATCAGGTTCAGCGTAGAGATAATCGGGGATTTTAGGATCGAGGCAGAATGAGTCGGCGTCGTTTATCAGGAAATGATTTTCCGGGAATTCCAAAAGGATTTCCAGATGCCTTCGCTCACGGTCGAGCGAGTCCTGTCCGATATACGCGCGCTTGCCGCCGTAACGGTTCTCGATGCCAGGGTAGCGAATTTCAGCTTTCGAGTCCTCCGGCGATAGGACCACTGTGGGGCATTCGTGGTGCAGGAAAAGACCAAGACTGTGAATGACCTGATGCTGGTCGCCCGCGTAGCAGCACACTGCAACTCTCGTATCAGGGTTCATCATGACGCCGCCTCCAAATCGCTCGCTACCATTTCTCGAACCAGTTCCTTGAAACTGATTTTGTGTTTCCAACCGAGTCGGTCGTGCGCCTTGGTGGGATCTCCTAACAGCATCTGGACTTCTGTCGGACGGATATAGCGCGTATCGACGCGGACTAGCGTCTTTTTTGTTTTCATACAGATACCCTGATCTTCCGCGCTACCTGGATTTACCCACCAGATAGTAATTCCGACCGCAGCAAAAGCCAATTCGACAAATTCCCGCACTGAATGCGACTCGCCGGTCGCGATGACATAATCATCGGCCCGAGATTGTTGCATCATGAGCCACATCGCTTCGACGTAATCCTGCGCATGGCCCCAATCCCGCATAGCGCTCAGGTTGCCGAGATAGAGACACTCCTGCTCCCCTTTATAGATGGCCGCGACTGCTCGTGTTATCTTGCGCGTCACGAATGTCTCGCCGCGTCGAGGCGAATTATGCACCCACCCTAGGCCAATACCTGCTGAAAATGTCCCTGATTTAGTGGCGAGGTCGAACACCCACCCTTCATAAGCGACCGGCGAAACTACCTTGATCTCATTCAACGGCCGCATCAAGTGTTGTCCCTTAACGGCATCCTTAACATTGATGTTTAAATGATAATAAAGAAATTCACCCCGAGTTCCGGGGTGTAAAGTTATTCTATAGCCCAACTGTGAACAAAGCAGATATAGCCCCTGTGCGAGTACCGCAGAATTGGTGGTGAATGCTTTGAGTTCTTGGTTTATGTCGTGGCCACCTTTAAGTCCGTCGCAAGCGTTGTAGCCTCGCAAGAATGTTTCTCTCACTTGTTCCGATGCGTTGAGGATACGTGTGGGCACGCGTTTGAATTTGCGCTCTGTATACATTTCCGCGCGCCAATAAGTGAGGACGGCGGGATTTCCATTCAGATTAATCTTCTTGACGGTTTTGGCGGAGTCATAACTGCTTCCAGTTGTATATCCTCCGGCGACTTGACGCCATAATGTAGAGACTCGCTCGCGCAGGGCATCATCGTTCTTTGTGAATGTGCCTTTTCCTCTTTCATCATTCAGATATCCATCGGCGGTGAGCATACCAAGAAGCTCGGCTTCCTCCAACGAGACAGATGTCTGTGCGTTTCCCAAAGGGGGAAGAGTCTTGAGGGCGAGTGCTTGGCCCGGCTTAAGGTCGCTGGTCTTAGCTTCGATATCTCCGTTGAGAAACGAAACATGATCGCCTGTGGTCTGATAATAGGCCCCCCGACAGTTGACTTCTATGATATTAGCTTCTCCGCGCGGCCGCCAAGTTGCGGTAGCTAGAGTGACTTGGGACCAATTTTCACCATCCCAAATTTCAAGCCCCTCGGGGGCTGTTTGGTATTTTTTACCTTTTGAGGGATCAGCCCGATGCGTGACCAACTCACCAATCGGTTTAATATCAATAAGTCCGTTACGTTTATACACTACCGGCGTGTCAAAAACACAACATTCGTGATTGAATAGGATGCCGTTTGACGCATGGATACCGTAAGCTTCGCGGTAATTGACAACGATCCAATGCGCGTAGAGCTTCGCCACTGCGTAAGGACTGCGCGGATAGAACGGAGTTTTCTCGGTTTGCGGAATGTCCTGTACCTTACCGTAAAGTTCGGACGTTGACGCTTGATAAAATCGAACGTGATCTTCCATTTTAAGAATGCGGATGCCTTCAAGAATTCGCAAAGTGCCGAGAGCATCTGAATTCGCGGTGTACTCCGGCGTTTCGAAACTGACATGCACGTGGCTCTGCGCGGCCAAGTGATAGATTTCGTTCGGCTGTATGTCGCTCAGGAGCCTGATGATATTGGTAGCGTCCGTGACATCACCGAAATGCAGGGTAAGGCGCGGGTTGTCGTAGAGGTGGTTCACGCGTCCAGTATTGAATGACGATGACCGGCGCTTGATGCCGTGAACAATGTAGCCCTTCGCCAACAAAAGTTCGGCGAGATAGCTGCCGTCCTGTCCGGTGATCCCGGTGATGAGTGCTACTTTGGTCATGCCTTGGTCCCCCTACGCATCTGAACGATATTTGGTATATGTGCCGGACGTACCGGGGGCTGCGCGATATTTGGATTGCGCATGACTGGGGCGCGGATGGTGCGTCGCACCGGACGTTTCATAATCTTTATTACGATGTCTCGGTCATCCGGGCTAATCTCATCCATCAAGTTCGGATCGTTCTGAAACAATCTATCCAGCATGACCGTAGAGGCGACATACTCGCTCGCGATCATTAAATGAATGCGCTCCAACATATCCGCGCGGGGGAGCATGTAGGGCCAATTGAACGCGCCGTGAAATCCAAAATTATGTTCACGGGAAGCCGGGAGTCCGTACTCAAAAGCAAAATCGTAAGCGACGTTCTCGGGAGCCCACTTGAAGCCGCCCTCCGCTTCAAGTGCGCGGCGATGGTTCACTGATATATGAGTATCGGTGGAGATCATAAATCGGTTGCGGTTCGCTGCGATATGATCCATCAAACGTTTCGACCACAATGTGAAGCCACCGTTTCCCACAGTGAGACCTGGATGCGGGCCACCTCTCCCCCATAGCCGGGGCGGCCAGGGTGCGCCGACGTAATCGTAGTTCAGGAACTCCTTCCGCCACATGGATACGTCACGGACGCCGCCGTCCCATTCGATAAAGAGAATATGCGGCGTCTCGACTAGCTGAGAAGCTTCGTTGTAGCAGAATGCACCGCACTGGCCTTTCTGCGGCCAATCAGGAACTTGGAAATAGCATGCTCCGGGAACTTGAATTCGGGCGCAGTCGTTTGAGTAGATCATCACGTTGCCGAAATTGACTTTGCTGACGCAATCATTGAGGGCGATGCGCGCGAGATCATGCATGCGCGTTTCAACCGCCAAGAGAGTCACGGTCGGGAGATTGAGTTTCTCGTAAGCTGTCTTTGTTGGCACAAAGCGCTCGTTAAGTGGATCAATCATGCTTTTATCCCCACGGCTTGCCCCCTTATCGGGCGTGGATCGTCGATGATACTATCGAGCCACGCCTGATCCGGTGCTCCAAAATTTTGCTGAGTCCAGCCGCTCATGCTGCGCACGAACGGCTTGAGACCCGGAATGTATCGGCTCCATCCACGTCGAAAACCATGCGCGGCGGTCCAGCGCATTTGACGTTTGAAGTGACCGTTCTCGACTGTCATCGGCACGCCGCAAAGGATTATGTGCGTAAATCCCTGTTCTCTGGCGATTTTCGTACACAACAATCCAGATGAACCGCCCCAATCTTTCGTATGATCAGTGAAACCGGAATAGCCACGGTGGGCCCAAGTACGGCCGATTGAGGGTAAACCAGCTTGCAATCTTTTCTGCACCCATATCAACATCTTATCGGGATGGAGTGTGACGGCGTGATCAATCGGACGCGGGAATACTGCAATCATGTCGTTACACACGAACGTCATGTATGGTGCCGGACCGCATAGCGCGCGTGCGGCTTCGAATTCTTCCATCACTTCATTGCTGCCGCCGACGACGAGCGCCACTTCGGCGCGAACGTCGCCTTCGCTAACTGGCATGATAGGGGTGATCAACATCTTACTGCCTAATTCTGAATGTTATGTGTTTGTTGTTCGCGTAGAAAACCTGTCCCTGCTTGTTCGATACACCTTGCAACCAAATAAGATCGGTTTCGGTAGAAGCGACATGTCTGCGAAGGTACTGCTGCGCCATCTCTTGAGCATCATCGAGCGTGCCACAAAGAACTTCAACTTCAAAGAAATCTCGATCTCCAAATTCCTCCCACCGGGCTTCGATGACTCGATATCCTGCGCGCGCCATGTTCATGCCCTTAGCCCGGAGTGTATGCGCCGCTGCGGCATCTGCGGCATCCGCACCGCCGGAGAATCGAACATTTCAGTAATTGGGCGCGTTTCAACATCTGTTGAAACCCCAAGATCATGGACGAAATCCGCCACCTTGGAGATGGCGGAAGGGATATCAATCTGTTTCGAACACTTCCGTACACAGCCGGAGTATTGGCAACTACATGGATTGAGCGGCTCGATAGGGAGGTAGGGCGCATACGATGCGCCTGCGGAGTGATGCGCGCCATTCTCGTATAGACCGATGACGGAAATGTTGGGGGTACCGACGGCCTGCGCGAGCAGCGTGGCAAAGCCCGAGGATGTGTAGACCAGCTTGGCGCGCGAGAACAGCGCTGCCATGATCTCGAATGAAAGCTCGCCGTTGTGCAGGGTCACATCGGCTTTAAGCTGCGGTCCGATAATCCATTCGTGGCCGGGTACGAGATCGGCTACCGACACGACAAAGAAGCGGTCACGGATCGAGGCGAAGATTTCCGCGTAGGCCATAGGATCAGCGTTGCGTTTTTCGTTGCCGCGCCATTCGGTGCGGACGACGAGTGGACGATAAATCAAAATTGGCTTGGTCGCATGCCACGACTCGATCAATTCATCTGCCGGATAGAGCCAATCATACGGGATTGGCAAGCGGAAGTCGGCGCGTGAATAATCGATGCCTATATTGAGTGAGCCACAAATCGCTTCCAGGATCGTACGGTTCGGCATGCGTGCGACGTTGTAGTCGTTGTAGCTGGGTCTAAGTTCTGGCGTGCGGGGAGGAACCAAGACCTTCGAAAACTTGTCTCGCTCACGCTGCGCATTTTTAGTTTGCGTGCGGAGCCCGACTCGTTTTGGAATGACGTGCAGGCCACCTTGCGCAATTAAATCGTGGTAGACGCAAGGCCACGAAGTTTCGAGCCATATATCATGTGTCTCCAACAACTGACGCACGAACGCCCGCTGATGGAGGTTATCCCCCAAGCCATGCATACCATGGATGATGAGTGAGGGTCGGCCCATTTTGAGTACCAACTAACCGTGAGTTATGCTTCCAGCGGTCAAAGTAACCGGCTCACCCGCGACGATGGTCACGCTCGATAAGACGATATCCGTTCCCGAGGTGCCGACCGTTAAGCCAGTAATGACCGCCGTACCGCCCGCGCCGTCGAATACCTGAGCCTGGGTTGCTGTGCCGCTGTTGGCGGCGCTCGCGTCCTCTATTGGGCATGAGAACGTCAGTACACTGCCAGAGACGGTGCCAGCTGTTTCCGCGAAGTGGATGGTGGCGAGCAGGTTTGAACCCGAGAAACCACCAGAGGTGCCGATTTCTATGTAGCCTCCTGGACTTCCGGCCGCATCGAGGGCGGTTAGAACCGCGTCCATGCGGGTGGTTTTCAAGGCCGCGCTGTAAACTACACTCATTGGATTTTCTCCGTTAGGTCATGATAAAAATACGTCGATGTCCGGCGCTGCCAGGAACAAAACTCTCACTGCCGCTGGCATACCCGGTCATGGTTAACGTGTCAACTTCCTCAGTGGACGCCCACGTTCCAGTGATGCTACCGCCTGCGCCGGGATATCCATCTAAAATCATTGTGTCGGCGGCTTCGGTAGATGCCCACGTTCCCGAAATAGGCAGATCGCCTGCCATGCTCATCGTGTCAGGGGCTTCGGTGGAGGCCCAGGTCCCGGTCTCTCCCGGGCTCGGGGGCGCATCGGCGGAGATCGCGAGGATGACACCCAACGTAGCGGTTACAGTACCCCAATCCACTGACACACTACTTTGCAGCGTTGAGATGGATAGATATGAGGCCGCGAGGCCGACCCAATTATTATTAGGCCAGCCGCCTCCGTAACCAATGCCGGTATAGCTGGGTGGATAAGTTCCGCCGCCCCCAGCGGTCATAGAGAAAGCCAGTAGGAGGTCGTCCGCTTGACTGGTCGAAACGTCTGTGCTCAGGTCGCCAGTCCCAGCTACATAGCCCATGATCGGGAGTAACACATTCGAGTCGAGCGGACTGGTATAGGAATAGAGGCCGGTCACGCCGAAAAATATCACGCCGTAGTCATCAGGCGTGTTATTGAAATCAATCGTGACCGTCGTCGAGGAATAAGTTGTACCAGCACCCGCAGCAAGTGGCGCGTAGAAAATCGACAACGTGTAGGGAATGGTACCATTGATTTCTTCGGTGTACTCGCCAATCTTCGACCACGTGACGCTGCTTGATGCCAAGCTGGTCACGCTCATAGTCGTGCCAGTAGTTTTCTCCGAAGCGATAACGCAAAAGAGGCCATTCGAGTCGGATGTGATTGCAGGACTCGTGTACGACTCGCTGCTACTCGAACCGCCGAAAATGTTGACTTGTGATTGTGTGACTGACGGAGAGGTCATGGCAGAGTCGCGACGAAGGTGAAGCTGGTATCTGTCATGTGCGGATCAGGGCCAGGACTTCCAGGAGCAAACATCGTGATAATGTCACCGGGCGTGAACGTGATCGCTGTCGGGAAGTCGATGTCCACGGCTTCGGGAGACGGAGTGAAAGTCAAGCTGCCGATTGCCGTGCCGTTCTTATATAGCGCGTAGGTTTGATCCGTCGTCGGCGGTGTTGCCGATGACGCTCTCGATCCTGTCAACCCCGCAGGCCACGTCATTGCTTCGACACATTCAAACCGGAGAAGCAATTCATCGGTGAGTGGCGTGCCTTCGATGAATAACGCGAGCAACCGAGTTTGAGTCACCCATGCAGTTTGTGGATATCCGGTCGGGCTACCTGGATCGACGACCATGAGGACTTGACCGTCAACGCCGCCGGTCGGCAATTCATCTTGTGGCGAACTGAGCAACAGACCGTAGCACTGCTGGCCTATCCCGATGGTAGCCCCCGGATCGAAAGTCGAAGCGCTCGTAAAGGTAGCAAGAACTAGATAGACCGAGCCGCTATCGGTCACCACGTCCATCGCATGATATGAGGTGGTGCTCGACCACGGGCCACGGAAATTCCAGGAGGCGGTTGGGAGCGTGTAGGGACCAAAGACCGTATGATCCATCATGGTCACGAATAGCTGATTTCCAGCTACGGAGAAATAGTCGATCTGGTTCTCCGTCGTCAGCGCGTGATCTTGAAGCGCCGTTAGGGCGCTATATAGCGTCCAAAAATTGACATCGACTTCCGCCGCCGAAAGGTTTGAACCTTGGCCGGAGCCCCAACGGGTATAGTCATTTGTGCGGAAGGTCATGGACATTGAAGTCTCCTACAGGCTGTCGTTAACCATGTCAAGGTGGTGTGGGTATCCCTGTTCCGAGGGAGCCTTCATGCTCAATGGCATTTGCGCCGCCGCAGAACGGGAGAAGCGGCAGTAAATTCTGGTCTGACCCCGCAGGGTTGCTATTCCAATTTATGCCGAAGGGACAGCCGGTCAGACAGTAGGGACCAAGGGCCAGTTGATATGGATTGCAATAGAGATCGCCATGCGCCCCGTCTTGGCTATATGTGTGCGAGCCAATGTTTGGTGACGGAGTTGATGAAACAGTGAGAGTTGGGCTTGTAATGACGGTAGCGGTAAATTGACCATGGAAACACGTCTGATTATTTTCGATGATAACACCATCTTGCGAGAGGCCATTTGATCCGGGACCTACGACGCTACCAATATTATCCCACACATTCAGGATCAGGGCGTACTCGACCGGAACATTATCCAACGTCAAGGTATAGGTTGCCCGAAGAGCACTGTAGGGGAAAACACTACCGCCGCCACCAAAAATCTCATAGCATGGGATGGTCACTAAATTCGAATAGAGCGAACCGCCGTCACCACCACTCGCAGGGAGAGCTTCGACTTGCACGTAGTAGTTCAAGCCGGGGTTGGCGACCGACAATTCTGCGGTGTCCACACCTACGTCGAGGATGTACGTGACATCCATGCGCCCTGCCGAAGTCGGACCTGGGGCAATGCCAACTTTTTTGATCCGCCAAAAAGCCCCCTGTTTGACAGGTGTTTTAGTTCCGAGCCACGGTAAGCCACCTTTCGTCCAACGAACATAGATATTCTTATCAGTGTTCGGCGGGGGCGCGCCGTCGGCAGTATAATTTGTCACATCCTTCACGTTCCAGAGGGAGGCATCGACATCCAAAACAAATTCAGTGCCATTGACGCTCTTGAACCCGATCTTATCTGTTTGCTCAATGAGCAACTTGTTACCGGTTGTTGGCCCGGAGGGGTAGTCTTTATCCGCCGAACTAGTACTGCCGCCAGCGATAAGTTCATCAATCTCGACTATATGATCCTTGCGCGTTGAAACTCCTTTGACGAATGACACTTCGAGCCCATTGCCGGTGTCATCTTTTACTGCTGCCGAGATGTCGGTATTTGGCATCTTGAACAGTTCTTCTTTCCCATTGGGCATTGTGAAAGTGATGGCGTCTAAAATTTCGATATCAAAGAATTGCGAACCATCGGTGGGGTTGGTGAGTCGTTGCATATGAGAGCGGCGTGAACATCCAGAGGCGCTACCGACGTTATTACCATCTCCTGTATCGTCAATAATATATGGAGCTTTTGCCGTCACCTTATAGAGAATTTCTTTCCCGTTCGCGAATACGATAGAGACCATATTGAGGACTTCAACATCGATATAGTTGCCCTTTGGATCAGTGATCCGAACAACATGTACCTGACGTGTGATGCCACCTGTAAGGGTAACCATTTGACGTTACCCCGCAAGCGCCTGTTGCAGCGCGGGGCTATTTGGTGACGACTCAGTGTGTGTGGACCCCATGTAGGTAGAAAAGCCTGAACTGGCGTTGGTGGAGAAAGTTTTGGTGCCGCCTTTGAGGCCAACGCTGACTTTAACCGGCGGCACGCCGACCGTGCCCGGAGGGATAAACGCTTGCGGTGTCACGTCCACATCGGCGAAGGGCCGCACGATTGTTTCAAGATTGCTGCTCATCTGACTACTCTACTTATGGACTAGAGGGGGCTTCAAGATCAATTCCGAGAGGAATTTCGAGTGGACTGACAGTGACGGTGTACGCGGCGTTGAATGGACCATTGGTCACCGGCTGGATCAAAATCTCGGCTGAGACCGGATTGGACTCCATAATATACGGGATCGAGTGGGCGGTGTCATAGAATTCCAATTGTTCGAGCCACCAATCTGCCGATGCGGTACCGCCGCTGTTTGTAGTTGTCGTAGTGGACCCGTCCATGCCGGTCTCCGTCGAAGTGTAGGTCTGGTTCAGGATCACCGAAGTCTGTGCTAACTGCGCCGCGAGTGGGAACGCGGCCTTGATAGCTGTCGCTTGCGCACTCGCTGAACCACTTATGGAAACGTTCGCTGGCAAATAACTGAGCGGGAAACTCAAGCCATCGTCATAGGGTACATAGCCCGGCGGAGTGTAGCTGATATCGTTGCTATCTGTGGGGAATACTGCCGTCGTTGCACCATCGTAGACTTGGTAGACTCCGGTGCCAACGTAAGTGTTGTCTGCTACATATTCCGGCGTCCCCACGATTGCTTCGACGACGCCGCCGTAGCCAACTGCGCATCCTGCTTCAATATGCCCAATCATTTTACCTTCACTTGCACTCATCGTGTAGGAAGTGATTTTACCAGTTGCTGTGCCGCCGGGCAGGCGTGGGTCAAACAGTGTCGCATTCATGCGGCAGGACATGCCCGCCACGGCATAGAATGGGCAATCCCACATGACTTTGACAGCGCGAGAACGTAGCCGCAGCCGCGCACGGGCTTTACAAATAAGATATTGGATACTCTGTTGTCCTCGATCACTCGGAAAGAAGTTGTTGGCGGTCACGTTATCCGCCGTGCCGCCGATGGGAATACCGAGAAATGACGGAGCAATCCCAAGGTCAGTGAAGCCACCGAGGGCTGCAACACCGGCTCCGCCGGAAGAGAATTGACCGCCGCCAATGCCTCCGCCGATCAAACTGCTGCCGCCCATATTAGCACCGCTGGGCGAGAACCACTCTAAATAAACGGTGACCGGCGCGGGCGTGGGCTCGTCGCTAGTGGTGACCGGCGGAATGTAGGTCATCTCAGTGTACTGATCGGTCGTCGAGCATGCTCCAACGCAAAGCCAGTAGGAGGTAGCGCCGGGCACATCGATAAGGCCGCCGGTATTTGGATCGAAAATTTGCTCCTGATAGAGCAAAATAGTGCCCGACGCGTAATGCGTCGCGAACGTCATTTGTTGGATAGCGTTCAATGGTGACTCACCTAAGCTCGCCCATTGCACCGTGCCGTCATCGGTGATCGTGCCAGGAATGTCGCTGAAAACTGGTTCAGTCGCGCCCGCAGTGCCTGCTTGCACGCAAATCTGATATGACAAACCGCCGGGGGTTGTAGCATCGTTCGGGAAGATTAGCTGTGTCACCCCGACGGGAGCACTCGCGAAATCTGACCATGCATCGTAAATGATGAGGGGCTGGCCCACATCGGTACCGCTGACTTTCATAAGTTCGGTATTCTGTTCGACGGTGGGTGACGTAAGAATGGCTTGGGTGTTGGCGGCGACATCCATCACCAACATTTCCGAATAGCTGCGCTTCGCATCGTAGCGCAAGGTCCATGTACAGTTCAGCGCCCATAAGGGAACCGTAAGGCCGGTAAGCTCCATACTCGCGCCCCTGTTAACGGGGGGCGTACTGAAAGGATTACAATCGCCAACAACTTCATGCCAAGTTAAAGTGGTAGAGAGCGGGGACGGCGATAAGAGCGCCGGAAACGACGCCGAATTGTGCGTGGAATTGACACTGCAATCTTCCATCTGCGTCGAAGTAGTAGTCCACGACGCGCTGATATTCACTGTTGGAGTTTGCGTAATTTTGTAAACGTCATTCACGAAACTGGTTTCAACATGCCACCCGCCGCCGACACCTGCGCCCGGCTTTGGCCAATCACCCATGAAAGAGTCGCCGGTATAGCTTATGATATTCACATTCGGGCCATCGACGTAGCCGCTGCTACGCTGGGTCCAATTTACGCTGGCTTCTATTCGGATATTGGTGAGAGGTGACTCGCCGACGGTCATCTTAACCGAGTCATAGAACGCATCTCCCTGTTCGAAAACAATCGTGCCATCTTCTCCGGTCAAGATATCGGACGCGGAAGTCGCGAGTGTTGTGCGGTCGGTATGATAAAGCGATGACCAGCCTTCGAGGATCGCATCAGGCTCGTCCCGGTGCGTCTCATCCAGGAAAATCGGATCGTAGTTCGGAGCGACTTTGAGTGTCTCGGCGACGGCTTGCTTGTCCTCGATAAAATTCCGCGACCGTGAGATGAGTTTCAGTGTGATCTTCTCGGCAAATAGATCGGAGGGGATGCCAACTAGCTCACCAAAAAATATCGGAAGGATGCACGGATACGTGTAGCTTGTACCAAACTTCGCATTGATCGCGGTTACTGTCGCGGCATCCGGTGGCTGGTAGGACAGCCATGCCCATTGCTTGCGGCCGGGAGCGAGTAGCCCGACGCGCGGGTTGAAGATTACGATTTCAAGATCGGGGACCTGACCTTCCTCGTGCTTGAGGTTGATCGAGAAAATGGCCTCATCCATAACGTTCATCGTGGTCGGATCAAACGTCTTTTGATCCGAGTCAACCCACGCAAAAAAGAAGGGTAATAGCGCGGTCATTTTCTTACTCGTGCGTATTGCGAGAACATTCTCATCACGTCGTGTGAGTACGACTTTCCAGCCTTCATCCCGGCGTGAACCTCGCTCACAAACTCTTTTGGGTTCATCGCAGCGTATTTAGAGACCTGACTACGTGCTGTAGCTTGGTCCGGGCCGCCCATGAAATTGTCGGGCGCGTTGTACATCACAACTTCTTTCCCTTAAGCGCGGTAACGCCCTCTTGATGCGCCGCCGGAGTCGCAAATCGTTTTGATCGCCATAGATCGGACGGCGCGCCGCCTAGGGCGCCCGGCATGTCTCGACGCCCTCCTGGTCCCGGGCGATAGCCCTTGGCTACAGTCGTCGCGCGATCCTGCGCGCCGCCGCCCGGGTAGCGCCGGAAATCAATCTTGAGTCCGCGCGAGATGGCGTCGCTACGTGCGCCGCCGCGTGGATCGGAACCGTGTCCTAAAGCATCTTTTCCCATGATCTACACTCCTGCGAACTTCCGAAGCGCTTCTTTGGTCGCATCGGGACTCAATAAATTGTGCCGCCCCACATCACGCGCGTGAAAGATGACCGCTCGCGTTGTTCCTCACCATACTGCCGACCGGGTCTTTCCAGAACGAGTTTGAAACATTGACATGGATTTTGTTGTCGGTATTGGAATAGATCGCCGCTACAGTTGACCTGGCTTTCCGATAAATCTCTGCCGGGTGCCCTGACTCATTGATGTAACGTGCGGCCTCGCGTGCGTTTGCTATCGGACTTTTGCCGAACTGCGGCGGCGACGGCGGGTGGCCGACTTGATCGACGCCTGCGCTATGTGCGCCGTGTGCTTCGGAGCCGTGGCCCTTCGCGTCTTTCATGATTGTCTCCGAGCGCGACGTTGCGCCTTACCAAAATACGCAAGCCATTTCGGCATCTGCGTGACGCGGCTCAGGTCAGGCATCACCGCCGTGCGCAGCGTCTTGACTATATCTTGTTGATGCGCGGGCGTGGCGCGCGGGCGCATGAACTTCGGCGGGATCGAACCGTTCGCTCCCGTTTTTTCACTACCGTGGCCCTTGGCATCTTTCATTTCCGTGTCCTCAAGTTACATTCGCATTCGAGACTGCGCACCACGTCCGTGACTGACTCCTTGACGATAAAACTGCCGCCGCCGGTTACGATCATGGTGCCCTTGGCATATCCTGGGGGAGACACTCGGACTGCTATAACCGCGATAGGATTGAGCGGAATTATATTGCCATCGATCCCGGTGAAAAGGACGAGGTGCCACGCCACCATGAGAAGCGCGAGCATTTTATACTTCCTCCAAATCCAAAGACCATACCACATCGGATTTCCACTCCTCAAAGTGCTCGGTTGGGTTACCGACGAGCATTGTCAGCACCGGCCGGTAGAATGTGAAAGCCCCCTGAGTCCAACTCGATCCGCTTACCTCCGTGCGCGCGGGCGAACCCGAGCGCCCCGTGGGATAGCAGAGCGTCGCGGCGCAATCAACTGTGACGGTCATCCCTGGCCAGATATTATCAAGCGGCGGCGCATCTATGTCGGTGCATGTGATCTTGCTCGAATACTTGCGAAAGATCGGATTGGAGATATCCAAGAGGACGCCGTTGATGGTGCGATTTTGTTGATTGGCCTGCTTGATAACTTCTAGCGTCTGCGTCAGACCGCGTGCCTGATAAAGCATCGAACCGAAGCCCGAGATTGTCAGTAGCGTATCGGACGGCGGCGATGATGTCGGCGACCAGGGCAGTTCGTTTTCCAAGGTCATGCTCATGTTAGCGCATCCAGCTTGGTTTGCGTCCAGTTGAAGTTGTCTGTTGACTGATCGCGTGTGTCTTGAGGCTCGCCGCGACGTGATCCGCCGCGTGCGTCACAAATTCCTGGCCGTCAAGATGCAAATGGATTGGTGTCCCGCCGCCTCTGCCGCCACTGCCCCCGCCGCCTGCCGAGCCCCCGGCCGCCATGTGAATTGGCGACACGACGGGGCCGCCCATTGCATAGCCCATATTGTTGATTGCGTGCATGAAGTCAGTGCCGTAGTTTTGCACCGACGCCGCTTTCATGACAAATTCGCCGTGTGATAGCATCGCATGAATACTATCGCTTGTGCCAGTGCCCGCGCCGTGAATTTCACCGCCTTCTGCCGACTCCGCCCACGGCAGTGATGGCGGGGGCTGACCCTCCGGTCCACTACTCATCCGTGCATCGTCCGCACCTTTTACACCCATTATGGGCATTTCTGCTACATCAAATCTACCGCTGTCCGCAACTTGCTGAGGCGCGGTGCTGGTATCCGATGAGGCGTCGGACGTTTTGTAGGGTGAGGAATAAGGGCCTGGACCAGGAGCAGGACCCTGATAATTTGAAGGAACCATCCGAGTAGGGTCGTTCATGTCCCGCGTGGGATCATTGATACTCATTGAGGGATGGCCCATGTTGTTGTTCCATACCTCAGCACGCTGAATATCGGCCTTCATCTCTGCCTGGGCAGCTTTCTTCCTCGCGCTATTTACTTTGGCTATGAGCACCCGTTGTTCTTGATCAAATTTTTCCGCTGCCGCACCATGCAAACCACGTGGCATCGACGCGTAATGATCATCTGATGCCTTCTGAGCTTCTTTAACGGGATCGTTCCCATCATCGCCTACATCCCCACCTTCGGCGAAGTGAGGAACGAGCCCACCGTTCACGGCGTGCATGAAACCAGAACCGAAACGCTTTACTGCTCCAGCCCCCATGACGAATTCGCCATTGGACACGCGCGCCTTGATCATGCCGCCCTTAGCGTGACCGAGGGGGGCCTCAGTTAAATCACCGCCGCTGCCACCGCCGCTATTTTTAAGAGCGGTTGTTGCGGAGGTGAGCGCCTGAGTAAAACCTCCGAGGCCGGTATTGGCGGTAGCAACCTTTGCCGCAATCTCACTGAATTTACCGCTAACTCGTGCACTCGCACCAACTATATTTTCCGCGTTCGCAACATTAGAAGGTTGAAGTTTCGAACTGTCCTTATCCGCGTCCGCTATCGTGCCACCGATATCTGTTTGTTTGAGTGCTTTCGCTGCCCCAGCAGCATCCATGGTTCCAGCGCGGCCGCCGAAACCCATGATTTTTGCCGCTTCGTTGGCGCTCATGCCGAATTTGCGAACGTTCTCGGTAGCCTCTTTCCATACATCTGCGCCAGTAGGTTTCTCGCCACCTGCCTGATCTTTTCCCGCGCCATAAATGGTCGCGCGTTTTAGATCGCCTAGACTCACGTCCTTGAGATTAATTCCGCCACCGACGCCGCCGCCCTCGATTGCCGCGCGAATGTTATCCAAATCTTTTAAGGAGGCATTATAGTCAGCCTCGCGTGCTTTCTTCGCCGAAGTTGCTTGCTCTCTATCTTTAAGGGATTGATCGGCCTGCTCCTGCGCCTGCTTCCGATTATCGTCGCTGATTTTTTTCTGCGCATCGTCGTAAGCCTGCCTTGCCTTCGCCTGTTTCAGCGGGTCATCTTCCATGTGTTTCAGCGCAGCGTCGCTCGCATCCGACTGATGTTGTCGCGCGTCTTTCACGCCTTGCTCAAGACGCCTGCCTTGCAGAGCATGCTCGGCCGCTTGATCCTTGTGGCCGGTTTGGAATTCTTTGAGCTTCAACTCAGCTTCTTCAACGCTAAGTGACGCACCAGCTATCGATTGCAGATCGTGCGTCGCCGATGATGCCATATCACTAGCGGAGTTTTTCAGATTTTCCCACGCCTCGGCGACCGAGAGCGCGTCTTTCTTCATAGTCTGTGCCCAATCCTCCGATTTCGCGGCCGACTCACTCGCCGCATTTGAAATGCGCTGATCTGCTGCTGCTATTCGTTCGGCACTTGCCTCATGTGCGGTGCCCGCGTTACGGATGGATGCTTGGATACCAGACCACGCTTGATCGATTTCCTGGACAGTGCGTGCCATCGCACGGCTTGTGGCTTCGGCTGTGACCCCAAATTCCTCAAATGCTTCGCGCAAACCTTGGACCCCGGCGGCCGTAGTACCAAAAGCTTCACCGAGCGCAGCCGTTGACACGACGGCCTCCGCTTGCACTTTTTCAAATTCAGCGATGGCGATCACCACGGCTGCAATCGCGGCAATGATCGCGAGTGTGCCGCCGCTGAAAATGGTAAGACCTGCACCAGCAGTTTCGGCCGCCTCCGCAATTTTTTGGAATGCCTCAACGCCGGTTTCGCCAAGTTCAGCGAATTGCGCGCCTGCTTCACCGCCGCCCTCAATTAAAATTCTTTGGATAATATCAGACATCTCACGCGGCTTTCCATGCAATATCAAAGATCGATTGGAAGTTACCCATCACTGTCGCGACATCTTCGGCGAAATGGAATTTCTGCGGAATAGTCACGCTCGAAATTCCGAAGTATTTTGGTAGTTTGTCGCTGATCGAGAACAATAAAGGATCACCGCTGGGACGACGGATCGAAAATAAGCCCCCGCTGTACTCACTAGGAGGGACACCCTCCGCGTCGGTACCGCTTAAGCCAATCCATAATAGTGGCCGACCCGTGATCGTTCCGCCGGTCTCAAAAATATCGGCGTAGGGGATATCGTGCGTGATTGTCAGTTGCCGCCCACTCGCGCCGTAAGGATCGACCTTAACATTCAAGCCATCAGTCCATCGTGAACCAAACCCCCCGGCTGATTTAATATCGGCTCGACACGAGTCCTGGATCATCGATGCGGCCATGTTGGAAGCGGTATTAATTGCCGCATCCATGCGGTCGCCAAGTCCGGCCATGTTCTTGACGAATTCAGGGCCCGGGTTACTGACGATGATACGGATATTCGCCACCTAAGTATCCTCCCACTCCCCCAACTGCGCTTTGATCGCCTTACCGTCTTGGCTATTCCCAAGCGAGATCAGCGCGAGTTGTTCGTACAACTCCCGTTCGCGTCGTCGAGCGGCCAAGAACGAGTAGGCCGAGATTTGGCGGGGAGTTAAGTCCCAGGCACTGGCTCCATGGCCTCCGGCGATGAGGGCTTCGACGCTGGCCGCAAGTTCGTATCCGGTCCCTTTCCATAATTTACGGATGCGACTGCGTTGGACAGGGCGACGATCCGTTTCACGAAAGGGCCGAAACCACTCTTAAAGGTCACGCGACCTATAGCCTCTAAAATATCAAGTTGCACTTCAACAGGAAGCTCGTCCGCGACTTTCTCATGTGCCTCATCGTTTAGGTGCCCCGTTCCGGCGGCGATGATAGCTGCAATGACATCGGGTCCAGCTACAATCATTTCTGCGGCGGTTAAGCCGCCACCGGAAAACCACTTCTGCATGTCGGGGAAGCGCTGGATAAGCGAGATAGCGCCCCGAGCCGATACGCCTGTTATATTCAGATTCATACCCCTAACCGGGACCTGTTCCTGAGCGCCGCCGATATCAATCAAACTCAAACCTTGTTCTTTCGCCATTTGGGGGACTTCCTTTTCCTCTGTTATCGGCCGTAGCCGGGGTAGGGTGGGGTCGTTGTCGAATTCGGCCCGAGCGCGGCGGGTTTCTGTGTTTGCCGCTGGATGAGTAGCCGCTCTTGCGAGGTCTTGCTCGGGGGCGCGGCATGCACGGCGGCCGGGAGCGGCGCAGTCGCAGGCTCCGACACCGGGGAATTGACCGCAGGCGGGGCACCGGGCGTCGCAGGGACGGCCGCAGGTGTTGGCTGGGTATGTGGGGCGGCAGGCGCAGGATCGGCTGTGTGGGCTCCTGGGAAGGGCCACGGGGCGCCTGTTGCGCTGGCGTCCAAAGCCACATTTTGTTCCCGAGCGGGATCGAAAGGCTTTACGCCTGAGTCTTTGACGGGGAAGGGACGCGGTTGCGGTTGATCTGTCATTGGGAGCCTCCGGGGGGTGTGCAGATGTCGGCACCCTACACGCAGGTGCCGACCTTTTTATACGCGAGTGCGCTTAAAGTCAAAATATACGCGCTTGCGTATTTAGTCCTTGACCGGGCTATTCGGCAGCGAGACGAATGCAGTGCCGAAAGTGCCGCTGGCTTGGTCGAACAGAACGTCGCCCTGTAGATCGAGCGTGCCCCAGGTATTGCCGATCAACGAAATGGCCTTGTTCGGGGTCAGTTGCACGAGCGGGAATTCAACCGTCCATGCCGGGCCGACGAGCGAGTCGCCAACGAATTGCACGGCGGCGTACAGGACGGGCGTCGAGAAGATGTCGAGGGTTTCCTCCAACGGCGACGGACCGCTGCCAACGGTCGGGGTGACCCCAAGCATAGCGAAACCCATGTTGCGCGCGGTGAATTCCTCAAGGACCATCGTCAGCATGCCGCTGATTTGCGTAGTCGCGACGAAATCCTTGACGCGGACACCGGAACGACTCGAATAGTGATCGAGTTGCGTTACCTTCGCCAAGAATTCGAACGTCGGGCAGTTGCCGCAATCAGTGAATACTTCCTCACCGAGAACTTTGATTGAGACCACGCCACGGCCGATGTAATAATTGCCTATGTTGGGGGAGGTTAAACTGCCCTCAATATCGAGAAATCCAGCCATGGGAGCCTCCCTTTATGCAGCGAGCACGGGTGTGAAACTATGGATCGCATGAGTAAAGCATACGATTGGATGATCTGCTCGACCGACTTGCTTCGGCATTTTCGCGCTCGTTTAACCGATGATCTCGTTTGGTAGCAGTGGATAGTAGAACGACATTGAAATTCCCAATTGGCCTTGCATCGTCCGGTTGCGCGCGAGATCGGTCACGCAGGCTTCAACAACAATTCGTCCATTCGAACTAACCAAATTCAGCAGGGTCTGATCCGTCCAAATTCCTTGAAGGATCGCGATCCGCGCTAAATCTAAATCCTCTCCCACGTTTAAGTTGTTCGGCTTTCGCACGTCCAACACGACGTAAATTTCCGGCGTCATCTTCATTATCTGCGGCGCGATCCTTGTCTGCGCCCGGCCGGGTATTACCGGCGTTCCCCCAGGTAACTCATCAGCATCTAACAGAATGATGCCAGGGACTAAACCTTGTGGAAGCTCGTTGCGATTGTGCACGTAGCCTCCGGTAGCAAACCCCGCTGGCGTTCCTTGCGTCCCGGTCAAAACGATGGTCGGCACGAGCGCCGCCAGCATTGAACCAAGCTCCACCAAAATCGCCTGCCGTCGATCAAACTGCGTCATATTCCAGGGCCTTCCAGGCTGTCATTAACCATAGATCGGGGGCGTCTGCAACCGGGTAAATTTAGCGACGGACCGTTGACTCATAAAGGACTATAATCCCGGCGGGCGAGTAAAGCTTGACCGGACTTGTAAATGGGAGCACCCGGCCTGCATCCGGGCCAATGAGAACGACTATCTGGTCTTTTTCATTGTCAGGCGGCTGGCCTGGAACTGCGCCCAATCCCGGCGCAATGAGGATTTTGCGGTCGGTCGGGTTCGTGAGTTGGGTCGCAGCATCGTGCGGATCATACTCGGTGATGACAATTGTGCACGGACGATCCTGCGAACTATCCGTTGCGCCGACGGGGCGCAGCGATGCGGCCATGCCGAATTGCAGAATGAGCTTGTCAGCGACGGCCGCAAGTGCTCGATAATTGAAGGTTCCTGCCATCCCATCACCTAATAATCTGGTGGCCGCCAGAAGCAATCAAGAGTCCCGCCTTCGCCAATAAACGACTCACGTGCGGGAAGTCCGCGAAAAATCCGATCCCGAGCTTGGTATCATAAGTCGCGGACACCTTGATTGGGCCGACCTCCTGGGAAGCTGACTCAATGATGGCTCCGGCTAACACGACAGTCGGATCGTAATCCGGTTGGAGGATGATGCCATTGATCATGCGAAGCGCAAGCTCCGCGCACCCGAATGAAATTGCTTTTGGAATTCCGTATACGTTATCACCATTGAAATCGACCACGCCCTGACGAGGCCATTCCGTTGCCTGTTGCGTAGTGCTCGGTACATAGAATGCAGTTTGAGTGAAACCGAACGGGCTAAGCCACGGATCAATAAATGGCAGCATCGGATCGAGGATATCGTTGCCGCCAAGAAATTGCAGGAGCTTCACGCCTTTGAAGCGATACCACTGATCGAGATAGTCCGTGCCTTGAACTATTGCCTGCTGCAATTGCGCGGTCGTCGGTGTGCCGTACACGTTGCCGCGTGAGGCGTGATATTCCTTGAAGAAATTCGACGTGATGTAGGCGTTGGCTGGAACCATCTGCGTCACGGCGGAAGTCGTCTCGGCATTCGCGCCAGTGATCCACGTGATTACACTGCCTGCTTCTGGCCATCCACTTTGCAGCACTTCGCCAGGACCCGCGCCGTTCGGAAGCGCGGTCGTGATACCGAATTGCGCCGTGTTCAGGATTTGCCCGACCGTGAACGCGAGTGACACTTCGTTGCCGTTCCACGGTTGCACGCCTGCAATGGTTCCGGTGTCATTGACGGCAATTGGATTAGCGGGCGCGGCGGCGACCGTGATCTGAGCTACGGTGCCCGTCCTGTCCTGCTGCGCGAAAATGATACTCATGGCAGCACCCGCCCGATGAGCACTTGCGGATCAACATATACCCAATTGACCGCTCCATCTGACTGCTGACCGCGATCAACAATAGGTGCAGTCGAGCCGGTTGTCCCCGCCCCGAGCGCTTGATAGGCGTTGCCGCCATACTGATAATACGCCCCATCAGCCACCGAGAGATCGGCGGACCATAACGGCAAATTTTGGAGAGCTTGACGTGCCCGATTGCGACGGCGGGCATAGTAAAGCCCCGCCTGCATTTCAGCGGTCGGCCGGTACGGAGGATTGAGAAGTGCGCTCATCGTTCCGACCTTTTATTCCGGCCGGAGATTACCCGGTCCGGCGGATTTTATCCCGCGCGATGGGCATAACCACGTTGCCATCAACCCCGATCATGGGACGGACAGGACGCTTCCAACCCAGGGTGTTGCCTTTCCCCATCGCCGCATCGACCTGATTGAGTCGTGAAGTTTCAATTCGCTTTTGATGCTCACCGGCAAGATATTCCTTGATATTCTGCGCGGCGGTCATCGGTGGGAACGCGGCGGCACGAACCTTTTTCGTGCGCTCGATCTCCAACCGGAGCGGCTGCTCGCGGCCATGGCAGACCGCAAGCTCTTTCTTGTTGGCGATATATGCCATCTCGGCATCGACCACATCCTGATTGAGCTTCGCTCGATACTCAGCTTCGGTCGGCCGCGTATCGACTGGCGCGATTGGTTCAATGGGATCGACCAACGTTGTGCCACCATCCGCTTTCGGACCTGGGTCCGTTGCAGTTGGTTCAATAGGCGCGGTCACTGAGACCTTGCGGACGAAACCGGGCCACGCATCGCCGATATCTTGTCGCCGGATTGTCTGATCGTTTAAGAGTTTCTGGACGATGCCTGTGCGAGGCAGACCATCTTCGGTCCATGAGTCGGCATCGTCGTGGTCCAGTTGCGCGAGCGCAGTCTTGATCTTCTCGTGGTACTTGGCTTGGTCAGTCATGATAATCCTCGTTCAGCTTGGGGACATGCACCATTCTCATGAATGGCGAAGCTCGTAAAATCGTGGCCGGGGTCTTGCGACCCCGGCCGATCTCAGTGGGCGGCCGGAAGTCCCCCTTCAAACCGCGCACCGAAACTTTAAACGCGACCTGGGTTCAGGTGCGACACGTTGGTCGCTAACTTAATCTCGCCCGCCGTGTTGGTGTACAAATAATCGAAAATCGTCTGATCCGCGCCCGCCGACTCCAAGCGCTCGGCTTGCTGAGTCAACCATGCGCGCTCCTGCGCGCCGTAGCGCAAGCGACTATAGTTGGCGTAACGCTGATGCCGACGGTAAAGTCGGGGCGACGCCTTGGTATCGGGTTTGAAGGGCTCATCGATGGCCATGATGGTGCTTCCTTTGGTTTAAGAAAAGGCTCGGATGCCAAGTCTAAGTTGGCATCCGACTATCTTTTCAAACCGGGTTAGCGAGTCCACAGACCGCCGCTCTCAGTGCCAGCCGGATCGGCGCGGTATGCGCCAGGGTTGGCGATTGACTCCGCCGTGATGAGGCGGGCGAGCTTGATCTGCTTGCGCTCCGGGAACACGCGGACGAACGAGGGTGCCGCCGCGAGGTTCGCGTTGGTCGGGCCGCCATTCGAGTTGGTGCCGACGTAGGCATGGCCAACGGGATGGAGACACCACTCGACGCGATTGAACAGAACGTCCGAGCCTGCGCCGTTGCCCTGAGCCGGGTAACGGAAAACTTCGGTGGGGACGATTGGCGTGCCGACACCCAGGCGGAACGACGCGGGGCCAACGAGCCACGTGTGGTAGACGCCACTTGAGGTGGAGGCACCGGCAGTCGAGTCACCGGCCGGGTTGGGCATGCCGTCGTCAACGACCACGCGCCGTCCGAGGAAGGTCGGGATATTGACGTGACCTTCCGCATCAGGAATGAAGTCGATGAGGTTGTTCTTCTGCGCCTTGGCGTAGACCACCGAGTGCATGAACACTGCCGTCACGTCCTCGGCGGCGTCGCCGAGCAACGAACAGGTGTCGATGAACGCGGAGGCGGAGAAGTCGGACACACCGGCAGCGTAGCCGCCCGTGCTGATATCCTGAGTCAGATCAGCCATATTGCCGTAGGCGGCATTGAGGCCGATGTTGTGCGAGCGACCATCGGTCGGATCGGACAACTCATTGGTGGCGAAGACGCCTGCAGCAGCGGCAACGAATGCCCGCTGCAATCGACGGACCCAATAGTCGGAAACGCGAGCCGCGATGCTTTGCATCGGGTCGGCACCGGCCAGGGCGGTCGCGAGACGCATCGTGCTCCAAGAACTGTTGCGCGAGAGTCGCACCGCAACTTCGGCGCTCGTCTGCGTGGCGTTCGGAGTCGAGAACGTGTTGGCGTCGTCGCTTGACACATTCTCGGCCGGATCGCCGATGTCCTGCCAGGACGGGACCGTGAAGGTCAAGCCGCCGCCAGCAAGCAAATTGTCGATGAAGTCGTCACGGGCAGCGATACCGCTCTGGATAATTGCGGTCTTTTCCATCGTAAGCTGCTGCGTGTACGGGGTGAAAACTTCGGGGACGATCACATCCGCAATCGTGGTGGAAACATTGGTCATTGGGATAACCTCACAAAAGGGGTTGACGACAAAAACCGTCGCCTCCCCATGGAGGTTCGCGGGTAGAATGTGAAAGCCCTGCCGAGTCACTCACCATGGAGCCACGTCGAGGCAGAGGATCACGTGATGATGGAGATATTTACCACGAGAAGTACGTGTCAGCAACCGGGTAAAAAAGAACTAAATGGACTCGCCCTGCGGCTCAATTTTTGGTTCGACTTTCTTTGACGTATCAACGCATCGAGCGGTGATTATAACCTTGGTACCGTTGAGTTTCTTAGAGATGCCCTCGACCATATCTTGTGTCATTTTTGCGAAACTTTTCTTTGCTAAATTTTTCTCGCACACGGCCTCAGTAGCGAAACCATTTCTGACAACCCCGTCTGCGAGGTGCTTCGGAGGGCCATTCGGGCTGACGATAGCCACCATTATCAAGACGATCTTCCACATGGTGTTCTCCTTTTGAATTTCGGGGGCTGGGTTACGCTCTCCACGTCGTCATGTCAAGATTGTCCCGATCAGGCTTTTCCTGGTACCAGCCCTTCCCTTGCGAGATGTCCAACACCGATTGGAAATATTCATCGAACATCAGACCGATGCGCCCGAGAGTGAAACGCTCGCCCCATGCACGGCATGCCAGCGGATCGATGCGATTGATGTTGCGCGCGGCCCATGTAAACTGCTCGAACGTTTTGCATCGGAAGCCAGTCTCGCCGTGCTTGTTGTATTCCGAAAAAGCACCACGGTCGGATGAAATGACCGGCGTGCCGGAGAGCATCGCTTCGATTTGAACACCGCAGAACGGCTCGATGAACGTCGAGGGGCAGAGGATCGCTGTTGCTCGTGAGAGTAACTCCGCCCGAATTTGCGGGTTCACGACGCCGACGTATGAGACACCCTCTGCGTGTTCACGCTGACCAGGCCCGGCGACGATGAGTTTAGTGCCGGTTATCTTCGCGATCTGTTCGGCGATGTGAACGCCCTTGCCGTCGTTGACGCGACCAAGGAACAGAAAATAGTCATCCTTGGAGGATGAATATGTGAAGTCGGCTATGTCAAAATAGTTGGGGATCACTGCATCGTACCAGAAGTCGTTGCTCGAAAATTCGATTGCTTTCTGACCCTGATATGCGTGCATAATTGCGTAGCTCTCAAACACGCGGTATTTGGCGAAGCCACCGGTCGAGTAGCCGATGCCAGGCTCGACAACGATCAACTCAGGACAGGCATCGGCAACCGGCTTATGACCGAAGCCGAATGAGCAAAGCAGGAAATCACTCGGCTGTCTCCGTGTCTCGACTTCAAGCGGCGTTCGCGTATTGAAAACTTTGTAGGTCCAATCCTTGTTAATATCATAGCCTACCCATCCGTGCTTTCGCCAATCATGGGTGCCGTAGGCTTTGTTGTAGTCGTAGCGCTTGACAACGGTCACGTGCTCATCGCATTCGACCTTCGAATCCTCGTGGCCGTAGTGGATGACGTAGTGACCCTGCGCCTTGAGCAGCTTGCACAGCTTCACGACTTTCTGCGTGAACGCGCAGGTCGAATACTCCGGCGTCGAGATCGTGTGTGCGAGCCCTAAAACATGGAAGCGGAAAGGCATGGGGATTTCTTTTTTTTTTCTTTTGCTTTGTGGCACATCACGCGAGCTTAGGCAATGATGAATTGAATTTCTCCGGCCGCGCCTGCGGGACTGCCCGCGCCCCCGCTGGTGCCGCCTGCACCGACTATCCAAGCTAAACTAACGCCCGCATAAGTACCGCCCGTGTAAACGCTCTTGACGAATGCGCCACCACCGCCACCTGCTCCTGCATATTCAAAGTGGGAGGATATAACCTCGGTTGAGTAGCCACCTGCGGAAGCGCCACCACCCGGAGCGTTGCCCCCGTTACCGGTAAATTGTTGCGTCGTAGAGGTCGTGGTAACTGAGACTCCGGCCGCTGCCCCACCGCCGCCTCCTGCCGCCGCGCCACCCGCGCCCGTCGTGAGTGTTGCACCGGTCGCATTATAGCTGCCTGCACCGCCGGTAGTTCCAGCGGCGTTTGCGGTATTGCCCCCTGATGGCGCGCCGCCCGCGCCGCCCGTGCCAGAGGTAGTGGAGTTTGTTCCTCCGCCGCCGCCGCCGCCATACGCGACCAGACCCAAAGCTGCGACTTCGCTATATCCACCAGCATTTCCGTTTATCGCCGCCCCCGATGTTGTTGTTGAACCACCAGCACCACCCGCCCCCCACAATTGGATCGTGAGGGTGTTGTAGGCCGGGACAGTGAAATTGCCACTACCTATCGTGTACGAGTAAGTCCCCGGCGACGCAATGTTGTAAGTCCACAGCATGTTTGCCCCGTTGGTGCCGCCTGCGGTCGTCACGAGGACGCTCGCCGTACCACCAGTCGTTGCTGCGGGGGTCGTGCATGTGAGCGTGGTAGAATTTGAAACAGAAACGGAGGTACATGCGACGCCGCGAATTGTAACCGTTGTGCCGCCTATGACGAAATTGGTGCCTGTGATCGTGACCCCGGTGCCGCCGTTGGTCGTGCCATTATTGGCGGTGATCGCAGAGACGGTCGGAACAACGTTGAAATAGGTGTAAAGGGTGTTCGTCGTGTTCCCGATCTCAGTTGTCACTTGCACATCAACAGCGCCAGCAGCGCCAGTCCCTGTGACGCACGTGATCGAGGTGTCGCTGACAACGACGATGCTCGTTGCGGCGGTGCCGCCGATGAGGACCGATGTCACGCCCTGCATGAAGCCGGTCCCAGTGATGGTCACGGCCGTGCCGCCGAGCACGCTGCCGCTGGCCGGACTGATACCGGTCACCGTTGGAGTTTGCTGTTCTCCAAGAAATATCTGTTGCAGAGTCGCGACCATTTTAAGTCAGTCCTACGCCGGAGATGAGCCACTCTGTCGCCGTGACTTTCTTCGCCGTTGCAATGCCATTTGCCGCTAATGTGCGACTACCAGTCGAGCCCGTCCCAGCCATGTACATCGTATCTGTCGTGATCGCGATTGTGATGACACCCGCACCGTGTTGGTTAGTGAAGGTGATCACGGTCCCAATCGGAAACGCTATGGACCCGTTAGCCGGAATAGTCCAGATGCGCGCGGTCGCGTCAGCGGTCGGATGGAAAATTTCGTAGCCCGCATCGCCAATCAATAGCCCGTATGCCCCGCTCTGGATATTTTGCGGGATCACTGTTGATGGTCCAGTCGCGCCTACAGTACCAGTCGAACCGGTCGCTCCGGTACCGCCAGTGCCACCCGTGCCGCCTGTGGCGCCTATGGCACCCGTGGCCCCCGTGGCGCCGGTCGGGCCAGCGATGCTCATAGTCGGCTCAGTCCACCCAGTAAGTGCTGCGTATAACAATCCTCCTACGCCATTTGCGACCCATTCAATTTGTCCTGACGTATTTGTAAGGACTGAAAATTGTCCCATCGCTCCGGCAGCCGCCGCCGAAAACGCTATTAGACTATACGTCCCCAGCGGGGTCCCTTCTGCTCCCTGACCTGTTTGAAGAGGGGAATAGAAAGTCATGTAAGATGCCGCCGACGAGTAGTTCAAATATGCATCAAATGTCGCTATAACTGACAAGCCGATTGGTGCGCCACAAACAGGAAGTTGGGGGGTTGCGGTCGTGGCCGCGCCACTGATAAAGGTGACAGGTGTCACAAGTTCAAATCGATCTCCGACTTGCGTGAACGGTCTTATCTGGCCCGTCAGATAGTAGATCGAACCGATACGGCAAAACGCAGTGGTGCCAGCGGGCTTGTTTGCTGCGGTGATTGATGTATCGAAGTAAACGTCAGCGACACCGCCATTGATGATCGCAAAGACGTGGTACCATGTGGCGTTTGTTGCAGTGAGTCCGGTGCCCATGCCATTACCGCCGGACCCAGCTGCCCATGATCCCGCAACTGATTTGGTGAAAGCGGCGAGCGTGATGTACGTCGTGAAAGTGCTATCGATGCGAACACCGGCAGCGACGTTGAGGGCTGTGCCTGTTGCACCATTCGACATCACCATGCCGTAAGGCGTCGATGAGACTGAGCCGATGACGCCTGTGGCGCCTGCCGTGCCGACTCCTGTCGCTCCGGTACCGCCAGTGCCACCCGTGCCGCCTGTGGCGCCTATGGCACCCGTGGCCCCCGTGGCGCCGGTCGGGCCAGCGATGCTCATAGTCGGCTCAGTCCACCCAGTAAGTGCTGCGTATAACAATCCTCCTACGCCATTTGCGACCCATTCAATTTGTCCTGACGTATTTGTAAGGACTGAAAATTGTCCCATCGCTCCGGCAGCCGCCGCCGAAAACGCTATTAGACTATACGTCCCCAGCGGGGTCCCTTCTGCTCCCTGACCTGTTTGAAGAGGGGAATAGAAAGTCATGTAAGATGCCGCCGACGAGTAGTTCAAATATGCATCAAATGTCGCTATAACTGACAAGCCGATTGGTGCGCCACAAACAGGAAGTTGGGGGGTTGCGGTCGTGGCCGCGCCACTGATAAAGGTGACAGGTGTCACAAGTTCAAATCGATCTCCGACTTGCGTGAACGGTCTTATCTGGCCCGTCAGATAGTAGATCGAACCGATACGGCAAAACGCAGTGGTGCCAGCGGGCTTGTTTGCTGCGGTGATTGATGTATCGAAGTAAACGTCAGCGACACCGCCATTGATGATCGCAAAGACGTGGTACCATGTGGCGTTTGTTGCAGTGAGTCCGGTGCCCATGCCATTACCGCCGGACCCAGCTGCCCATGATCCCGCAACTGATTTGGTGAAAGCGGCGAGCGTGATATAGGTCGTGAACGTACTATCAATGCGGACTCCCGCTGCGACATTCAGGACGGCTGGCGAAAGATTATTCGACATCACCATGCCGTAAGGTGTCGATGAGACTGAGCCGATGACTCCAGTTGCTCCTGTCGCGCCGACGCCTGTTGCGCCTGTTGCGCCAGTCGGCCCTGTAGGTCCGGTTGTGCCGACTCCTGTTGCACCCGTCGTGCCGACTCCTGTCGCACCCGTCGCGCCCGAGGCACCTGATGCACCGATTGGACCTGTTGCTCCGGTTGTGCCGACTCCTGTTGCACCTGTCGTGCCGACTCCTGTCGCACCCGTCGCGCCCGAGGCACCTGATGCACCGATTGGACCTGTTGCTCCGGTTGTGCCGACTCCTGTTGCACCCGTCGTGCCGACTCCTGTCGCACCCGTCGCGCCCGAGGCACCTGATGCACCGATTGGACCTGTTGCTCCAGTTGTGCCGACGCTACCTGTGCCGCCTGTGCCACCGACTGATCCTGGAATTCCTGATGCGCCCGATGTGCCTGTTGCTCCTGAACCGCCGCTTGCGCCCGAAGCTCCCGGCGTGCCGTCAGTACCATCATCGCCCGCGTCACCCGGTTCGCCACGAACACCTGTCGCACCGCTTGCGCCCATACCGCCCGATGCGCCGCTCGCGCCCGAGGCACCTGATGCACCGATTGGACCTGTTGCTCCGGTTGTGCCGACTCCTGTTGCACCCGTCGTGCCGACTCCTGTCGCACCCGTCGCGCCCGAGGCACCTGATGCACCGATTGGACCTGTTGCTCCGGTTGTGCCGACTCCTGTCGCACCCGTCGTGCCGACTCCTGTCGCACCCGTCGCGCCCGAGGCACCTGATGCACCCGTCGCGCCGCTCGCGCCATCTGCCCCGCTTGCGCCGACGCTACCTGTGCCGCCTGTGCCACCGACTGATCCTGGAATTCCTGATGCGCCCGATGTGCCTGTTGCTCCTGAACCGCCGCTTGCACCGACTGATCCGTCAGCGCCATCTTCGCCTGCTTCTCCCGGCGATCCGCTCACACCCGTCGCACCGCTTGCGCCCATACCGCCCGATGCGCCGCTCGCGCCCGAGGCACCTGATGCACCGATTGGACCTGTTGCTCCGGTTGTGCCGACTCCTGTTGCACCCGTCGTGCCGACTCCTGTCGCACCCGTCGCGCCCGATGCGCCTGACGCGCCCGTGCTGCCAGATGCCCCGCCACCAGGGCCGATAGGCCCGGTACCGCCTGACGCCCCAGTCCCGCCGCTTGCGCCGGATGCACCGACGGGTCCGCGCTGAATAACTGGAACGGGCGTGATAACGGCTGTTGCTTCAACCTGAACAACAATTGGTGTGGTGGGAATTGCGATAGGTTCACGCGCGGACACAGGGACTTGTGTCACGATGGGGATTGAGGAAACGACCGGAGTTATTGCAGGCGCGGGAATACCGACTGTGATCGTAGTACCTTCAACGACAGTCGGCGTGCCCGGCCCGACAGGAACTTGAGTCGGCGTCGAACCATCGTCGGCCATAGCTCACCTAAAATTTAAACGACGTACTTTTCGCCCATGCCTGTGATCGTGAGCCCTGTTCCAGTCGAGTCATGCCCAACCAAAAAATCAGTCGAGAGCAATTTCAACGAGCCGTACCAATCGAATGCCGAGTAGGCACCAACGTTCTGCTCGACGAAAAACTCCAAGCCCGCCGTTTCTGTGCCAGTAGTTGCCGACACGAACAGACTGAACCAAAGCGCACCACTGGTCGTATTGACCACGTGGATTTGTTTGATGATATCGTAGATCAACGCTGATGCGTTGTTGTAGATGTTCGCTGCCGAGGCTGCGAATGCGACCGGACCGAATGTGCGTTTTATGGTGAGAACAGCCATGATACCCTCCGTTTTAATCCTCGATTGTAATTCCTTGAGTGACAGTAATCGTCCCGATCATCAACAAGTCACGCTCGTCCGTGGTATCATCGACCATCACGAGATCATATGAGTACGGCTGCACGACCAGTGCCGCGCGAAGTGCCATATCGGTCACTTCGAATTGCAAGATGCGAGCTATTTCATCGACAACAATAATCGTCTGCGGACTCGCAATCGAGGAAAGCGCCATGTCGGCCGCCGTCTGCGTAGGGTCCGCCTTCAAGTCACATAGAAAATGTTTGTGCGCGAATGACCATGAGGTATCGCCCACGACTCCGAATTGGAAGGCATCCATCCACCAAACATTATTCGGTATGGAGATGTTGACCTGCGATACAGTGCGCCCAGCCATCGGAAATGCCCTATTTCTAATCTGTGGATTTATGGGTTAACGGTAGCGGGTGTGGCAACTCAACGCAACCCGGTAAAATGGGACGCTAAAAACAGCCGCACGAGGCGGCCGTTCTTGTCTAATTTTTCAGTGAGCTAAAAAGGTCAGGCTGCTTTTGCCGCAGGCTTCGTAGCACCAATCTCGACACCCGCAGCCTTGGCCATCTCGGCGGCTTTCGCCAAACCAAGCGTCTTGATAGCCTGACCTTGCCTGGACACGTTCCATCCTTCCTGAGTGAAAGGGTTGTCCGCTCGGCTGGTAGGTCCGCCTCCCCCACCGCGCGCTCCGCCGCCTTGTGACAACGGCCACCAATGAGGGCGCTTCTCTTTCATATCTTTGAGCCACTCTTTTGCGTCTAGGCCCGGCGTCACGCCCACGTTGTCTTTCGTAAGCATGCGACCATCTTCGGCTAACTCGAACATGCGCGAGCCAACCATCACGGCATCGTCGATTGCAGTTGGAAGGACTTTACCGTCGAGCGCAGCGTCGCGCAGTGTGCCCTCCATCTTGGTCTGCTTGATGCTGCCTTCCAGCGCGAGAACTTCCGCAGTTTTCATTTCCCCAGCCTTGCGCGCGGCATCGAGATCGCGCTGTAGCTGAGTCTTTTCGCGTTCGACGGGACCGAGTGCCCGCTTCACGGCGGCGTCAATGGCCGCTGCATTCTTCTCGGGGTCAATCTTGCCGTCGGTGATCGCGGTGGCTAACTGAGCTTTTGTTGCCTCAAGTTCAGAGAGTTGCGCAGGAACCACTTCTGGATCGAGATCGCCGAACTTTGCGAGCTTCTCCTTCGTGGCCTTGTGTTCTTTCTTCTCGTTGACGAGGCCGCCCTGAACCCGGTCAATGTCCGCCTGAGTCTTGACACCTTCGATGCCGGTCAGTTCGTACTTTCCATTTCGCTCGACGTACAATTCCGCATAGCCTTCCGGGATTTCCTCGACCTTTTCGTAAATCGTTTTGAGCTTCGCCATAGCACGTTTCCTTATCTTCTCCTGACCGGCCATCCGTTCAGGCGGACCCCATGATCCCTATTTAATTCAGACAGACTCGAAACTTCTCGATCTGAGCCATGCTCAAACCATAAGATCGCGCGGCAGCTAAAATCTGTTCGTGCGAAAGTTGTCGGATAGCCAGTGGCATAGATTTGCAATCAATCTCGCCGTCTAAATGTCCGCTTTTCAAAACCCGGCGATAGATTGGCTTGTGCGGCGCTGCGGGCTTGGCCGCTTCTTTGGCGGGTTGTGCCTGGGGGCAGTCGCCTCCAAGGCTCTCGCCCTCTTGCGGGTCACAGTTGAAATGAGGACGCGCGGCCAGCGGCTTGTTGTGCTTGTCGTAGCCTTTACAGTTGCCCAAAAAAGCGCAAGGGCAATCGTTCCCTTCCTCGTCACCTACTTTTGGATCGCAGGGAATGACGCGCGAAACTTGTGCCGGTGCAACAGAATAGACTTGTGAAGGTGCAAAAAAGAAAATCGCGGCGAGCACGACCACGGCGACTAGCGCACCAATTACATTCCACATTTGGGGACCCTCTAATTGAGGGTCGCATTAACCATATATCTGGCGCAGATGCAAGGGGTTATTTGCCCTTGGCCGCTTTAAGCGCCAAGCGCCCGAGTTGCGCGATCTGCCGCCGCGTTATTTCTGTAACTCCATCCACGCCGTTTTTGCTCATGGAGCCGATGACCCTACGGCCGATTTCCGCGCTATCCTGACCAGCAATCAATCCCGAGCGGACGGCATTATCGATCCGCGCGAGATCGGTCGTGATGAAATGGACAGCCCATTGCGCGTAAGTGTAGCCCCGCAATTCCTTCGGTGGCGGTTCATCAGCGTCACGCCATTGAAGCTGCGGCGGAAGCTCCGCCTCCATTTCAGGGGTCCAGGGGTCCGGCACTCCGGTCGGATAACAGCTATCGATGTATAAATCGCGAGTGAGATTGAGCCCTCTCTCCCGGCAATACTCAACTATAGGATCAACGTAGGTGGTGGTCATAATAGCAACTTCACTTTCTTTGCTTGTGTAGCACTCTTCACTTTCTTCTTCGCTCGCGCAGTCGCTCGCGCGGCCTTGTCCGAGTCCGTTTGCGCTCTTGCGACCGCTCGTGCCGCAACCCGAGCAGGCGCTGCTAAATCCCAATCGAGTTTCGTTTTACGCGCCACGGCTTGGCGCGCCACATCTTGCATAGCGATATTCCAAACCAACTTTTGCGTCTGCGGTTGCGTCAGTCGGCCGTCGTGATAGCGGCCCCAGGCTTTTTCTATCAGCGCGTTGGCTGCGTCAGAAGTCTCCCCGAGTACGTTTCGTTTCGTGACCCAAGTGATCGCTTGCATCACCTGAGCGTAGGGCACGCCCGTTTCTTTCGCGGCGGCGCGTGTGGCGTCGGCGTAAACGCCGTAGGTACCGGATAGGCCAGTGACCTCCGATCCGCTCGCAGCTTCGACGCCTTTCGGCGGTGCCAACCCAAAGTTTTGGGTCACTGGAGCCGACTTTGCACCGAGTCCCCGTAACAATGCCGCACCGACTTGGTGCGTGTCAATGGTTGTGTCTTGGTTTGGTGAATGGGGGTCTAGGATGTTGTTGAAAAATGATCGCACTTTATGGTTGCCGCCCATATTATCTGAGATGATTTGTCGGTCGCCATTGGACTCTAAACAACGAACAGCATTAGCAACGAACTTGGTCGATTGCCACACCATCGTCGTGGGTGCACCCTCCGGGAATTTCCTATTTGGAAGATTGCGCGCGAGCGGGCCAATATCGCCGTTAGGCAAAAACGTGTGGTATGTTTGCGGATTGTGCGCCTCATCATAGGTTCTGATCCATACTGCCTTGAGCAATGGACTGGATAACTCACCAAGCTTTTTACCCTCCACGTCCCGGCGATACGACTCAAAAAGCTTCACCTTGTCTTTGTACTTCTGCGAGTCCGGGTCTGGCTTTCCAGAACTACCGGCTTTATTGGCGTCCCAAGTTTTCGCGAATTGCGCTCGCATAGCCTCGTCGAACTGATAATGTTGTTTCGTCGCATAAGTGTCCACGACACGGCGAGCCATATCGACGTTCTGGTCCCATTCTTTGTTCGGCGACAAAATTGCGATTGTGCCAAATACGCCGATCTGTGGTAGCCCCTTCGGGAAGTCCGCATTTACGCTATCAGCGGTGGCTTTCTCACCAACCTTGTGCGCGCTCTCGTACCAGATACTCCCAGCGTGCTTTACTTCGTCGCTCGCCTGATTATAGAGGAACACGAGATTGCTCGTCAGGTTCTTGACGATGGCGGTAGCTTGCTCGCGCACAGTGCCTTTCAATTCATCTGATCGAAAATTTGGATAGATCGAAGCATCGTGGAATAGCCCGATATCATGTTCGAAATTTTTCTCAGTAGCCGCGATGACTTTCGGATCGGTTGCGCCGTCGCCCGCCATTGCTGCGACGCTCGGCTGTTTATATTGATCGGTGTCCGCGTCCACACTTGTTGCGATGGCAGTCGCGATCTGTCCTTCATGACCACCCGCGCTACCTTTGAGCGCGAACTTGCCGCCCTTGCCACGTGGATGCGCGCCCTCGTCGAATTCGGTCATCGTAAATCTCCAAGCCGGAAACCTTGCCCTTCAGGGCGAGGAGGAGGCGCGCTGCTGTTCGACGTACCGCTTAACCGTTTCAAGCGTGGCTCCGCCGGTCGAGGCGGCAAAATAGGCCGGGGACCACAGAACACCCTTCCAGTAGCGCTTGGCGACGTCTGGCCTTTCGGCGCGCAGTAGCCGGCTGGACGTACCCTTGATGGCATTAACCAAGACAGAGATCGAGTGTTTCGGTGGGTACTCGACCAGCAAATGGACATGGTCGTTCTCACCGTCGCAGGCGAGAAGTACACAATCCATTGTCTGGCAAACCTTGGCAAAGTGCGCCTTGAGCCAGTCAAGCGCCCGGCCATCGAGGATTTTGCGTCGGTATTTCGTGACGCAGACCAAGTGGACCGTGAGCCGGGAAACGCTATGTCGTTCGCGCCTGAAGCCTTGCATTTTTGACCACCGACCAATACTTCCTGCGTATGATCCTTACATATAAGTTCCGCATCAAAGACGCAATGGTCGGTAAGTACCTCGGGCGGCACTCGCGGGCGTGCAACTTCGTGTGGAATTACTGTTGCGAGATACAGCGCAGGGCGATGTCCAATTACAGGGACGGCGCGCCTAAGCGTCGTTGGCCGTCGCACTTCGATCTTGTCAAGCTGACTACTGGATGTGCTGCGGAACTTGGGCTGCACTCCGATACGGTCAGTCAGATTTGCAAGCAGTTTGTAATCTCGCGCAACGCCGCCCGCCACGCCCCGCGCTTTCGCGCCAGCGGTGGGTCGAAGCGCGCACTCGGTTGGCTGCCATTTATCAAGCGCGCTGTACGTCTCGAAGGCGCACATGTCGTCTACCTCAAACGGAAATTCCACTTCTGGAAATCGCGGGATATTCCCGACGACATCAAGGCCGGCTGCTTTACTCAGGACGCTCGCGGGCGCTGGTATGTCTGTTTCCAGTGTGAGGTTACCGATGACCTGCCGACCGGCAACGGAGAGATAGGGATCGACCTTGGATTGAGGACGCTGGCGACGTGCAGCAATGGCAACACTGTTCCGGCGCTTCAGCACTATCGCAAGTACGAGGTCGCGCTCGCCGTTCAACAGCGCGCCGGCAACAAGTGTCGCGTCAAAGCCATCCACGCAAAGATTGCGAACGTCCGAAAGGATCAACACCACAAGGCGACTACTTCGATAGTTCGCCAAAATCGGCTTATCGTTGTCGGCAATGTGAGCGCCGCCAAACTTGTAAAGACGCGGATGGCTAAATCCGTACTCGATGCAGGATGGACGACGTTCCGCAATCAGCTCCGCTACAAAGCCAGCAGGCACGGGGCTCGGTATGTAGAAGCCGACGAGCGATGGACTTCTCAGACGTGCTCGTGCTGCGGGTGTATTCCCGACAGCAGTCCGAAAGGTATGGGCGCGCTTGAAATAAGACATTGGGTTTGTTCAGACTGCGGCACTTCTCACGATCGGGATGTGAACGCAGCGCTAAACATTCTCCGTGTCGGGCGGGAACGTCCGCCTCCGGTAGTGGAAATCCCTGGCCTTTAGACCGGGGAAGACGTTAATAGGATTGATCCCGCAAAAGGCGGAAGGCAGCTTTGATGGCTTTGGTCCGAATGCGTGTGATCTTTTTCATGAGTCGGTCAGCGACCCGCATCGCATCATTGTAGCGCTGATGATCAAGTCCGGCGGTATTCAAAAGCCCGCGCTCGATCACGTCGCGCAATACAAGCTCTGATTTATCGATGATCGCGAGCGCGGTATTCCAGGTTTTGGTTATTCGAGCCAGGACTTTGGCAGCGTGAACTTTCTGCGCATAGGCGCTGACAGCTTCCAACTTCGCCATCGTCTCCGGGCGCACGGGATTAGGCACGCGCGGATGCTTCGCTACCCACGCAGCGCGGTGCTTGGCGCGGATATTTTTGGCGTGGTCATGACCGCCTGCTTTTGTGAGCCAATGCGGTCCGCCACTATGATCATTCAAATCTACATCGATCATACCGGGTATGCCTCTTTTTGCAGCTTAACATAGTCCGCAGAAGAAATCTCCCCTATAAGCGGCCCCTTGGTGGAGACGTCTTCGTACCCATTGGTACATCCTCAAACGACGGTGCCTTGTCAGACCATGCATCCCAGCCACGCCAGGATGTGCCAGTGACAACAACTTCGTGCTCGCTATGGACATTTACGCCGTAGGCTGGAACTGACAGGACGGCCGTGCGCGGTACCTCAGCGCGTAGCACAACGCGCCCGCGAGTCGGAGTTTCTTCTGCGGGATGTATCTCCACCCACGCTTTGGCAAAAGAGCCATACTGTTTTGTAAGGGCTTCCATTTCCGTCCCACTCAAATACGATACGGCTTCATGAGGTGTAGGAACCGCCTGCACTTTTTGGATCACGTCGTGTAGTTTGATCGCGTTGGCATCGTGACCATGAATAGCACCAATTGCGTTGTAGAGGCTTCCATATTCAGCGATGAGAGCTTTTTGTTGTGGCTCTCCTGATTTATCCAGAAGCGTGGAGACTTCCATTTTAGGTTGCGCTTTTATAAAAGAAACCCCAGTTTCTAAATCCGCAGCAGCCAATTTTTTACCTGCGGCTCCGGCAGGTATCACATCTTCTGAACGCGTGTGCGGGTAGCTCATGCCGCGATAGACCTGGACAATCGGTGTGTCGGCCTTATCGAGCATGTATTGTGTAGTTTCCCATTTCGCCCGGACCGCTGCTTTGACACCCTCGTAGCCGCCAATGCTGGCAAAGTTCATGTTGGCGTATTCGATAGCTTCGTCCCGGCTGATACCGTTGGATGCATTGTTCGCCGTACCGCCCCAACCGTTTGCGACACCTAGATCAGTGGTAGTTGAAGTAGCTCCGTTACGCACGACGTTCATTTCAGGAAGTCTCTGATAGCTGGGAGCGCCCGCACCACTCGCGCCTACTGCGGGGTATCGAGATACGGTTTCACTTTTCAGCTTCGCCGGATTACCCTGAGTCGGCAACGTACTCGGTTGTGGACCTGTTGTTGCTTTCCATTTGCCGTCTGGCTGCTTCTGAATTTCCGTGCCGTCGTGAAGTTTTAATTTGCTGCCTAAAGCATGCAACATGGGGTTACTATCCAGCGATATTTCAGTCCCACTGAATAACGTAACCTTTTCGCCGAGCGGCGGCTGCTTCCAAGTAGGGGGGTTCTCTATAATTTCCTGAGCTTTTTGTTTTTGTTCGAATGATGTATCAGGATCAGATTTTGCCGCCTTTGCCATCTCGACTGGATTGCTGCTTGCCTTTAGTCCCGCTGAAAATTCCTCTAAGGTACCTGTTTTTGCGATATCGCTTTTCGCAAATGCGCTATACTCCACCGCCATATCAGGATTTTTTATCGCTTCCCTGAGTCGGCCGCCAAGCTCGTCAGCCGATGCAACCTGTAGGAGCCGCCCCTCCGCTCCGGTAGAGCTTCCCTTCCAGCCGGACCATAATCGTTCATCTGATTGCTCAATAGCCTCAAGCGTCGGGGTAAGAGGATGTGCTTCCTCACTATACTTGGTATCAGTCCCCGGCACCGCCGCATGTGTGAGAACCGGATCGCCCCTTTGATTTAGAGTCTGTACGCCACGCTGCGCCATGACTTGAACGGCGCGGTTATTGGCGAGATATTTCGCCATTCGTTGCGTGCGAGTGTAATTTCCTGCGCCCTTATCGTTGTCTTGCATCGGGTTCCAGGTCGTGGGTATTAAAAGTGGCCCCTCGTCCTTCGGTTCAGGCTTCCCCGGCTTCTCATCATCCACGAGATCAGTATTATTTTTGACCCATTGAAACTTATCCTTGTCGCCCATTTGGTCCCAATCTTCAGCTACCAGGTCATTAGCGCTTTCCGAAAGATAATCGGGAGCCTCCATATTGCTTGTCTCTTTATCTGTTTTTTCTATGAATGCGTCAGTGATGGCTTCGGTGATGTCTTTGCGCATATCCTCAGTGAGCGAGCTTTCTGGTTTCACCTCTTCAATACCAGGAAGCGTCATTTGATCGGGATTGAAATTGTTGTGAGGGTGCTGCAATTGACTGTCGTCAAATCCGACTTCCAGATATTTTTCGGCTAGACTTTTTGAACCATAGCCCGAGCCAGAGGCTGAGTCATGATCGAAATTCAATGTGATTGAGTCGAGCAATTCTTGTGCGGTGTAAGGGATGGCGGGCTCGCCGTCCTCGATCCGCTGCGCGAGATAATCTGTCAAGAATTCCGCTTTCCAGTCGTCATCTTCTGCGACCTTGGCTGCTGCCTCCGCAGGCGCGCCATTTTCTGACCAGTTATTTTGCTCGCTTTCTAGGGCTTGTTCATAGTTTGACTCTTTGTATTTATCCCCTGCCTGTTCTTGTAGATCGTTATTCATCTCATCCCAGGACTCCGGACTCTCCTCGTCCTCGGGTTCGTCCGTACCTTTGAAACCAGGCGCATCTTTACCGTACAATGCTGTGGATGCCGCTTGAATTGAGCCATACTTGCTGATAAGCGCAGCCGACTCAGTATCGGACAAGCTATTTTCTAAGTCGTGAAAATTAGCTGTAGTGTTTGCTTTTACTGCGGCGCTTACTTCGGCATCATCCGAAGGCGACGGTGCTTTGGCCGCCGTCTCGACAAGAGCGTTCAGTGCCGGACGCGCTGCCTCATACTCGTTTTCGAGTCGGGCCGCAGTATCCTTGTTCCATTGATCGCCGCCGACATCGAGCACGCGCGGATCGACGAGCGGCTCGACAGTGCCGCCCGCGCTGACTGCCCACCGGCCGTGCTCACCACGCGGATGCTGGCTTTCGTCAAAGGGCATGTGACTTACTTTCCGGGATACACAGCCCCTTTATCTTGGGTCATGCGGCCCTCCGTATCAGGTACTAGACCCTTTGCCAAGCTTGCGCTTTAAGGGCACAGGCGAGCCGCGCCGATGAGGTGTGACCGGGACGGGTTGATTACCGGCGGGTGGCACAGTCGGCGTTGGCGGTATAGGATCGCTATTGCCGCCCGCCTCGGTATCGAGATACGAGTTATCTGTATCGCCTACGTTCGCGCCCATGACCATCGAGCCGATTGTAGTCTCAGCCTCTTCCTCGATTTGGTCATTTTCCTCATCGAAGGTCATCTCGGTCATGTCGTTCAATTGCATCATGCGATGCATTGACTTGAGCGATAATGGGAGACCAAGCTGCTTGGCTTGCATGAAGGCAAGCAGCGCGGCACCAGCGACATTCTGATCCGCAAAATCTGTCTGCGGCGTAACTGATACTTCATCCGGGTCCTCGCCGACCCATGTAGCGCACAGTTTGAGCGCTTGCTCCAATCCCGCACCAGCCGATTGCGCGACTGCCGAGATCGTGGTCGTGCGCGCGGCGACACGAATGCGCAGCGCTTCGCCTGACTCACCACGGGCATTGCCTACGTCCATGAACGCGACACCTGCGGCGGCGGCGGCGTCCATGTCGGTCTTGAGTGATTGCCGCATCTCGCCCAAGCCCGTAGCAGATACACCGATGTACTCCGCGCTGCTACCTATTTTCAACCAGATGAGGCCCTTGGCCCCAACACGCAATTGCGTATCCGTATCGCCAGCGGGGCCGACGACGACGAGAGTATTCTGGCCCTGCATGAAAAGTGTCTGCCGGTAATCCGCTTCGGCCCGGTAGATCGTGAGACACAAGTTGCTGAGCCCAAGCAACGGTGGCATGTCTGGTTGCGGCACGAGATCGTTGCAGCCGATAAAAACGAACGGGACTTCATTAAGCTGTCGGCCAGCGATCTGCGGGAAAATAAAATCGCTCGGGATCGGCATCGACATATCGTTGACTTTTACGCAGACCGAGAAATTGTCCTCGGGGCTCGGCCGCGTCCAACCACTTTCGAGTGACTCAGGGATACCCCGTGTCAGAATTCTATGCTTCCTTTCTGACACCCAGGTGAAACCCTCGCGCTGAAAACCGCTCTCGTCGAGCACGACAAGTTCAAGCTGATTGCGGCCCTCGTCCTCACGCCCAGCATCCCAATTGATGATCCGCTGGGGATCATAGAACGAGAGATATGGTAGCGCCGTATAGGGGTCAGCGCCGGTCGGTGCGTCCACCAACAAACCGCAACGCCCATAAACAAGTTGTGCCTCATTGATGCGACGCATGAGCATTTGCAGCCCCTCACCTTGAATGGTGGCTTTATCCACCATCGGGGCAAGCTTCGGCGGCAACTTGATAACGGCGGGTTTCATGTGGAGCATTCCCACCATCGCTTTAACAGCGTCGCGGAAATGATCGTGGAAATATGCGCGTGTGAGATAGCCTTCGTAGTCCTTCCAGCCGGGTGCACTCGGTGTAGTCATTCCATCTTGTAACATAGCTTCGGTAGCTGGGAGGTAATCCAATCTTTTTCTCTTGATTTCTTTTTCCCCTTCATAGACATCATGAAGCTGTATCCAATTCCCTAGCTGAGAAATGAAATCGGGGTGCTTATCATCTATTCCCACTAGAGCCTCCTATCATAGAAGTCTGCGAGCTTCCGAAGTTCATCCGGCGTCGCGTCTCGCTTCAACACGTTCGCTCGGGCACTCACAATAAAAACATTCCCGATAACATATCCAAGTTCGTTCTTTATACGATCAAGAGTCGCGGTATCAGGAGCATTCTTTCTGGATTAGCAACACGCCTACTCGCAAGATGGTACCTTCCCTGTTGATTTTAGGCGAATACGCCATCGACACCGCCCTCTTTAGCTTTGTTTGAAGCCTCGGCGACCTTCGCCGCTGAGCACCCCATTCCACGAGACGGCTTCAACTCCGCCACTTTGCTTTTCTGGATTAGGGCCAGTTCCTATATTTTCACTATCATACCGCTCGGACGCACTACGCTTAGGTCCGTAGTTCATCCTTGCTTGTGCAGGCTCCGGATAGCCGTCCTCGCCAATTCGAATTGTGTGAATTCTCTCGCCCATGGCGGTTCCCCAAAAACGGCTATTAACCACATCTATGCCTCAGCCGCAACAGGTTCAAATTCGACGGCTGACCATTGGCTGATATTCGAACCGCAAGGCATATCTGCAACAATCCCCACAATTCGCGACGAGGATGCCGCCCTCAATCGAAAATGTGTGATTGGTCGGAACAGTCAAGCAATATACGTCACGTCGCTCTTGCAAGTTTTCGACGCCGACGCAACGCACGCGCTTTACAATTCGGGTGGCAAAATTTTGCAAAACCACTGGCGTATCGAGGCGTGGAAAAGGTCGCTCCGCAATGCTGGCAATTAAGCGATACGCAATCTGCAACACGCTCCCGCATGAACTTTTTAGAATGCTCCGAGTGCCATTGACGGCCCTCGTCGGTTCTGTGCCAAGCTGCGGCAGCGGCCTGAGCAAGTGGGAGATATTGCCGCCCTCTTTCTCCAGACTCCGCCCCATGCCGATCCCTGCCATGCTCAACAGCGGTGAGGCATTCCAGATCATTTGGTCCATTTTGGGCGCGAGTATGTTTGTGGTGAATGTGGTGGCCCGCTGGTATAGGTCCCTTGTGATACTCCCACACGCGAATATGGAGGCGACTGCCTTTGTGCTGAAAGTATTTGCCGCAGAGGTAGTAGCGGACTCCTTCAAATTCCTGGATCGTTTGGCTGATAATGATCGGCTGCACAGGACTTCCTTTCCGAGTAAGTCTTTTGCGTACCACCATTCATCTAAATCTACAAGGAATTTATGATCCGGTGTGCATTCCACAGTCCGTCCATCATTAAACGTCAATCGCACAACGTGTGCTTCTCGCTGAATTAGTCGGGGGTTACAGTATGGCTCAATACGGTCTAATGAATGTAGCCGCCCCGATACAGGTAACTTCTCGATTGCAATAGAGCCCTCTTCTGTATCCACCATAGTCCCGGCAACAAAACAATGGTCCTCACAATTCTTTGGACAGTCGTCCACCTGCGCTTCGTCGCGCGGCAAGACCGGGACTGTCCGCAGCCATGCGTGGCATTCAGATGAAACGAAAAGCCCCGGCCGCTCGCGACCAACGCCTTCAAGCGGCACCGTAGCGTCCAAACGTTCCCGCAACTGATCCCAACCCAGCGCGCGAGAATTTTTTCCTTTATCCGCGTGCTCCCATATGATCCCTCGATATTTGCGGCTGTTCAAGTGAACGGGTTTTTCAAAGTCCGCCGAGATGTGGACTCCATTCACATCGTCAAAAATTCCGGTATCCGCCGGTCCTGATTTGACACGGCTTTTACCCCCGGCGGGGGGTTGCCAGCCCCACTCGATCTCGCGTGCGACAATACCCTTGGCAATTTCGGGCGCTAGAATTTCCATGCCTTCGTTTGGTTTGCCCGACGAACCATACCATTCCCGGACCAAAAAAAGATCGCCCCGTCGAGTCGATCTTACCTTACCATTTACCAAGGTAATATCGTTGCCATTGCTCAAAGCGTACCACTGGACAACGAACGGTGCTGAATACCCGTGATCATAAGCTCTGAAAATTGTCCAATCATCTGGGATCGTTTGCGGCGACAGCCCTTCCAGAACAGCAAATTTCTTCGCCTTCGCCCAAACGTTATCGAGAAGGCCGCCTGCCGTGATGTCCCAATCACCATCGAGCCACGCCCGCTCCAAATCTTTGCTCTTGGCGCTGGCTTTCAGATTGTCCACATATCTTGGATTGCTCCTGAGTAGGAGTTTATTTTCCAGGATGTGTCCATGGAATACACGGCGATCCGGTTCTTGAATACCGTTCTCATCGACCTCGCCTGGGATGAGCGGCCCCATGACCGCGCCGTCTGGATTTGCCATGGACTTCGCATTTGGGATTGGCAAATTGAACCGGCTCTTGATGAGATTGTGAGAGGGTCCGTAGGGGTTGGTCGTCGAACGTATCATCAAAGGAATACCAGGGACCGGAGATCGCAAGCAAGAGAACATGAGCTTGTAGCAATCCAAATTTGGCCACGTCACAAGTTCTTCAAATCCAATGAATGTGAACTCCTGGCCTTGGTACTCATGGAAATCAACAGGTTCGGAGAGATGCGATAGATAGAGTGTCTCCCCGCTAGGAAACGTCCAACGATATTTTACTTCGTTGTATTCGGAGCCGGGCCAAATCCGGGGTATCCAACGCTTCGTCCGGTCAATGAATTCCCGCAACATCGGATGCGTCTGCCGCAGAATGATACCTTTCCAGGCTCCGCCCCATCCGCGACCGACATGCTGTAAATATGAAAAAAGCAAAGCATCCGACTTGCCGCATCCACCGCGCGTCCCGACAAATATGACTTCAAGCTCGGTAGCCGATAGAAACGCAGCTTGCGACCCGGCTTGCGGGGCCCAAATACACTCCATCTCGTTCCCGAATGCGTCGAGAATAATTGGAACGTATTCAGTGCCATTGAACCGCCATCGATAGACTGTCGGGAAACTCATGACTTCTTCTCCGGGGGTGGCGGCAGCGCTTCAAACTCCACATCGACTATTTTCTGGCCGCCACCGAAAGTTTTTTCGAGTTGGTCAGGAGTCAGTGGCGCGCTGACGACAACAATTCCTCCCTTATGCTCGTGCTCGACCTGTACCTTGGTGCCGTACTGCTTCGGACGAACATGCGTTAAAATCCAGCGTGTCATCTCAGCTTGCACTGCCCCACCAACAGGCCGTGTTTCAGGAACAGGGCTTCCATCCTTATCCAACAGATATGCGTCTGCTCCTTTCAGCCCAAAGGATAGAAGAACCGGATCAGATTTATATACGACTCGACCGTGATGTTCGAGAACTTCGCGTGCCGCGCCAAGAGCGAGATCGTTAGCATGTTGTTGATGCCTGTCGTAGCCCGCGTCAATCGCGTCCTCATATAGAATGTGGAAGCGTTCGGCGTGGCCATCTTTGACTTCAACATCAAACATATCCCCCGCGCGCCCCTCTTGGCTGCGTTTTAGGCAATACCGGAGCATGGTACGGGATATGCCCACTTTCCTACAGATGACGGCCTCCGCCGGAACATCTGCTGCGGCAGCGATGATACTTTTGAGGTATTGAGGGGAGTATTTCCGAGTGGCGATACCTTGCTTCGGATTGTTATCTGCCGTGGCGGCGCGTTTGTAGGCGTCTCGACCTCCAGCCATCTGACACTTGAGACGTTCGCATCGCTCGATGCATCCGCACTTCGGCCAACTCGGTTTATTCGCAGCCATGCCGCGTCTCCTTTTTGCACCTCACAAGCCAGCTTGTGTGCTCGATCATTCGAGCTAGGCGTCTTTTATCAATTGCGCGATCTCCGCAAGGGTCTCGCGAACTTCCAAAGGCTCACAATTGTCGAAGCTCACAAGGGTATGCCCGAACGGCGGCACCGCGCGCCGACCGGCGATGTGAACGATCTGAATAAAATAAGGTTTGCCTGTGAGATCGTGCAGGACAACCATCGGAGCAAACACCATGAATGCCTCGTAAAGTTAGTCATCTGGCGACCTCAAAGGTCGGATTGCCCCTTAAAAGAGGCGAAGCGGAAGCGTGCGTACCGATTGATGGCTGGCCCATGTGCGGCGCAACAACCGGGTTAGCCTGCCATGGTCCGCCGACCGGCGGGCTCGCTGGGGCCGCAGGAGGCGGCGGAGCCCCACCAGGAGGCGGAGCGGCTCCGACTGCTGTACCCTTGGCACTCGCACTCCCAAGCGTCAGGGCCCCTGGCATGGGAGCTGCGGGGGCAGACGGCGGGGCGTCGCCGCCGGTCTGATCAGGCATTCCGAACGACATGGTTCGACTCCGATGCTGGCGACATTGGGAAGTGGCGCACTGGTCCACATGCCCCGAGCATTAGGGCCAAGATCACGAGCGCGACGGCCCTCATATTCCTACCTTGCGAGCAGTGGGTTGCCGGGCGCGCGCCGACGCCATGCCAACGGCATCAGGAACATTCCCTGACGGAAGTATTCGCGTTTGATCGACCACGACCACTTGCGGGTTGGGGAAAAGATCGACGCTCAGTGCGCTACGGGTTGGGTTGCCCAAGTCCGTGTCCGAACTTGCGCCCATGTAGCCGTTCTGACCGTAGCCGGTTTTCCTGTTGTCCGAAGGCGCCTTCACATCAGACGCAAACGACGGCATCTTTGAACCAATGATATCAACTGCCATTTTAAGCCTCCTCAAATTACCACGGGTATTCGCTCGAACCCGTTTCCGTTGCGGGATTGCGCCCGGTTGCGCCGGAATGAACAGCGACCGGAACCGACTTCGCGCCACCTTGCGCGAGCGCGCCAGCGGCGTTTTTATCAGACACCTGCTGACCAAATTCTGCGGCAGTCTGTGGCTCCGTTGCCATTCCACCACCCTTTCGCGCGGCTATAGCCGCCTCTCGTGCTGCGTCAGACCACATCTTAGCCTCCTTTAAGGTTTGTACATACCTCTTTCTTGATTTTCGATCTCGGGCGACTCACCGCGAGACTTGCCGCTGGCCGACAGTGGATGACCGCCAGTTTCAGCGGCGTTCACGTTTGTCTCGCCGTCCGGCGCGGCATAGTTGGCGTCGCGTGCGGTTCGAAACAAGCCGGGCGCGAGACCTGGGTGGACCGGGACATCACCCTTTTCGGCGGGCGCTTCATCCTTGAGTCCGTAGTGCATCATCTTCGCCGATTTGATCGGGTCTGGAAAGTTGTTCCGGTTCGCCGCGTTCGAGCTTGACCATTGCGAGGCCGCTCCCATGAAGGCTACAGTGCCGCCTGGAGCGGTGCCGCCCTCATTGGCGAGATCGTCCTCTTGCGGCTGAGTTGGCTTCGTCGAGTTGGGTCCAGAATATCCGGTTCCACGTGTCATGCTATCCCCACCAAATGAGCCATCAGATCGACTAATGCGAGCGCACCCAAGACCCCGAGGAAATGCGCCAGATGAATAAGCGTTTTTCCGACTTCTGCTAATCCTGCGTGTTCGCCCGAAGCCGCCGCGCCGATGCCTTCACCGATAAGCCGTGATGTGGGCTCCGGATCGTAGCTCTTAAGCTCCCCGAGAGAGCGGCCTTCGCCGCTTTCGTTCTTCACGAACGCTTTAATCAAGCTGGGGACCGATTGCCGAATTCCTTCTTGATGTGCCGCCCGCCACGATGTGACAGCCGCTTGGCCGCCTTTAGAATTGCTACCGTGACCTTGCGCGTCTTTCATTTCAAATCCCGCCGAGCACAAACACGATCAAGAGGATGATCAGAATAAGACCGAGACCCCCACCAAGACCGCGACCGCCGCCAGCGTAAAATCCACCGCCGCCGAACAACAGAACAAGTACGATAATCAAAAGGATCAAGCCCATGTCAGCCACCACTTCATAAACTTCGCCAACTTCGTCGGCTTCGTCACCGGCTTCGTCGGTTTCGTCGGTTTCACTTTAATCACTTTTTTACGGGGTGCGCGCGCTGTCATTTTGATGCCCTACTTTTCGGATGCCCCTGCCCCAATGTAAGTGCAGCACTTTCATCAGTGATCTGTTGGCCATAGCCCCCGCGCCGCTTTCGGCGCTTGGAGGGGTATGGTCCGAAATTTCCCTTCGGAACGATCACGTCCGCGACCGTCGTCGAGCCACTTGCCACGTTGGCCATCAATCATCTCCGCCTTGCGCCAAGTATTGCCCGGCTGCGTTCCCACCTTTTTGAACATTGTCGCGTGGATGTTGCAGCGTGCGATTACCGAGCGGCGTCAGCATCGAATCAATTTGGTAGACGCCGGTTTGATGCGCAATTCCACCACCGTTGCCGTTGCTGCCGTGCCCTCTTGCGTCTTTCATCACATGCCTCGTCCAATCCCCGTCGGATCGTGTTGCGCAGCGTCGCCGCCGTATCCCTGTTTATCTGATCCTTCGGTAGCGACTTGCGCCGGATGAATAGGAACGTTCTTCGTTCCGTCGGCAATTTGTTTCACGTCATCCGCAAGATCGTTGTGCATTGTAGCCGCAGCGACTTTCGGTGAGACAAGATTGAAGCCCGGCGCGAGATTAGTCTCCGCACCGAGCGTATTTTCACGCGCACCATGGAAGGCGCGCATAGCACGTTAGCTCCGGGACGGCGCTTTGCCGCTATCGGTAAGTGCAGTTCCCTTCGCGGGGAGATTGCTCGAACCTGAAAGGATCGCTTCGCCCAGGACCTTGCCACCGATATTGGCGTCGAGCGTCTTGCCTGTCTTGGCTGAGTCGGTCATGTCGGGCGCAGCACCCTTCATACCCCAACGATTGAAGAGAATTTGCGACTGACGATGCAAAGTCTTACCCTTCGGCTCCGGCGACATAACGTCGGCCGGATCGGCATCGGGACCCGTACCAGGATTGGCTGGACCAGCATACGAAAGGCTGGTCTGATCCTTCATGGTATCCTTGATCGGAAATTTGGTTTGCGTGCGCTTGGCAGCGCCGCTCCGGGCGTCGAACTTCGTTTGATCAACCCGCGATCCATCAGGACCCGCGCCTAATCCACTGCCCTTGACTGCCATGGGAATATCCTCCGAGAATGAAATTCTTCGGAGGCACCTTAGCCGCGTCCGTTAACCAAAGCAACCCGGTAAATTTCGAGCTTACGCGTAGGGGTCGGAACCGCCTTTGCGCGCGAGCCCTTCGGCCCCGCTATCTTGATCCTTCATGCCCCACTTGACCGGGACGCGCTTTGATTTCGGGCCGCCCTGCGCGAGCACGGTCGCCGCATGCTGATCGTTCTCGACCGGCTGGCCGCCCGAGCAATCGCAATCGAATTTGTCTTTGATCATAGCACTCTCCCAGGATTTTTACATGATAACATCGATTGCATTATGAAAGCAACCCGGTGTTAGTGAAGCCGAAACTCGCTACTTATGGCGCGGATTTCGGTAGGTTTTATCAAGCGCTCATGCGCGACCGTGACCGAGTGTAATGGACCGTCGAGCTTGGCCAACCAAAAATCCAGGAACTTGTGTAACTGAGGAAACACTGGACAGAAATCATACTCTTGCCAGATATAGCTTTGAAGCAACCAAAGATGGTCAGGCCGACGATAGAGAATGCTGGCCGTAGTCAGTCCGTAGCCATCCTTCATTAGCCTCTACCTCTTCGGCCGGGCGCTCGTCTTTGGCGCACTCGGCGTCTTTGTCACGCTGCCCTTATCGGCCTTGAGCGAGATTTCGAGCGTGTTATTCTGCGGTTTCGCCTTAGCCTGTTGCTCGGCGACGGCGACGGCAGTCGGCAATTTCGGCGGTGGCGGCTTCGGACCGATCCATGCGGTGCGGCCGTCTTTGGTCCCGAGCTTCGCGCCGTGCAGGCCAATGAAGCGAGCGACCGTCACGCTTGAAGCGCGCGGCCCGACTCTGCCCCGCATGTGGCCTTTGTGGTCGTAGATCGGGATATGGTGTTCGCCGACTTCGCCCGGCTTCAATTCTTTCTTCATGTGTATAGCCCTGCCTTTATCATCGAAACAAGTGGCTGAGTGATCCCGAATTCCGCTGCTATCTCGCGCTGTAATCCCGGTAGCCGTTCTAATCTGCCGTCGCTGGACTTCGGTCAATTTTGACAACGGATGATCCGCTCCTGCTTTTCGTATTCCGCGTCGGTATGTACCATGCTGCGCCTTATCTTGTTCATTTTCAACCGGCGTTTTCCAAGACAGGTTACGCGCTGAGTTGTTTTAGTTTCTTTCCGTCGTGATGCGCCGCTTCATGTTTAACCGTTGGGGCGCGTCCGTGAAATGCAGCCGGCAGTCCGCGTCATGTACCACTGCCACCTGTCTTTATCCCGGTCTTATTCTTCACATCCCAAATCTCTTTTTGATTGCGCGCTATGCCAGAGGCAATCGCTGTCTTGCGATCCTTGATATTCTCGGACGGATCGAGTGAAAGCTTGTGCGTGTCGGGATCGAGCCAGCCACCGACATGCATATTCGGGTTGCCACTGAAAACGTCCGCGTTCTTCGCGGTGAACGCGTCAATGATGGCACGACCGCCGGGCCCGGATAACGCAGCGGGATCGACATCCTGTGTACGGCTTGGCAGGGCAACCATGTGACCGTCTGTCGGTTGACTGCCGCCCGGTGTGATAGAGAAGCCTTCGCCGGGCTTCGTGCTACTGATGACTTTCATCGCCGCGTCGTTGACCTGGGGCGCAGGCTTGCCGACCTGATCGACTCCACTAGAATGTGCGCCGCGTGCGTTGCTGCCGTGACCTTTTGCATCTTTGCTCATTTGCTCGCTGCCTTTGCTGGGCGGTTCGGGTCCAGGCTCCCACTGTCCTGGTTCTCGTCCCACTGAGTTTTACCATGCGCTAACATAGCACCCTGCAATGTTTGCCGCTCCCAGCGGGATATGTCAAGCAAGGTATCGTCGTCGGCATTCCGAATTATCCGAGGAAGCGCGTCGAGCGTGCCCGCCTGATGCGCCGCGTGTGCTTCGCTACCGTGACCGCCTGCGTCCTTCAATTGCCCCCAATAGCTCGCGCGTCCAGTGAGATCGGCTTTGCTGCGAACCTCTCGGGACGACGCAGCTTTCCCTAGCGTCCTTTGTTGCGTGCTTATCCGGTTGACGCCCAATGGACGACACGAACCCGGCTCTCCCTCTACAGGACGCAGAGCACTCTGCGCGATCCACCGAAATGGACCTTATTCATCGCCGTTCTACCTTTCGGCGCGAACAGACGACGGAAACATGGTCTTTAGATACCCCCAATCAATCGGAGGCGATTGTCGGAACGGAGAAAAGCAAAATTCCAGGTGGCTGTCAAGCATTGGGCGTCAACCGGATAAGCATGCTTTGTTGGATACTGTTTTGACGATCCCGCCAAGCTAGCGCGGCGCGCGGCATATCACGCACGGCCTCGACGCTGGAAGGCGCATTTGCGCGCCTTGTCTAATCACGCCTTCGTGTAGCCCATATGAATGCCGTGCGGATTGCGTGCGGTAGGCTGGCCTTCGCCGCCTTCAATCGACTCCTGAGAGCGCCCCATCATGTCGTGCGTCGCGACCGGTGCCGACTTCGGGCCGCTCGCGAGCGTTGCCGCCGCGTGCTCGTTGGATGCGACCGGCTGGCCACCGGACGCTGGAATACCTGCAATCGGAGTACCGCGAGAGACAGACGCGGTGAGTGCGCTGCCGCCGCGACTTTCTGAACCGTGTCCGCCTTTGTCCTTCGCCATGACTTTACTCCGATGCCGCTTTGTTGTGGAGGTGTTTTCGCTTTCGTTGTTAGAAAAAAGATTAGGCGCATTTGCGCGCCTTGTCTAATCACGCCTTCGTGTAGCCTATATGAATGCCGTGCGGATTGCGTGCGGTAGGCTGGCCTTCGCCGCCTTCACCCGAGGCATCGATTGGATTGCTGTTGATGCTACCGCGAAGCGACTCGCGCGGCGTGTTGCGCGCGGCTTCTACGCCAGTTTGATGCGCGGCCGGATCAGATGGGGCACCTAAATCCGGGGCGGTAACTGCGGCTTGCCTAGCAGCCATGAATTGCTTTATCTGTGAACCAGATACTCCATGACCGCCATCCGGCGTAGGCCCTGCAAATCCTTTGGCATAGCTTCCGCGCTTCGCATCCCAGCTTTGCTTTTGACCGCCACTGCGACCTTCCGAACCGTGACCTTTTGCATCCTTTGCCATCACCTGCCTCCGAGAAAATTCTTGATACCCTGCATGAGTCCGGTTTTGTGGCCTGCGCCAGTGGTCGCCATGCGCGAGCGCAGATCGGAAACGGTGCGCGCCGCATCGGAGGTGTGATCTCGATCCGACTTCATGCCCGCGCCGCCCTTTGATTTGAATTTTGACGCAACGCCGAATTGCAAACCTGATCCGACCGGCCGACTTACGCCGCCGCGACCGCCTTCGCTACCGTGTCCGCGTGCATCTTTTGCCATGACCATCTCCTATCACAACTTTCGTGTCCTACAAAGTACGCGATAGTTATGAGGTTAAAGGGGCGTTACTTGTTGTGGTAATTCGAGTCGTTCTCACCGAGCACAACGTCGGCGCGGTGCCGAACCTTGGCGGCTTCCGGTGGCGTGATGTTGCCCTTCGATAAGGATCGCCCGACGAGGCGCTTGGCAGCGACCGCGTGAGCTTTGTTCTCCACCGGAAAGCGTCCATCGGACAAAGCAAATTTGCTTGCGGGGATTGCCTTGCGGGCTTTCGTGGTAAGTGTAGCCATGGCGATTTCTCCTGAAAAATTCAGGAAGGGGGACCAGCCATGGTTTAGCGCAGACCGGAAAGCGGCGCAACCCGGTAAATTTAGTTGGCGGCTTTCGCAGCGGCAGCTTTCTCAGCCTGCATTTTCTTGACGTAAGCCATCCACGCCGCCGTATATCGCTGAACGATACCAGCCAGCACGTCACGCGTGACTGATTTCTGACTCGCTTGTCCATGACCAGGGAGCATGAACATTCGGAGGGAGAGCGGGATTTTGGTTCTGATCGGTCGCGCCCAAGGACGGCCCTGACTATTCAGCCGTTTCTTTGTTCGGCGGAAAGCTCGAAAGCATCTTCCAGATGTGTTGCTCATTTTGGGGACTTCCTTTTTTGCAGTTACGTCGAGAACGGATTATCGAGCGTATCTTCGTAAACCACTCTCTCAGCAGCCGCCCGAATACGCCGCCGGGCTTTGTGTCTCATCTTCCGCCGGAGTCGCCGGGCTTTCCGACTCCGGGTCTGTAAGAGGGGGCGTAGCATTCATCGCATCGATGAGATCGTGAATTTCCTGCGTAGCAAATCTCGCATCGGCCGTTGCCATTTGCGCTTGTCTGATCGTCTTTTTCACGCGCTTCAAAAGTTTTCGAACAGTCGCCATGTGATTGCCTCCTGTGTTTCGACCGAGACTTTCGCACGAACGCTCGCGAACCGCAATCCGGTATTATAAACTTTGGGCCGGATTATAACCCGTGCTTATCCGGTTGACGCCCAATGGACGACACGAACCCGGCTCTCCCTCTACAGGACGCAGAGCACTCTGCGCGATCCACCGAAATGGACCTTATTCATCGCCGTTCTACCTTTCGGCGCGAACAGACGACGGAAACATGGTCTTTAGATACCCCCAATCAATCGGAGGCGATTGTCGGAACGGAGAAAAGCAAAATTCCAGGTGGCTGTCAAGCATTGGGCGTCAACCGGATAAGCATGAACCTATCTATTATTGAACAGCCATCGGTCGATGCATTCTTGGTTCCATCGTTCGCTTAACATCCACAGCCGCCACGCGAATTGATTGAACCGAAGTGACACGAGCGCGAGATAAAACTTCATCGGCCATTACCGAATTCGCAACCGGTTTTGGCATAAGTGTAGCGCGCGACACCATAGGCGTCATAGCCGATTGTCGGCTTGCACCGCTCCGCCCACTCATGCTCGTGTTTCGCGGCAGCTTCTCGATCTTCGGACGAGGGCTGGGGCACTTGATGCACGCCGGGAGTCGGCAGCGCGCCCGAACCCCACACACAGAGACCGCCCTGGCAGTAGCTGTAACCGTTGTCGGTTTGCGGCAGCGCGAGCACCTCGGCTTGTGCACAAGGGATTGCAACGAGTCCGAGAGCAAATGCAATCGTGAGCGCGACTCGTGTGTGATAGAGGGCCTTTTCAAGTTTGGTCATTTTCTTGCCTTTTTATAATTTTCAGAATTTCCGGCGATATCTGATCGCGCGGAATAGTCGGCGGTGGCGGTTCGAGCGCCACGATATCCGCGAGTTGTTGGATGATTGGCGCGGCTGCTTCCTGATATCCCCGCTGTAGCTCCTGCAAGCGCCGAAGCAATTCCTGCTTGGTACCTAGGTGTCCGAAAGTGCGTGACCCCTTTGAGAATGGATTACGCTTGTCAATACCGGCACGCAAATCTGCTGCGCGGTGGCAAGTCTCAGGATGACCTACGCAACCCTGGCTATCGCACCAAGGATAGAGATCGCAGTCTATAAGGTTACTGCTCATGTGCGTCCCCGTCACTGACTCGGATCAGGACATGTTGCCCCGACAATCTGAACACATTTCATCGTCATGGTCTCTTCCTAGCCTTTCAATATCGGTATTGTCCAGCGCCATCATATGGCATGCTTAACCGCCTTCGCCGCTGCCTTGACCCGAGCCTTTTCTTGGCGCAAAGCTTCCAAAAATCGGAAGCGCTCAGCTTTATCCGCTTCAACCTCAGCTTTGGTTTCCTTTTCTTGGGCGCGCAAGAATGCCCAGGAAGTTTCATCCATGTTCTTCGGCAACGAGCGGCCTTCACTATCACGATTGATCTTTGCCTTGGCTTCGGCCTTGACCTTCCGGGGCGTCCAAATTTTGTGACCCTCTTTCCAAGCCGTGTGGTTCGCTGGAATTTTCAAGTCCAGGAATTTCGGGATCGAGAGATCGTCGGGGATTGTTAGATCGGTCATGTTGTTCTCCTGTTCAATACTGCCCGTCACAGTCTATAGACCGTGACGGGTTACGTTTTCGTTAAGCGGCCCGGCTGTAGTACCGAACCTGTCGATTGAGTTTACGGATCGCACTCTCCGCTCGTTTTAGTTTCGACTGCCAAGCCGCGAGCCGTTGCACAACTCGTTCGCGCCGAACTTGCTTGATGTCGGGCTTAGGCTTGGGTGGTTTTGGCGTCGGCGCTTTGTATCGGGGCTCGGCGGGAGCTTCAACCCGCCACACTTTTTGCACTTGCCGATTAGGTCTCAGGAACGAGTCGCTGAGGGTGTCCTTGTGAACAACTACAAAGTGACCCGTAACTTCAACCAAGAAAACATGATCGAGGTGCTTCATGTCCTCGACGAAACGTCCGATGGTGTTTTCTACCATCGTGAGCTTCGTCACCTTGCAGCCAAGGCGCTCAAGAACTTTGACCACTTCCCAAGTGTACGTTCCTTTGATTGGTTGCTTCCTACCTTTGCCCCAATCGGAACGCAACTTGCGGATCATCTTTTCGATGTGGCTGATCGGAACACCCGTCAGCCTGGATATCGCAAGTGGACCGCAGTACGCTTTGTGGCCCACGTCTACGATAGCATCGTACACGCGCGTCATCTATTTCTCCTATTCACTTTTCAAACAGCCCGATCTGTATTTGACCGTGAACAAAGTATAGCACGACGGTGGGTTGTAGGGTACACGTCAAATCTCCGATCAAACAAGCTAAGTCTTTGATCTTCAAATTTTAGTTGAAAATTCCTCAGACATATCAATATCGAAAATAAATTCAGTAGCGGTTGTGTTTGTTCCACCTTTTCAGCTTGGCGAGATATTGTTGACGAAGATATTTTGGGTTTTTGGATTTGTTCTTTAAATAGCGCAGGCGCTCGTAATCAGGGTTCTTTTTTCTCCGTCTATTATTCAGACGCCCGCGAAGATGCAAAAGAAAAAGACAGTCATTAGAAGTTGGACGGTGTACTGGTCCATCACAAGTCCCACGGTTCTTTCGTCTTGGGTTTCTTCGGCGGCCGGATCGGCTCCGTTTTAGCGTACTGCTCGACGCGAACGGGACCTGTCCAATCCTTGATCGCGTTTACAGCAGCCTCAGTTGGGTCAGCGCTCGTCGCATAGCCGTGCGTACAGTTGGTCGCGGGAGCATACGTAGCTGAGAAGCCGATGCCTCCCTTGTGTGCTACTGGCGTCAACGACAAGTAATTTAATTCACCAGCAGCAGCGACTTCACGGAGAAGTTCATCGAGATTTTTAGACTTCCACTTCATGCTGCTCTCCGGGTTGCCCCATCCTGAGCATGTGCCGCTCTATATGCAGCAATGAAGGGGTCGTTGTTGGGGTCCCAAATTGGTTTGCCCCGCGCTGGCCACGGTAGATGTCTCCCATTCTTGGGGTTGCGCGTCGCACGACCGGGCGTATAGACACGTTTCGAACGGCCGCTGCCGCCGCTATTGCTCGTGCCGGTGCCGCCCGCGCGTTTGACTTTGAGAGTGCCTCCGCCGGTAATGAAACGCGAGATCGGCAAGCGTACAGGGGACTCGTTCATGCATTCACCTTTTTCAAGTATGGTCGATCTCCCACTATCTCGGCGCAGTAGCGCGCGATCAGTAGGCCATAGTATCGCCGGGGCATGCTCAAGACAACACCCTGACCAGCGCTAAGTCCGGTAATTTCTTTAAGAACGGCGAGAGTCCGAACGAGATCGAATTGATAGGCGTGCGCCGTCATCGCCTGACGCAAATCATCAATGTTCCAGACAGCGGGGAATTTGCCCTTCCTGGCATCGCATGCCATGTAGCTGTTCGCGTCGTCAAAAGAAAATTCGCGCATGGCCCCCTTCCGAGTTGTCATCACGCGATCCTAACGATGATATCTACAAGAAGCAACCGGCGAATTGAAACCTCCAACGCGTCGGGGTAGCGCACTCCAAACGCGGCGAGCGCCATAGCCTTTGACTCGGCGATCACGTGTGCAATATCCGCCACAGTCTCAAGACTGACGCCATCCGACCGATGCAAGGTCGCGATCCGATTGTAATTGATTGTCCAAAGCATGCTTATCCGGTTGACGCCCAATGCTTGACAGCCACCTGGAATTTTGCTTTTCTCCGTTCCGACAATCGCCTCCGATTGATTGGGGGTAGCTAAAGACCATGATGTTTCCGTCGTCCGTTCGCGCCGAAAGGTAATCCGAGAGGTAGAACGGCGATGAATAAGGTCCATTTCGGTGGATCGCGCAGAGTGCTCTGCGTCCTGTAGAGGAGAGCCGGGTTCGTGTCGCCCATTGGGCGTCAACCGGATAAGCACGCGCTAAACTTCTTCAAGCCGACGGGCTGGGATGCGCTCCCAAAAATATAGCTTGCGCGCCGATGCCTTGCCGAGTGAGACACCGCTGACTTCGATTTCGAATTCCATGGACGCGCCATCATCGGCGCTCCAAACTCCGATGAGGGTGCCAGTGATTTGAACCGGGACGCCGAGCTTTTGATCCTCGATCATTTTGCGGAGTTGCTGCCGCCCGAGCTTGACATCAAGAAGCCCGAAGTTGGAGGTGAGCCGTTTCGGATTTGGTGCTGTACGTGCGGCCCACTTCGCGGCGCACACATCGCATGGGGCCCGACCTTCAACAGAGCTACAGCGTGGGGCGAGAGTAGCTTTGTACTTGGCAGCGTGCTTACATTTTATCATCGAACAAAACCGTGCTTATCCATCGGATATTTCTGTGGCGGCCTTGATCGTCTTGATCAATCGCGCGGATTGCGGCGTGCCAAGCTCAAGCTTGCCGTGCTCCATGATGAACACTGTCGCGGCGTGCATCTCGTCAATGAGTCGCACTAGCAATCGGTCACTCATCATCTTTTCGTTCTCCAAAAAAGGAAGTTGCGGTCGGCCGTGCCAGCCGAAGGTAGCTAACCAACACGCCGACCGCTGGTCAGGACATTGTTTTCAGATGATGCCCTGCTCCATCCTGCTCGCGCCTCCCGCGAGCCGCTGGTAGCTCTTTGACCATCTGAAAATCGAACCGAGTAGGCGTGCACAGACGCCTCGTGTTAGTTGCTCCGCATTCTCGCGGCTACCTTGTGTGCTGATCCCTACGGGGCTCGAACCCGTGCCTATTCCCAATCTTAGTACGTTCGGCTAGCGTGACATGCCACGCGTTTGTGCCTACTTGGTTCTTAAGGGGACAAGCTCTCGTGTCGATTTTCAGATGGCGGTCTCGGCAGGGGACACCGAGACCGCTAGGTTTTTCACTATGCCTGAGCACCTCTCTGTTTGACCTGCAACCGCACAAGGCGAGTCGCGAGGCTGGGATTAACTTGAAACTGCTTCGCGTCGGTGAGCATGCGAAGGGCGATCTGCTCCGCACGCGCGGAACGCAGGGTGCCGATGATCGGCCGAAGAACTTTTCTGCGTAGCGCCATCGTCGTTGCTCCTGAATTGGTGGCCCGGCGATCCTGAGCTTAGAGGGCTTTGCCCATTGCTCGCCGGACGTAAATTCCGTCAAGTGCGGATCAACGACCCTCTAGGGCTCCCCAAGGAAAGGACTACACCGTCGTTTCCCGGATCAGCACCCGACCGCTGATCTACCCGCTTAAGCCGCTTGACCGGCTATCAGACCGTTGGGAGCTTGTCTCCCCCGAGGGCTTGAAAGTGTGCCTCGCCGTTCTGACAACTGAAAACATAGCACCTCCTGGGAGGCTTGCAAGCGAGACCTTTGAGCATGGTAAATGCTTCGCTTCATTTTTGGTCCTTCCTTTACATCGGCAGAACGATATCGATGCGATGCATATCGGTAACGCACTCGCCGCAGTAGTACGCATTGAACGCCGGACCATCCATGTCCGCTCGCGTGTACGAGTCAGCGACTTTCAATTTGCCGCAGCCACGGCACGCGAAGCGCCATTGCGTTTTTTGTGCATTCTCCGCCGGTATCGACGGGCAGATCGGTTGTAGGTTCATGACACGCGGCCCTCTCCGACTTTTTCGAAGCAATCCAGCGAAGGATACACGATGCGTTCCGAACCGAGCAGCACCGTCGGTCCCGTGGTACCGACACACGACGCGTAGGCATAGGCGCGTTGCACGAGCGCGTCGCCCTTGGCGTCGAAACCGAGCACAACAGCATCACTGAACGCGCCGTCAAAAACTCGAACCACATCGCCCGCGCGCCAGCGTTTGCACTTGGAAATTTCGTGATGAAAAGCTGTCATATTTCATCTGCTCCTTTCCGAAGCTCGGGTACCAAGTCGAGAACGTCGTCCTGAACCCAACTTTCGATCCAGCCACGATATTGGCGGCTCATCTCAGCTTCGATCAATGATCGAGCCTTAGGCGGTATGTACGCTGCCGTGAGTCCACCGAAGGATGCATGCAGGCTGAACGCGGGCCCGCGATTGAGCCGCTCGATAAGCTCGCGTGCTTTGGTTCTTCGCGTGCGTTTCATAGCATCACCTTAGATATTTTGCGCCGTAAGGCGTGATGGCGTCGAGACCGTTGGCCTCGTCGTTAATATTCCCGCGAGCGTGCTTCGCCGGATGTGTCCGGCTATCGCACTTGAGCACGTCGCCAGTCTCACGATCCACGAAACAAAAAGACGTGCGTTGGCTATTCCACTCGCTTACGATGCGGATGAATTTCCGACCGAACATCGCCGATAGGACCAGACGCGCGGGCAAGCCCTTGTAGTGGGCATCGACTACCGCCTGCGCTCGAACGAGGAACGAGTCGAACTTTGCTTGGTCGAACATGGTCATTTGTAGCCGGCCATAAGTTTAAGCTCGCCTTTGATCGCCTTGGCGACCGGGCCGCGCCATGTGCTCGCGTTTCCGAGAAAGTAGAGCACAATGGATTTTGCGCTATCAGCGAAATAGTTGTCGCCAATATCGTTGAGCGACGCCATGGCATCGAGGTAGGGCACCGCCGCATAATTCGGGCGACGCCAGTCCTTGCGTATGTCGGCGGCGATCTGAGAAAGAGGACGCGGTATCATTTTAGCAGTCTCCTGTTGGGGGCGAACAATGCCCGGCGTCGATGAGAGCCTGCGCCTGCCGCCCGAACCATCCTTGAAGCGAGCAAACGAGGTCGGTGTCGATGAGGTATTGCCATGCACTGAAAATCGTTTCCTCATCGTGATCCTGGCCGTCGAAGCCTTCGCACGCGGCAACGGCACTGTAGTTGGTCCACTTACGGTCAGCCATTTTCAACTCCTTGCTTCGATCTCTAATCGTGGGGAGCTTGTCAGACCCGTTTACTTAATTTCGGGTGATCACCCCGGCTGTCTTGCCGCCAACCTCTGCCCGCCGTTATGCTTGCATCTCACGAACGGACCAGTCAGCTTCAACTCTCCCCGATTAGAAATCGGGTCGTTTTCAACTCCGTTATTTGAGAGCGCCGCATCGGCACGATAATTTTGGATTACCGTATAGACCGCGATATTCAGGGCATCCAGCCCGCAGCGGCTTTGTCGAGTGGCGTTGTCAAATAACGTTCCTTCAGTTAGTCCGGCGGCGCGACGTATTCACTCAATCGCACTCCGCCGGACTTTATTTTTTCGCGGTACATGGGTAAGTTGTGTCGATGAAACGCTTCCCTTGCATCCGCGAGACCCGGAAGGTTTGCCCGGCCGTTTTGGCGAGTGGCTCCGTTCCCGTGATTTGAATGTAGCATGCCCCCTGGCGCGTTCAAGCGAGACTTGTTGGAGTGGTTAGCAGGGGGTTAACGCCAGATCGGGCCGCGCGCTCGCGCTCGCGCTACGCATCGTTGCGCGTTGTAAACTCGTCCAGGCGGGCCAGCGCGAGTCGCTGGTCGGCTTTGTAGAAGTCCACACGGCATAGGGCCCAAGCGTTGCCCATAGCGCAGGCGCAGTCCGGTGAGGGCGGGATAGGGCTTCCATGCGCCTTGAAGATTGTGCGCAAGGACGCCGAGTACCGCGCAATTGCTTGCGCGATATCTCGGCGGTAAAAGTAGGCAGCTTCAAAGTTAGTCAAGACGTGACCCCATGGTGACCATGGAAGTCTGTAGACCGTGCGCGAGTACGTCGCGAGCGGCGCGGGCGGCAGCTTCGTGAACACTGACAGATTGTGTCGGTACGTCATGAAGCTTGCTGTACCCAGTAAACGAGGTCATTTTCATTCTCCTGGTTTGGTCTCGCGAAGCATCGCTCGATGCGGTACTTTGCGAGACCCAGCGGGACCGACGCGTCCCGGTACACCCACTGATCGTTTAAAAATTCGGCAGAGCAGGAACTTCCCGTCCACACTGCCGCTATGCGTAAATTCAGTGTCCGTAGGGTCGCAGTTCCAACTGCGCCTGATCGATGAGGCGACAAGCCAGCCCAACATCGTTGGTCTCGTCTGAACGCCGCAACCATTCACGGGCATTGAGCTTAGCCTGTGCCTCGCCACGGATAAGTTCGTTCGCCCAACGCGCATCAGCGTCGCGGCGATGGAAATCATTTCCTGGGTTCTTCATTTGGTAGTCCTTTTCTGTTGCTCAGAACGTAGCATGCCCGGCGAGACTTTCAACCGAAACCCCGGGCAGTGGTTAACAGATACAAAATGGAGGATGCGGCTGGACTTTGACCAGCTAAATATGACCCATTTCATAGGGTTGGCTCGATCCTTCGCCTTCGCATCCAATTTCGCGGGTCTTTTTGTAGGCTTTATCCACTTCACCGACTTGGATTTCTAGCCAGCGGTCAAGTTTCAGCAAAGGCCCCAGGCGACGCTCATTCTCGGCAATCTTCCGAACATGCCGTGGATCAAGACGCTGGCGCTCTTGCTTGAGCGACGCCATCGTTTGACAGCGTAAATGCACAAGCGCAGACGCCAAGCCGTCTCGCACTCCTAGCATCCTCAAATCACCATCACCTTTCATTTTTAACCTCTACCCTAGTAGATTTCATGTGGATCAACTCAAGCCAATAATGACCTTGATGATTTCCCAACTTAGCCAACCGTACCGCCACGCCACGAACAATATGATAGCGCCGATAGCTGGAAGGATCACATCATTCGGTAGATCGCGTTTCATGGATGTAGCGGCTTGGTATCGGACGGCACACACGCCGCCTTGATAGAGCCACCCGCGAGTGTGGGGTTTTTGCCGACGGCTTTATCCACCTGCTTTTGCAAATCCGCCATTGCCGGTTTGAAATTCTCACTCGCAAGCTCTGCCTTGCATGCCGCTTCGTTTTCGAACTGTGGCACTGCGAAATAATGAACCTGCTCGATTGGTGCGCCAGTTACCGCGAGCCATGTCACGATGATCATCCACATTTTATTTTCCTTTTGATATCACGCCGAAACGCTTTCCGTTGTTTCTTCCAAAAGACGCGCTTCCATTCTTTCAAGTGTTTCCTCCACTGCGGCGAATCGCACTGTTTGCCCCTTCTTGACGTTAGCCATTATTTTTTATGCCTACAAGTGGTGAGCTACATCCATGAGTCCGAATTCTATTAGCTCGCGTAACGCTGCCGCGATGGTCAGGCCGAACTTTTTCGCGTAGCGACGACCTGCGCTTGCGTTTCAGGATCAACCCGGCATTGGAGCGGCTTCGTTTCCATGTTGTATTTCTCCGCCATCGCTCAATCCTTTTCAATCGAAAAAGCAGTCCGTGCTCGACTGAGTGGCTACCATGTGATGCCCGGCGGGAATGCAGTCCGCATACGACTGTACCATTTCGATCCAACTGCACGTCTTTGGTGGTGCTCTCGGAACGTCGATCCATCGGCCGTCAGCGTTTGGCGTGGCATTGGGAACGATCTTGATTTGGTACTTCATCAAAAACTTCCTTCGGCAACTTGAGCGCAGGGGATGCCGATCCCGCGCCACATCTTGACGACTTGATCTCTATTATCAAAAGCCATGATCGGCGCGTAGCCATCCCAAACTATTTGCTTGAGCAATTCGAACTTGACAACATGATCCGGTCGATGATCCATTTCCGCTCGCATGTAAAGGCGGCAGGCAGCGCTCAGGGTACAACCGATATTTTCATATAGCCAGCGGATCGTCTGGTAGCGCACGCGCGCCGAACGCCCCGAAGTACGAGATCACACATATGGCGGTGCGGCTTGTCCGCTGGGCAAGCGTCATAGAACGCATTCCAATCATCGTGCTCGCCCTGAATGAAATGCAGTCGATGCGATAGGTTTGCGAGCGGGCCATCGATATCGAACAGATAAACCGGCGTGCTATTGCTCTTGCGACTCATTGCATAGCCGCATGCAAGAGCGCAACGAGCCCATTCACAAGTATCACGCTGTAGAGAACGATGGCGATTGTACCAGGGTGCTGCTCAAGGAAATTGAAAATTCGGTCGATCATGTTTCCAATCCAGTCTGACATGCAATGCGATGCAGAATATCTTTCACATCAGCGCTCGCGTCAGCTTCCTCGATACGTTCCCACATCGAGAGCGCTTCTTTGCGTGCTTCCTCGCGTGCTTCCTCGCGCCGCTGCTCTGCTTCCTCGCGTTCATACTTAGCATTTCGTTCAAGTCTGCGCTTATAATCTACCATCGACCTTATCCTTTGGTCTGCCGTTTGCGATCACTTTCGATTTGCGCGGTGCGATTTAGCGTGACGCACCAATCTTCCGCTTTCGCTCGGCTACGGGTCCATTTCGTGACGGTGATTTCTCGTTTGCCTTCGCCAGTCACGACGTAGAACACATCTGAGCCACCTGAGACGCGGTATGTTTGCTCGCTCGTACTTATCCGGTTGACACCCACAGGCCCTTTATCTTGAGTCATGCGCAGTACCTTCGGCTCGAACGATGATGGCCGGGCCGCCTCGATATCGCTTGTTGTTCGAACGTAGCATGACGCGAGTCCCGGCGGCGCGACGGCTTGGCAGGAAGGCTGGCAGATCGAGTATGGTGTCGTTCATGGGGATCAGGTAGAACGGCTCTATCATCCCTGTCAAGGTTCCTGTCTTTCTTTGGTTACTAGCCGCAGCGTGGGCTTCGGCGTCCGCGCGGCATTTACCTCAGCGCGGAATTTGGCGAATGTGTATGACTCTAGGAAAAGTATTTTGTCGCCGGGCAATAGCTCGAACTTCCCCGGTCCGATATCCGCAATCATGTCTTGAACCGACAACCACTGACCTTGTGGCTTGCCGCCCCTCCACCATTCAATGAGCATGGGGGTTCTTCCCTTTCAGATGACAGATGCGTGCTTATCCGGTTGACGCCCAATGGGCGACACGAACCCGGCTCTCCTCTACAGGACGCAGAGCACTCTGCGCGATCCACCGAAATGGACCTTATTCATCGCCGTTCTACCTCTCGGATTACCTTTCGGCGCGAACGGACGACGGAAACATGGTCTTTAGTTACCCCCAATCAATCGGAGGCGATTGTCGGAACGGAGAAAAGCAAAATTCCAGGTGGCTGTCAAGCATTGGGCTATTCTGTCATCGATGTTTCCTAGGCAGCGTAGCGCGGAGCGCAGCGCGGCGGTCGCGGGTCTCGGCATTCTCTTTGCGGATGCGGTCGTGCCCCTGGTCGCGCAATTCGGTGAGCATAGTCGAGCGGCCGGAGCGCAGCGTTTTGGGACTTGGGAAATGGAAAAGCTCACACGTCTCGCGATCCCAATCATTTCTTATACAGATGCAAAACTCGCCGTCCTCACACACTCTGTCGTCAGGCATCATCCAACCTCACGGGCGCAGTCGTGCTTATCCGGTTGACGCCCAATGGGCGACACGAACCCGGCTCTCCTCTACAGGACGCAGAGCACTCTGCGCGGTCCACCGAAATGGACCTTATTCATCGCCGTTCTACCTCTCGGATTACCTTTCGGCGCGAACGGACGACGGAAACATGGTCTTTAGCTACCCCCAATCAATCGGAGGCGATTGTCGGAACGGAGAAAAGCAAAATTCCAGGTGGCTGTCAAGCATTGGGCGTCAACCGGCGGATAAGATTGGAGTCGCACGCAAGCTATCTCGCACCATCTCCTGTTCCATTCCTCAATCCATCAATACGTAAGGGCCATCGATCCAAGAGTGCTGATGCGCGATAAATTTTTCTGCTGCGGCCGCACCCTCTTCTGTTTTGTGAACAGAGACAATGCGTCGGCAATCCCCGTCAGCCCCGTCGTTGTCCATGATCATGAGTACCCAAATCATTTCAACTTCCTCGCTTGGTAACGGGCAGCATCAGCCTTAGCGATCTCCACTCGGTTGACAACGTAGCGCTGACGCGCCTGCCATTTAGAGCAAGCAACGCACGCTCCACTCGACGCGTACCTCTCGACACCGCCGCAAATTGCGCATCCTGCGCTGCCGTAGATTTTTTCGGCCGCGAGCATCGCCCCGATCCGTGCGTCATTGGTGCGCCTTCCGCGTGTCATGTGATCAACCGCGAAAAGCTGAGCCTTAGCGTTCGCTTGGGAGGCTCAACGGCCAATGCCCTGGCCTGAGGAATGTTACGTGCGACGTTTACGATCATGTTGAACCGTGACTGAAATTCCAACAGGCCCGACTGTTTTGAACCGCACTGCTCTTCAACCTGCACTGCTCTGGTCCTCACACTCGTGCCTGCCATTTTCTTTTTGATCTAAAAAAGTCTCGGTGTCAAGGGCGGCTATTAGATAAGTCCTAACACACTCGCAAAGAGCAGAGCCATGGCGGCATAACCGCAGATCAAGAGTACGAGCACGGAAGGCCTCACGGCTTTATTACCGCGTTGGGGGCATTGCATCATGTGAGTGGTTGGCCATTCGTCCGTGTTGTCCACCATGTCATTGCCGCACCAAGGGCATGGAACGATATCGTAAGATGGATTGCTACCCCAGGTCATCAGACTATCCCGAGCATGATGAGGGCTATTGGGTGTTTCATCGTCGTGTTACTTTCTTTTTTGGCTTGCCGGGTTTGTTTGGTGCTCGTGGTTCTTCCAGTTCGGTCTCTTCCGTGCGGAAAACTTTATTGCAGCCTTTGCATCGGCGCATGCGAACTTCTCCACGAGTCTCGCGCACGACGGTCGGGCTATCACAGTTGGGGCAATGAAAACTCATGTGAGTATCTTCCGCTCTTTCGATCCTGGATGCCAAGCTCATCGAAATTGACATATTCTCCGGCCCACTGTTCAAGGCTCATGGTCACTCTCGGTCCAACGTGATCGTGTCTTGCGGATTGCGTGGGTACGTTACAAAACCTCTGTCCCCAAAATCAAGAACGACCGCGCCGATGGCGAACGCGTCGATCACCGACTGAATTATTTCCTCCGTCGATGCTTTGATGGCGTTGCCACAGTGGGGGCACTTCATTCACTAATCCAAACTCGCACGACGCGCCAACCTTTTTTCTTTGCTCGCTGCCAGCCCTCATAAAGCAGACCGACTCGGTAGCGCACGTTGGCCGCAGTGAACGAAATGAAGCCGCAATTGAGTACGCCGTCGCGCTTCGCTGCGAACATGCGGTAGTATTTTTTCGGTTTCATTTTTGACCCTATATGAAGGCCGCCGCCTCGACTGTCCCATAATGGGACACGTACAGTCCACATTGCGTAGGCATGATCTAGCCCTTGGCGTGCTTATCCGGTTGACACCCACGGGCACTAAATCCTGTGTCATGCCGCTCTCCGGTATTCCTCAACAGGCGGCGCAGCACTGCGCCGGGCAATGGCGAGAATGTTCAAAGCCGCGTTCACATCGCGGTCATGGCTTTCGCCACAGGATGAACATTGCCATTGCCTTATTCCAAGACCTTTTTGACCTTTTGGGCCACCGCGTGCACCGCACGCCGAACAATCTTGGGTCGTGAACCTTTCGTCCACCTCCCGATAGTCGGTCGCCTTGTAGGCGAGCATCTTTCGGAATGAGGACCACCCGGCATCAAGGACTGACTTGGACGCCAAGGCGCGTGCATTGACATTGCCCACTGCGATGATCGCGTTCTGACCAGCAAGCTCCGTCGAAATCTTATGTAGAAAATCAGCCCTGCACGCTTTGATCTTCGCGTGCAACCGCTTCGCATGACGCCGCTTTCCTGCGCGCTGTAGCGCGGCAAGCTGTTGTTCATATCGGCGATAGATTTGTGGTGCCTCGATCTTGCGGCCATCACTGAGCGTGGCGAGGCTTTTCAGTCCTAAATCGATGCCGATGGCCTTGTTGCCGGTTGCGGGGGTGCGTTCGACCTCAACCGTGAGGCACACATACCAACGCCCCAAGGCATCCTCTACGAACGCGCCGCCCTTGACCGTAGCGGGAATAGGCCGCCGCTTGAGGCCCCAAAGGTAGAAGCGTTTGCCGAGATAGGTTACAACGCCGTCTTTGATCTGGCGGCTTTGGCCCTCAAACGGTATCCAACCCAAGGACCGTTTCACGCCGTAGCTCTTGCGGAACGCCGGGGCGTGCCGAGCCTTGTCGCGGGCTTGCGCGAAAGTTCGGCACACGCCGCCGATGGTCTGTTGGTGAATGCCAAACATCGCTCCCGCGCCTTTGCAGAGGCGTTGCAAGTCATAGTGTGACGCCCATTTGCGCTTCGGCGCTCCGGCCCGATAACGCGACTCGATATCGCGCTGTTGCGCACAGCAGTAATTCCACACCTGATTGACCGCAAAGGCGTGGCGGCGCAAAGCCGACTTGGCGTTCCGGTTCTTGATGCGATATTTGTAGGTCAAGATCATCTGGATTTAGCGCCTGTGGGTATCAACCGGATAAGCCTTCCGTGCTTATCCGGTTGACGCCCAATGGGCGACACGAACCCGGCTCTCCTCTACAGGACGCAGAGCACTCTGCGCGATCCACCGAAATGGACCTTATTCATCGCCGTTCTACCTTTCGGCGCGAACGGACGACGGAAACATTAGCTACCTCCAATCAATCGGAGGCGATTGTCGGAACGGAGAAAAGCAAAATTCCAGGTGGCTGTCAAGCATTGGGCGTCAACCGGATAAGCATGAAGCCTTCTATCACTGAGCTAACGGGGTGGAACGTAGCGAACTTTCGATCTGAAAAGTATGCGCGCGCCAAGGCTTGATTGAATAGGGTTTGGTATTCCTTCGCAGATGTACTTCACAAAAATTTCCTCAAGCTCCATACCCCCAAGCTCGGGATGGTCAGACACTAGCTCATCGATCCACGCTTGGACCGAGCGCTCGTCGCGAAGGGTCACAGTGGCGGGAGTCGGAAATTTTAGAATGGTCGCGGTCATGTGGGCCGCGCTCGATACGCATCGACGGCTTCTAAGAACTTTCGAGCGTACTGCCGCTTCTCACCGGGCATCCGGTCCATTGGTCCATACGTGGCACGGCAGGCGACTTCTAACTCTTCGTTGGTCACGGTCATGTTGGGATTGGGCGCTTCATCGCCCGCCACAGCGTGATCAGCTTCGCTATCACGGCGACTCCACTGCCAGTTTCAGGAATTCTCATAGATGCCGACTTCGGCAAAGAAATCGCCATCTGCGTGTTTAAGTCCGTCATCAACAACTGCGTTGTTCTTTCATGCTTTCAAGATCACAATGACGGCACCAGTTAGCCGCCCTGCGCTTACTCCAGTGCGTGCTTATCCGGTTGACGCCCAATGGGCGACACGAACCCGGCTCTCCTCTACAGGACGCAGAGCACTCTGCGCGATCCACCGAAATGGACCTTATTCATCGCCGTTCTACCTTTCGGCGCGAACGGACGACGGAAACATTAGCTACCTCCAATCAATCGGAGGCGATTGTCGGAACGGAGAAAAGCAAAATTCCAGGTGGCTGTCAAGCATTGGGCGTCAACCGGATAAGCATGCTCCAGTGCATTTCTGAAAATTGGCACGACAGTGTGCGGATGTCAATTGCCGAATGGCCAATGCTCCCACAGATTCCAAATTTGGAAGATGCAATCGGCGACCGGATCATGTTCAGGGCCTTGCTCCGATCCTTCCGGCCGCGTTCGTATCTTTGGCAGCACGCGATAGATGGTTCGTGCGTCGCGGACTGCGTTGTACTTCCACGGCACCTGGATTTCAAAGTCATGATAGAGCGACGCCATGATGCCGAAGTCGAACGTGATCCCGTTGGCCCACATCATGACTTCGTAGTCGCTACTAATGAACTGGCTCAATTCGGTGAGTGCCGTATGAACGGGTTCGGGTTTCGACGGATAGAGCCAACTCGCTTTGGCTGCGTCTGGTTGCTTGCGCCAGAAGTCGAGCGTGGAGTGGTTGACGTTGCGGCCTTTGGCGAATTGCTCCGCCAAGTTTGGCGTCCACAACATTGAGTCGCCGATCAGTGGTGCCGCTTCATTCAGTGTGAATTTGGTCACGCCGATGCTGAGGACGACGGCAGTCGAGTCCAGTCCGAGCGTTTCGATATCGAGCATGATGTTGGTCATTGTGTGAACCGGTTTCCGAATGACAAAGCGCGTGCTTATCCGGTTGACGCCCAATGGGCGACACGAACCCGGCTCTCCTCTACAGGACGCAGAGCACTCTGCGCGGTCCACCGAAATGGACCTTATTCATCGCCGTTCTACCTCTCGGATTACCTTTCGGCGCGAACAGACGACGGAAACATGGTCTTTAGATACCCCCAATCAATCGGAGGCGATTGTCGGAATGGAGAAAAGCAAAATTCCAGGTGGCTGTCAAGCATTGGGCATCAACCGGATAAGCATGTTCGCTTTGAGAAAATTGATGGTTCTTTTTTATTTATTCTTTTTTATTTATTCTTTTTGAGAAAATCGCACGAAGCACAGATTGTACCCCTCATACGTTTTGCACATAGTCGATCAATTTAGTAGACCTTCCCCGTAGCTGAGCCACCCTCCGGGACTTGTCAAGCACCAACCTTCGAGAGGGTTAATTTGCCCACCATGGTTAATGCGGCTGGGTAAAAAAGAAAACTTCGAGTCCTCAAGGCGCAACCATAGTATAGAATTAAGGTTAATGCGACCGAGCGGCGCAACTATAGTATAGAATTAAGGTTAAATACGACTGACCGCTCGTTAATAAAGGTTAACAGCCACCCAACCGACGCGGTTAACCTTAACTTTTAGCCTCAGTGGGCATATTAACCTTAAATATACACTATATAGTGGGCCTAAAGGGGCACTGTTAATGTAAAAAAGAAAGGATCGTGGGCAGACGGGTGAGCTAAGTACTTGATAATACAGGGGATTTTTTGGTGGGCAGACTTCGTACGCGAGCAAGGTTAAGCGTTAAGGTTAACGCGGCCCGAGAAAGAGGAATTCTTCAATGATCCGGTCGAGCCGACGCCGGGAGTCAGCCATATCGCGTAAGGCGCATCCATTCTCGGATACCTCTCGGATGATTTACCACTATCTGAGATGAGTGTTTATCAGTGTTATCAATGACTTAAGCCCCCTTTTGGGCTCGCTCTCAGCATACTCAGCATCTCGCCAAGTCATTTCCTACGCAGTGTATTACATGTACCTACTACAACCTATAGTACTACTCTATCAATCTATCTCTCAAATTGATGAGAATGATGAGATAGTGATCTAAGTAATTGATAAATAAAGCTTTGCCCATCTCGGATAATCTGAGAACGATCCGAGAGTGCTGAGATAGCCAAATTGAAAACCTAACTGTTGACAGCCAACCTGATCTATGTAATACGCCGTTCTATGAGAAAAATCGCCCGAAAATACATCGGCCTCCCGTGTCCTCATGGTCATGGCGGGATACGCTATGTCAGAAGTGATTTATGCGTGCGATGTGAGGAACTTAGATATCAATCAATCAAACGGGGGCGGATCGCGGCGGCAGGATTGAGTTACTCACAACTTGAACCATGGGATTTGATCACCCGAGCACAAGCCTGTCACGCCGGACTCATCCACTATGATGGCAAACCATGCCCGCACGGCCACAGCGGAAGGCGCTACGTCAAGGGAGGTGCATGTGTTGAATGCAGCACCGTCGCCACTCGAAACACGCACAGAGCCATCGCCAAGGCAAAAAGGAAAACCGACGCTGAGGAACTGCGCCTAGAAAATCGCGAGCTTGACAAACGCTTCGATGCGCTTCAAAAGGCTAGGCGAGACGCCAGTCAACCAGAGTAAAAAAGAACCAATGGAAACGATCACTCTCATCCTCGGCGCGGTCTATCTGTACCTCGTCAACCATCGCGCTGAACGAGAAGCATTGCTCGATGGACCCGACGCTCCCTCGCCCGCGCCGGGTGCGCTATACTAAAAAGGTCAAGCTCACGCCGCGCGAACCGTGGGAACAATGAGCGACCGCATCGGACTCACTCACTATCAGGGTAAGCCCTGTCCAAAAGGTCACAGCGGCCTGCGGCCAGTGTGTCGAGTGTGAAATCACCCGCTCTAAAAAGAATGCGCACGCTCGCGCTAAAGTAAAAAAGAAAACCGACGCTGCGTGGATCGCGAGCTTGACATTCGCTACGATGCGTATCAGAAGTCTTTGCCGTGGCGGAAAGAGTAAAAAAGAAAATGATCAATAGCGGTGCTGCCAAAGTGGTGATGACGCCAGAGCTTGAGAAAGCTTTGATCGCCCTCTACCGCGTCGATCTCAAGGATGCGGTCATCCGAGTAGGAGGGATGGCAAAAATATGGACGACTGGATTGCCGCCGGGCGAGCTGCAGATTGGCACCGAACCGGCTGGATTTGGGAAACAGACCCGGACCGCCGGAGGGTGAACGGTACATGACCAACACCCTGCCTATCGCTCGCGCGTATCTGGAACGCTTCCACGGTCACCCGCTATTTTCGGTCGCGGCTGGCGCGAAGTCGCCGCCGTGCTTCAAGCGCTACGCGAGTCGATTATTTGGTCTTGTGCTCGCTCTCGGCATCATCGTTGTTGGCGCGCATGCGTGCGGCCCCGAAGAGAATATCCCCAAACCCATCACGTTCGATAATGCGCCGCTGCTAAAACTCACGCCATGCCCTATCAAGAAAATGGAAGCGACGAAGACGCACACGCACACGCATCATCATCATCATCATCATCATCATCATCATCATCATCATCATCATCATCATCATCATCATCATCATCATCATCATCATCATCATCATCATCATCATCATCATCATCATCATCATCATCATCACTCCAGTCATGCGCCTCCGCACTTGACGGGGCCGCCGGGGTGACCTACTCACTGCAAAACTATCAGCGCGAAAACCTCGCGCGCGGAGTCAACGACGTTCCACGACCCTGAGACGGGTGACACGATTCTTCATGACATTTACGTTGCTGGAAAGTGGGCCGGCTCACGGCGAACATTGCAGCAGTGCATTGACTATCTGACCTATGTGAACTGGCCTTCGGCGGTGATTGGTGTGACGATCACAAATAGGAGCGGAGCCACCCGACATGAAACGTAGAAGCGACGTGATCGTTTAACTATAAAACCAAAAATTATTCGATTGATGTTTCCATCCATCTCCGTTAGGAACCCAACCATGTGCAAACAAAGGACACTCACATGAAACGTACTCCCCGAACCCCGCTCTCGTCTGAGCTAGTTTTCACTGCTACCAAAATGACAGCCCCTGAAGTTCGGGCGCTGGTTTTCAACTACCACGACGCGCAGGATAAGCGCAAAGCTGGCGACATGCAGACCCGCCACATCGGCGATAAGACGCCGGTCGAAAACATCCAGCCGGAAATCGGTGATGATGCTGAGACCGTAGAAGGCAAGACTCAAATTGCCTTCCTGCTTCAACACTACATCGACGAACAGGTCCGACTTGAGAAGGACATCGCCAAGGCTCTTGGCGAATACGCTCAGGTGTCTTCTGTTGGTCGATGGATGATGGAGCAGATCGGCATTGGCCCGGTGGTCGCGGCCGGTTATCTTGCTCACATCGACATCGAGAAGTGCCCGACAGTCGGACATATTTGGAGCTTTTCTGGTCTCAACCCCGATCAGAAATGGGAAAAAGGCCAGAAGCGCCCATTCAGCGCCGACATGAAACAACTCGCGCATCACGCGCGGGAATGTTTCAAACGGTCGAGCAATCATCCCGATCATGCTTATCCGGTTGACACATACAAATACCTCTGATAGATTGCTGCCATTGGATAGGAGATGACCCATGAAAAACGACAGTTTCTTTGTAAAAGTACAAACCGCCCTCACGAAGCGCGGCGAGCAGCCACGCCTCCGCACGGAAGAGCAATTACGCCTAGCCCACCTGTTAGCGTCGGGCTTCTCGCCCATCGCGGCGGCGAACGTCCTTATCGCCACGCGCGGCATCGGGAGGCTCGCATGATCCACAAAGAGGGATACAGCTTTAGGGAATTGCGCGGCGATGACGGAATGGGATGGGTTAGCCGCGACGGGGTCGATGTCGCGGCTACTGGCGCTAGGGAACTGTCTAGGCAAGAAAACCTTGCCATCGCAGCCGCCGTTTGCAACGGCCTCAACAGCGAGGCGGAAGCTAACTGGGCGCTTGATCAGGCGTGGCATGAAATTAACTCGCTCGGCGGCACGTTTCTGGAACAAGACCTTGTCGCCAAGGGATACTGCGAGGCGATTAGCGCTTGCCTTGCGGCTATCGAAAAACTCGGCGGCATGGACCCGCTGCAACGCAACCTTGACCCTCGCACGCCAGAATTTGGGGTAGCGCCATGAGCGACAATTACCAAGCAATCTATGACGCGGTTCGCAGCCGGATCAGCGGCGGCAATATTGGCGAGGTTGTCCGCGAGGCGGCGCACCAAGCCTTTGATATTTCGCACTCCCAAGTAATGATCCGCGATCAGTTCATGACCGTCACATGGGAAATGCAGCGCCCGGCTGTCCTGTTTCGGCCTTCCGTCTATGCGGACGGGAGCCAATGGTGCGCCCTCTATGGCGACGACATCATGAGCGGCGTCTGCGGTTTCGGTGAGACGCCAGAAGCCGCAATGGAAGACTTCGATAAGAACTGGCACGCGCAGCGCACCCCGGACGCCGTTCGCGCGGCAAAGGTCGATAATGCCCAATTTGGGGTCGGGGCATGACCCGGCTTTGCACTCACTCACATTCGTTTTGGGCCGGGATTGTGCGGACCTGCCCCTACTGTCTTGCGACGTACTCGGAAGATGGCCGACGAGTAATCCCTGGCCCAAAGCGCCCAGAGCCCAAGCCCACTGACGAGGGAACTGGGCCGCACGGAATTTTCCCAGCAGCGGAAAGGGGTTGAGCAAGCTATGGCCCCCGACATTCTCCAATGGGAACACTTGCCTTTCCCCAAATCTCTCAGAGATTTCCAGCGGTTGTTCAAGGATGACGCCGCTTGCGCCAGATACTTGGAGGGCGCGAAGTGGCCCAAGGGTTTCGTATGTCCGCATTGCGAGGAAAAAGGCGAGCCGTTCCGCATGGCGACCCGTACCAGCGTCCTGACGTGTCGCGTCTGCCGCAAGCAAACGTCGCTGACGGTCGATACCGTGATGCAGCGCACGCACACGCCGCTGACGGTATGGTTTTGGGCGGCCTATCTCGTTTCGAGCATGACACCCGGCATGTCTGCCGTGCAGTTCCAGCGCCAGCTTGGCCTTACCCGATACGAAACCGCGTTCCAAATCCTGCATAAGCTGCGCGCTGGCATGGTCCGACAAGGCCGCGACCGGATAGGTAGCAATCTGGCGCGCGGCGATCATGTCGAAGTTGATGAAACCTACATCGGCGGTATGCTGCGCGGTGAAGGGCGTGGCCCGCATGCTGATGATAAAACTATCGTATCTGCCGCTGTTGAGGTTCGCACCCGTCCGGCTAAGAAGGGCGATAAGCCCATGCGACGCGGCGGGCGCTACGCTGGCCGCCTGCGGCTGGAAATCGTTCCTGACCGATCCGCTAAGTCTCTGGTTGGCTTTGTGGAACAGGCCGTCGAGCCGGGCGCGATAGTCATCACGGACGCGGCACCGGCCTATAACAAGCTCGGCATGAGCGGCTACGCCCATCTGCCGGTTGTCGAAGCCGGAAACCCGGAAGTCGCTGAGGAATTTCTGCCCATCGTCCACCTTGTGTTTTCGAACCTCAAGGCGTGGTTGCAGGGCACGCACCACGGGCGCGTCGAGCCGCAACATCTGCAAGCCTACCTCAATGAGTTCACGTTCCGCTTTAACCGGCGCTTCTACCCGTTCAACGCCTTCCGCTCGCTGCTCGGCATCGGGACCAACGGCGAAGGCCCGACCTATGCCGGGATTTACGAGGGAACTTGGAAGCATCCGACGATGGAAACCCATCATGACTAATCAACCTTTGGGGGATGTATGTTCAAACCGGATAAGCATGATCCCGATAGCTTCTACGGGAAGCTCTATCGAGCAAAGAAAGAAATATACGTCGCGCGCAACGAGCGCGGCGGCTTTGCTGAGAAGGCTGCGGTCTACAAGGGTGTCACCGATAAGACTAACAAGGCGCTCCTTGCCGCAGGTAAGGTGCCGCCTGCGTACCTCGACAAGATGGCCGGACGCTATGCGGTCAAGATTTTCTTGTCACATCTGCACGCTGTTTGGTATTGGCAGTACTTCGGTGTCGTTCCTCCCAAGCCGTTTGCAATCTCAGTGCTTGGCCATGCACATGAGATACGCGTCCCGAACATGGATATGTTCCCCGGATTCGAGAAGGCGTACTACGGTCGTCAGCTTAAGAAGGCGGCCTAACGAAACTACGCCGGTCGCGATCTCACAGCCGACAGTCTATGAGAGTACCGATGAACCAAGAGCGAGCCGGGACGCGAGAGAGTACCGAGGACCGTGAGCGAGCCGAGCACAGGGAGAGTACCGGAAGTCAGGAGCGAGCCGTCTAGGAGTGAGAGTACCGAGGCACGAGAGCGAGCCGCAGCCCGCCGAGAGTACCGATGAACAAAGAGCGAGCCGTGAACGCGGAGAGTACCGAAGTCGTGGAGCGAGCCGAGACCGCGGAGAGTACCGAAGTCGTGGAGCGAGCCGAAAACACGGAGAGTACCGAAAACAGAGAGCGAGCCGAGAACGCGGAGAGTACCGAAGTCGTGGAGCGAGCCGAAAGCTGAGAGAGTACCGAAGCTCGAGAGCGAGCCGTGCATGTTGAGAGTACCGACTGATAAAAAGGAAGTTCCCCATGGCCTCGATGAAAGATGATGTTCTACAAGTGATCGCCGACAGTATCGACATCCGAAATGCTGCCGAGAAAATCTATCGTGGCTCTAAAGACCGCGCCATCTACGTGATTACGGTCGGCCTCGAACACATCCACGCAAAAGCGAACGCTGCTGTGCGGCGCACTCTCCGTCACCGCGTTATCAGCAAGACACTTGTCAAAGGCAAAACATACGGCAGTGTACGGCGATCCAAATCGTCGCTGCGTAAAGCCGCCGAAGCCACGCGCGAGCTATTCACCAAATATATGATCGGCAGTCTGCCGCTCGGCGAAGCCACCAAAGAATTTCTGCTGCAACAAGCGCAGAACGAGCGTGCATCTTCGAAGGGCCATTTGCGCGTCGCCTACTGGTACGAGGCGCTCGCCGAGCCTATGGCCACCGGTCAGATTGTCGCCGACTACTGGAAGTCCGAGAAAGCCTGCGAACTTATCCGTGAGGAAATTTGGCTGGACACCGAAGAAAAAGATGTGCACTTCGAGTGAGTCGAAGGATGCTATATGAGAACCGCCATCCGCCGTATCAGAGGCTCCCGGGAAGCGAAGAAGATATCAAACGATGACACCCAACGCTTGACAGCTACCTGAAATTTTGCTTTTCTTCGTTTTGACAATCGCTCTCGACTGATTGAAAGCACACGTAAGATCGAGTTTCCATGACCAATACCCCGATTGGGGCAGTTCAAAAGGCTGAAAAGGGTCATGAATAAGGTTCCTTCGGGAGCCGCGCAGAGTGCTCTGCGTCCTGTAGAGGAATACCGGATCGTGTCACCCTTTGTGGGTGTCAACCGGATAAGCACGCCATGCGCAACTGGATTATTTATCAAAACAAACCGCGACCCGTGTACACAGATGACGAACCGATCCCGTTTTGATTTCTCGATGCATTACGAGTTTGAAATGAGCTATCGGGAAGCTTGCGATGACGAGTGTCTATTGCCGCCGTGCGTGCGCGAAGCACTGCCGCTGGCGGATGTTCTTACACATGATCCGTTGTTCGAGGGCCTGATTGACTTCCACTTGGGTGGGCGCCGCAGGTAGTGGCTATGGGCACAACCATCACCACCATCATCACGCATCACTTGCCGCCGGGTTGTGGACCATGAGCGGAAACGAACTGTTAACCGAGTTTGAAGTTCGACATTGGATGGTGGCTCAGGCCGACTCTCGACAGTCCGCGATCTCCGATTGATGTGGCCATTGCGCGGGTGGAAGTTCGACGGCCTTGTTACATTTTTTATTGTGCGCCCACACAAGATTATCGGGCGAAGCAACTACGGACCTTGCGCACCGTTTCTTCGTGTTCGCGTCGCAGCGCGGCAAGGTCGAGCCGTTTGGGCAAGCAGTCGAGATCAACGATTTTGCTGCTACACTTCCCGAGGACCATCCCCACCATTACATAGCGCCATCTGGTCGAGCCGATAAGCGTGGGGCTCGTTGGCGCGCAACTACTTCGATGCGCGGGGAGTTGGTTGGCACCCTGAAAAATGGGGGCCCTGCACACGACCCGGCGTTTACGATCCGGCGTGTTGCGCTTGGCACATACGAGCTTGCGACTCCTGAGCGTGCCATCGTCGTGAACAAAAATACCGCAAAGATGTCGAGCTTGGCGAAGCATCTGCAAAAGGAAAGCGAACGACTTCTTAGGTCCGTAGATTTCACCCTTCCTGCGCTCGCTAATATAACGCCAGCCGATTTACGTCGGATACTGCAACCGATGGATTTGGTTCGCATGCAGCTTGAGACCATGGAGAAATACGGTCGGCAAGTTTTGGCGGAAGCCACGGAGCAGGTCAAGCGGCTCACGCTTGGTTCGGGAGTGTATGTGTTTGGACCAAATAATCCCCAAGCCCATATCCATGCGTCGTTCCGCAAGCCAACACTGCCGATTGCTTCTGGCCCGCATCACATAAAAGATGCTTGGGACCCCGGCTCTGCCGCGTCCGCCAAGCCGCAACAGGGCTCGCATATCGATAGCATGCCAACTCAACGCTATGCTGCAATACAACAACGTCTGAGAAAACGGAGCAAGGCTGACATGATCGGAAGCGCGGGAGTTGCGCCGAAAAGGTTGGACCCCGCATGAGATTGAACAGAGTTTCAATGAGCGCGGCATTCAAATGACGCGTAATCGTCAATCACGGGATGATGGCGCTCGTGCATGATCTTCTCTTAACCTTGTTCAAAAGAGGCGCTTGAAAACCGCCCCCGGAGCCGTTACGTTCGGTTTTGGAAAAGGAAAGACTCAAATGTCTAAGGCATCACGTGCGCGGAAATTGTTTGTCCCCGACTTCTCTAAGCCGGTATTTTCAAATCCAGTACGACACGACGGCCCGGCTCCGGTCGCGGGCGTCTTGCTCGTGGTGGTTACACTTCAAAAGCCACGCGAGTATTTTCTCAGTCTCCCCGCCTACAAAGGGCAGCGCGATACTGAGGACCATCGTCAGGATCAATTGCGCAGTCCTGAATATGATTGTCTGAACCCAACAATCGGTCACGATTTCGTAGTGTTTCAATACACAGACAACCATGGTCGTTCGACGGGGGAAGAAGAGTTGATCGACGGCAACACAACTGTCCTCATGCATCATAAAGGCGATATCACGTTGCCGCCGAATTGCTCAGGCAAAGCATTCCAAGGGCATGGCACGCGGCGGGATCAAGATGCGCAAGCGGCCCGCCTATACGGGTCCTACAACAGCAAATTGGCGGCGAAGCAGGCGTCCGACGTGCTCTTTGGCGCGCAGACGCTTTCTGGTTTCAAGGGCAAATCAGCCCTATTCGCCGGAGGGCGCTACACATCCGCACTCGATTTTGCAGATGGTGTTCGGCAAGGTTTGGATCATAAAGCCACGACGCGCGATAAGCTCGGGCTTACAGGCTATTGGAAGCGCGAAATGAAGGACGTGGACGACCAACTAGTCATTGACTATGTAGGGCTGAAAGCGGGGATGGCGAAGCCACGCACTAACGCTGGTCTCCTAGCTGCATTCTTAGTGTATCTTCGCGCCGACCCGGAGCGAGCGCGTTTTTTCATAAAGATGTATTACATGAGCCTTGGTTCAGGCAACACCGAATTGCCGTGGATTGCCTTGTGGCATCAAGTGAAGCTAGAGACTAAGAAAACTGGTGGCAGTCGCGAGGTTACGCGGTCGGTGCTCGAATGGACGCTGTACGCTATCAGCCGAGTCTCTGATGCGGATATACGACGCAGAACCGCCGAGGTTCAAGGTAGCTATAGTTCAACACTCGATCATTGGGTCCGAATTAATATGACGACTTTTTGGTCAAAGAATGTGAGCGATTAAAATGGCCAAGGAAAAAAGAGAAACTTTCGTTGCGACTTTTCGCCGACTCTACGGACGCGATCCTGTTAAAAGCGATGTGGGGCGTATCTTAAAGGGGCTCGGCATCGAACCAGACGCCGAAGGATATTACCATCGTCATCAATTCGCGGCTGCTGCAAAATCACTTGGCCTCTCGGGTGTTTTCTCGAAATGACCGATGTTGAAGTAAAGCCGACCACTCCTGAGTTGCGCGAGCAACTCCGAGACGTGATACATCGAATTCAAATCGGTGCGTTGGTCGATCTCACAGATATTGTAGATGATCTTCGCGAAATTGCTGACGCAATGTACCGGCGCACCTCCAAATATCCTGTCGCTCGTGCGCGGCATGGTGATCCTCTCCGAACAACTATAATTCAGGTCGGCCGGGAGAAGTTTGCAGCGCTCGCGAAGAGCGTTGTTATTTCAGATCGAACCTTATCGGCCACCTATCAAACCAGCACGCGAGTCATAAGCCACATCCTTGCTGGCAAGAAGAATGGCAAACCGATTTGGCGGGACACGTTGTCTGATGCGAAGATTTGGATTTACGATCCGGCTCTCATGGACGACAACGAGCTTGAGCCTTGGGACGACCGAGGGCAGCCCCGTCCGCCGGGATGCGTGGATTAGATCGCGATCCAAATTTTCAGGAGCCTTCGGGCATGTGAGCGTGCCAGCATCGTAATTGACCGCGTGCTCGGACTTTAGCTTTCAAAATCTTCCGCGACCTTGGCGTCGGCGGTCTTTCGCTCGACGGCCCCACGGGCTTCATAGAGCCTGACTCGCTCGTGGGGCTGCAATTTCGTGAGGATGCCCTGCTTGCCGTGGAGGCACCACAGGCGGACTCGCCTGCCCCCAGAGAGGACATGCTGATGGTCGAACTGGAAGCCCCGAAGCCGATGCCGCAGGAAGCTCGCTATTGCCCGCGTCAGACCGGCGTTCGGACCGCTGCGCATGAGTCGTGGCGGGATGACCGGGATGATATCGTCGTGGATGCAAATGAGATCGCGGTCAAACGGCGGGTTGCCGATCTCGGAAATTAGGAATGAGTCGAGATCGGTTTGGCTAGACTCGATCATATCGAGCTTGGCTTGAGTTTCAGGCGCACGCTGGCGCGCATCGTAAGCGCCGAGATCGCGGTGCTCCAAATCGTAGGCGATGGCGGCGAGCGCTGCGGGTTGTTTCAGGATCATGTACAGGGCCATGTAATAGGCCGCGTCACGGGGTACCGCATCGGTGCGTTCGACCAGATAGCGCCGGTCGCCGTCGTCGAGTGGGATTGCCGCCTCGTGGTTTGTCATCGCGAAAATTCCAAAGCAATTATCGGCTTTGAATGTTGCGACACCTTTATCGTTGATCGGGATTTCTTCTTGCGTGATGATCGGATGGAGTTTATGCGCCACCTCGCGCTTATCGAGTGCGCGCAGTTCCTCGATCAAGAGCAATTTTGAACCGAGCGCCCACCGATTGAACGTGCTGCCGAGCTCAGCGTGCCCGAGTGGCGCGACGTTTTTCTTGCCGATGATCAGACTGAGTACGTCGGCGATGAAGCTCTTGCCCGTCCCAGGCATGTGGCCAACGATGAGCAGTGCATGCTTGGGCTTGAGGCTGATGTTTTGGATGAGCCATGCGCACCAATTCAGCACGTGACCGCGTGCGATAGGATCGGGAAAAAGATATTCAAGGTGCGCGTTCCAGAGTGTCACATCCCCCTCTGCCGCAACGACTTCCGAGGGTCTCCAATAATTGTAGGTCTTGCCCATGAATTCATCTCCACCCGGAACGAACACCGGCTTATCGAGTTTCGGCATCGTATTGTTGAAGCGACCAAATATCACTTTTGAAATTTTTGTGGATTTACCCGGCTTGGCGTAATCATAGCGCTGATCGAACACTTCCCTTTTCAGGATCATGTCGAGGTTTTTTCGCTCTACGAACCGATCAATCATCGTGAGGTAGACCCAATCGATGCATAAGTTTTCGAATGTCTCGCGCGTTGGTTTTGGCGGCGGTGGAGTGGTCGCGTCATCCCACGGCTCACGCGTCGGCGGTGTCAAAGGAGGGGCGGTCGGCTCGTCGTCATCCGTATCCCAGGGTTCGCGCCCGAGGGTGTCATTTTTCTCAGCAGCTTCGTGGTTGTTTAGATCGGCTTTGGCTTTTGCGTCCGCCTTCCTTAGACCGGCTAAGTCGGGCACTTCCGCATCGGCGAATTCAGCTTCCGGGGTATCGCTGCCCGGCGCAGTCTCATTGCAATAGAGGTAGGCGTTGTGGACCTTGACTCTGAGAGAATTATTCGGGGGCCCGTTATAGTCCCACGGCGGGCAACAACGGCCGCCGTCTAAAATGTCTTTGTTGTAGTAGGTATCAATGAGATCGAGCGTCACATCTTCGGTGAGTCCTCTATCCTTACCCTTGGCGGCGACTTGTAACAGCGTCCCTTCGCCATACTGAAACTCGATTGAATACGGCGCATCATTCTTGAGATAATCGATGTACCATTCTTCGTTGCTCTCCTGATCCATACGGATGACAGGCGCGGCTGAGTTGTCGGTGCGCTCGATCTTGCGCTCGCCCACCATATCGAGCACCCACTTATCGATTGGCGCGAGTGCGTGGTTTGCGCCGTTCTTCCATTCGTACATTCCAGCTTTGGTGTGCCGCGCTGGATTGTCTAATGTCCGGGAAGGCGGCAGCAAGACGTAGCCGCCGTAGTTGCCGCCGCCGCCTTTGGTATCGATGTGGGAAATCTCTGTGCCGGCGTAAAGCGAAGCGCCGATGATATTCTGAGTCGATGGCCCGTCGCCTTGGAAAACATATTGCAGTCCGCCCGAAGGGGTGCGTTGAAAACGTGTCTCGGATAATTTGAAACCGGCTTGTTCGAGCGCATCGAGTGTGCGCTTGCCGTTCCTGCCGTCTTTGATATCCACATCGACAACAAAAATTCCGCACTGACCGCAGGCAACGCCGATGTTGGCGTTCGGAAATCTGGTCCACCATTTTTGAATTTGATCGATGCTGTTAGTGGCTTCGGTTCCCCATTTTACGAGAGGCTCATCTTTTCGGCCGGGGACAATTGGGAAAATCCTCCAACCTTGTTTCCCATAATCGAGTGCAGCGTCAATGAGCTTCATGAAAAATCTCCGGCGGGGAGGTGCGGCTTTTATCAGGTATGCCCAGGCTACACAAGCGAATATCGCAGTTGACACCGAGCAGATAAACCGGGTAGAGAGCTTTTAGTATGAAAACACTTCCTGCACATCTATTAGTAGCGTATGTGATGGTGATCGTCGGCATCATTACTGCCATTCGCGTCTCACTCCGAGCTAGTTCAATCTAAAAAAGAATTCCTAAAAAAGGAATTCAGTCGGCCGCCATCGGTAATTCCTACTTGACACTGCCGCCGATGCGTTGGTATGGACAATGCTTCAAACGGCCTGCTCAGAACACCCGTCACCGAAAAAGAAAAGGAAGTCCCCAATGGATGCTCACTTAGAACGAATTGCAACGGCTCTCGAAGCCATCGCTAAGAACGGCCCGCTCGCAAAAGTTCTCGATGCGGTTGGAGGAAAGCCCGCAGCAGCTACCAAGCCCGCAGCGGCGGCAGCACCCGCGCCTGCGACCAAGCCCGCAGCAGCGGCCGCACCTGCCAAGGCTGGGCGACCTGCGCTCGCTATCAAGCCCCCGGCGACTCCCGGCGGCCATACGAAAGGTCCAGGCGGCAAGCACACGCAGGATCAGGTACGCGATATGCTTCGCAAGGTCGCGACTACGGCCGGACTCGGCAAGCAAAGTGCAATCGATATCCTCACCGAAAATGCTGGCGGCGCGACCAGCTTCAACAATCTGAAACCGGAATTCTACGACGCTGTGTTCGAGGGTTGCGAAAGTGCGCTCGCGAGCGGCGAAGGTGGTGGAGTTACAAAGCCTGCCGACGACGATCTCGGCATCGGCTAACAGGGTCTGAGCCGCGGGGGGCGCCACCAAGCGGCGCCGGGGCCG